TGTAGACTTAGCGGTCGAGCTTGGAGACAACACATCTGAGGCGGCAGTAGCAAATCAAAAACTTGCACGTTCACAAAAAAGGTTACAATATTACAAACAATATAAAGAGCTGAACGGGTACGTTAATTCTCTAAAAAAAGCGGGCAAAAATGCTAGCAATCTTACTGATGAACAAAAAAAGTTAATATCTTCAATGAGTCAAAACCTACAAGCACTTGCAAAAGAAATTGATGCATATGATATTCTTGGAGCGCAGATAGAAGAGGCGAAACAGGCGTTTGAAGATTTTGAAAAGGCGAAAGAGTCTGACGAGAATACAGATTACGCAAGTACTGCAGGTGAAATGCTGCAGACCGTAATTGAAGGATTCCAAAGTGCTGAAATGGGCACCGAGGCATTTAAGTCTGCGTTTACAGGTCTAATTCCAGAGAGTGTATATAAAGATTTAGATACTCTAGAAGAAAAATATACAGCAGCAGCACAATATATAAGCGAGGATCTTAGTAAATACTTTACAATCAAGTATGATGATGAAGGTGCGCTTGAAAGTGTCGAAGTCACTACAAAGAATATTGAGACATTCATGGAGGAAGCTCAATCTAAAGGGTTGGCCACATTTGAAAATGGACAGTGGACAATTTTAGAAAATAATTTCAAGAAGTTTGCTTCTGAGATGGGCATAACAACATCCGCCCTAGTTGCCTTTGGAGAACAGGCAGACAAGATTGACGCGGATTGGATCATGGGAGACTATAGTAGCTTCTTTGATATTTTTGATATGGACACCGAGTCAAATATTGATAAGATTACAAGAAGCCTTGCTAATTTAGATTTGCAATTGCTAAATGGTCAGATTAACGTTAACGATTATGCGCAAGAGTATGCAAAATTACAAGATGAATTGGCTTCAGAAAAAGCAAATGCAGTAAGTGACATTGTTGAATATGACAATACTACAAAAGAAATTGATAGTCTTAAAACTCAGCTCCAAGAAGCGACAAACAAACTAAATGAATTAAAAACGCGCGGAGCTTCTGAAGATCAGATTACAGATGCCGCTAATGAAGCAGGCGAAATAGCTAAAAATTTACAGGAAGCTATTAAAAAGAAAGCGGATCTTTGCCAACCTTCCGAGATGCTTGTAGAGGTTGCACTAGAAGACATCCAAGCAACAAAAGACAGAATAACTGCAGAGCTAGGCACGATAGACGCGAACCTTCAGTTGACAACTACTGACAAAGACGGCAATGAACAAATTAATAGTAGTATAATTAAGCAGCTTGATGATGGTACGTACACTATAAATGTTGACGCAAATCTTTCAGATGAGGCAAAGGAAAAAGTTCAAGAATATGTTGATGCATTAAATAGTGAGGTGCAGATCAATCAATATGTGACTGGAACGCAAGATGCTACTACTGATGCAGAAAACTTAAAGCAAACCTATAATGATTTATCTGAAGTCATTGAAAATCTTCCTGACGTGAGCATTAGCACTGTAGCTGCGCAGGCTGCAGTAAATACTCTAAAGACAAGAGTTGACAAACTAAAGACAGCAATTGAAGATCTTCCGAAAGATGTTACAATCACTACTACAAACGTAAATAGGACTGTAACTGCTGGAGTAGGAGGCGGCGGACTTTCCGGAGCATTCAGTTTAAATGGAAATGCACATTTTGACGGCGTAGCCAATGCTTCAGGCACTTTAGGGGCGGAAAAAACCGAAACGTCTCTTGTTGGCGAGCTGGGCCCAGAGATGCGTGTACGTGGCAATCGTTGGGAACTAATTGGCGAAAATGGCGCAGAATTTACTGATGTTAAAAAGGGCGATATTATTTTCAACCACAAACAAACCGAGCAACTCATGAAAAATGGTTATGTTAATGGTCGAGGAAAGGCATATGCGAATGGTACAAACAATACTTTCGCGTCGCGTGGTAGCTCTATTGATTATGAGAAATGCATTAAACTCTTAGATCAGTATGAGAAAGATGTTGCTCAGGCCACAAAAGAAAGTAATGATTATATTTCGAAGCTTGATGATAGATATAAGAAATATGGCAATATTGATAATGTCGATAGGAATATAGTACTTTGGAATGATGAAAATCTAAATAAATATTCTGCATATATCGAAAGCATGGCAAATCTATATGATATGTCTGCTAAAGACTTTGCTGACGATTTGGCCGGAAGCTGGTCTACAGTTCTAGGCGCGGCAGATAGATTTGAATTCAATGGACAGTCTATGGAAGTTGCATATTCTCAAATGCTTAATGACGGGGCTGATACTAAGCTCCTAACATATGAAGAACTTGAGAATTACATGTATGACCTGATGCAGCGCTCTATGGTTAATGGCTCTGTTGATCCAAATAAGATGGTAGAGCTTGATTCTAATGGCATTGTTGAAGACATTCAGGGAGAAATGGTTCTCGTTAAAGATCTTTTGGCAGGAGTTGAAGGGCAACTCGTTGATGGTATTAAACTGTCAAAAGAAGACATCCAGACAATGGCCGGGGACTTGACTAATAGTTCGTCCATATATAGCGGGTACTCAATGCACGACATACAAGAGAACACGCTATGGAAAGATGCTGTCGCGAACTATGGAATGGGCGGAAGTGCGTTTGTTGGGTTAGAGGCAGAAGCAGAATCTTATGGCTTAACTCTCGATGAGCTCATAGCAAAGACAGAAGCATATAGAGAGACAACGCAGACTCCATTGCAGCAAGATGTAAATGTTGGTGCAACTATAGACGCGGAAGGTATTGCACAAAAAATTTATTCAGTATTTTCCAATATATTCTCAACCATTTCTTCGTGGTTTAGTAATTTGTTCTCTGGAGGAGATTCAAGCAATGAAGAAGATGGGGCTTCTCATGCCTTCGGAAGCGATGGTTTAAAAACCAGTGAGCACAACGCTTTAGTTGGCGAGCTCGGAGAAGAAACTGTTGTAAATCCGAACACAGGAGAATATTATACGGTTGGTGCACGTGGTGCTGAACTTGTAGACCTTCCAAAGGATGCTATTATCTTCAATCATGAGCAAACCAAAGCCTTGTTCAAAAATGGATATATTACTTCTCGTGGCAAATCGTTGGCACGTGGTAATGCCCACGCGGGAGTAAGTGGAACAATCTTTACTAAGTATGCAACTGTTGGTGGATATGGCGGAACAGTACCAGACTGGTTTGGTCATTCTAGTATCCTTGGAAATATTAGTAGCGCTGCAGATGCAACGTCTGACGCAGCAGGGGATGTATCAGACGCAGCAGATGACGCAGAGCAAACAATTGACTTTATTGAGCATAGACTGGATGAAATTGAAAATTCTATTACAAATATGACAGATAGAATTGAAAATTTCCTAGATGACACTTCGCAGACAAATGAAAAGAATAGTCTGTATGAAGGATTAATTGATGCAGAAAAGCAAAAAGCGTCTACTTATCTTCATGCAGCAGAACTATATAACAAAAAAGCTGCAGAACTATTGTCAGAAGTCCCAGCCGAGTATCAAGAAATGGCGAAGAATGGCGCTATCGCGATTAAAGACTTTATCGGAGAAAGCGAAGGCGAAATTGCTGACGCCATCGAAGAATATCGTACATGGTCTACAAAAGCAGAAGACGCAGAGAATAGCTATCTAGAATCTATTGCTGAAATTTCCGCTAAACGTCTTGAACAGCTAAAGGATATTGCGGATGACTTCGAGAATATTGTTGGTTTAGTCGAACAACACTCAAGTCTAATTCAGGCCGAGATGGATCTTCTTGACGAAGCGGGCGAAAGACTTTCTGAGAATTTCTATAAGGAATTAATGAAAGACTCTCAGAAGCAAATTGAAGACCTAAATAACAAACGTGCTTCGCTACAAAGTATCCTAGATCAAGCTGTTGCTTCTGGAGACGTTAGAGTTGGAACTGACGATTGGTATGAAATGGTTAACGCCATTTATGACGTTGATGATTCAATCCTTTCATGCAAGAAAGACATCGAAGGCTTCCAGAATAGTATTAATGACCTTTACTGGGATAATCTTGATAAGTTAATTGATAAGATTGACAATGTTGATTCTGAACTTTCTCATTTGTACAATCTTGTGTCTGACGAAGAAAAAATAGTAGACGAATTCGGCAATTGGACTAAAGATGGCGTGACTGCTCTTGGTCTACTTGCACAGCAGCTAGAAGTTGCAAACTTTAAAGTTGAGCAATACGGAGAAGCAATTGCACGTCTTGAGAAAGATTATGCCGCTGGGCTTTATAGCACAGATGAGTATAACGAAAAACTTGCAGAGCTTAAAGAGAATCAATGGGATGCTATTGATGCGCAAGAAGCGGCGAAGAAGTCTATTATTGATTTGAATAAAACTCGTGTTCAAGCTGTTAAGGACGGACTGCAAAAAGAAATAGACAGTTTTTCAGAATTAATAGACAAAAAGAAAGAGGAACTTAGCCTCCAAAAAGAAGCAAATGATTTTTCCAAGCAAGTCGCGGAGCAGCAGAAGAATATCGCGGACATTCAAAAGAGGCTTGCAGTAATTTCTGGCGACAATTCAGCGTCCGCGATTGCACAGAAGAAAAAGCTTCAAGCCGAACTGCAGCAAGCACAAGATGAGTTGAACGACCTGTATTATGACCATAGTATTGAAAAGCAGCAAGAAGCGCTTGACAAGTCTCTTGAAAATTATCAAGACAACAAGCAAGACGAAATGGATGCTCTTGATGAATCGCTTAAGAACGAGAATCAAGTCATTCAAGATAGTTATGCGGTTATTGCTGCCAATACAGATTCGTTAGCACAAAACTTGTCTGAGATAGCCGACAAGTATGGAATTACTCTTTCTGATTCTGTAACTAAACCTTGGCTAGAAGGCGTAGATGCCATTGGCACTTATCAGGAGCAATTAGACACTTCTGCGAGCGCATTTACTGAGCAATTACGCGCATTAAAACAAGAGCTTGTAGATTTACAAGTTGAGGCTGATAAGACCGCAGATAGCATAATTAAGGCCACAAATAGCAAGAAGAATTCGACTGAGAGCGCGAAGTATACTCCGCCAACTCCTTCGACGCCGCAGCAATCACCAGCTACTGAGCCATCCACTCCAGCAGCCCCAACTAAGGGGTCATCTGTAACTGTTAAGAGTTCAGCGACTCACTTCTCTAGAGATGGTGGAAACGGAACAAGAATGCAGTCTTGGGTGCCGGGATCTACATTTACAGTTTATCAGGCAACCGACTCGGAAGTTCTCATTGGCAGAAATGGTGGCTACACTGGCTGGGTGCGTCTGAGCGACATAGAGGGTTACAGTAGTGGAGCTAAATCAATTAATAAAGACCAGTTTGCATTCCTTGACGAGCTTGGCGAAGAGTTGCAACTTGTTCCAGACGGAGCAGGGAGACTTTCTTACATCAAGAAAGGAACAGGAATTATTCCGGCAGACCTGACAGAAAGGCTAATGGAATGGGGCAAGCTTGATCCATCTAGTGTTCTAGAGCAATCTAGACCAACTGTTAGTGCTCCCCATATTATTAATAATAATATTGAGTTGAATATGGAGATTTCAGAAGTCGTTCATATCGACAAGGCCGACAATAGTTCTATCCCGAACATTACCAAGGCTGTGCAAGATCAGATGGATAATTATATGAAAAATATCAATAAAAAGCTTTATAATCGTGTTAGGTAATACAAAATTATAGGAGAGGGCGTCACAACTCTCTCCTATTTATATAATTTCAAGTAGTTAGTAGGAGGTGTGATATCTTGGCGATATATCATCCTAAAATTCGTTTCCGCAATCAAACAAATTATGATTTAGAACTTGTTGTAAGCACATTCAATCCAGATAACGGTACAGTAGATTCATACTTAGATATGGAGCCAGTTTTTACTGATAGCTATGATGGCACAATGCGCACAGACTATGGCGCAAAATATAATTCTGTCGCAACTCCGTCTGTGACATTTGTCGAAGTAGGTGGGTCTGATATTGGCCCATACAAAGTTAGAAATACATTGCGCTGGCTTACTGGTTCTAGAAGTAACGCATGGATGGATGTCTGCGACAAAGATGGTGATGTTGTGTGCTCATATCTTGGTAGATTCACGAATGTGCAGCTTCAGAAGATGGATGCAAGAGTTATTGGCATCGTAGCAACATTTACTGCAGTAAGTCCGTGGGCGTATTCAAAAGTATATCCTGTAGAAATCAAAATTGCAGGAGAGACTGAGTTCGCAATAGACAACCAAAGTGATGATATTTATTCTTATATTTATCCGAAGGTAACATTTCAGAATAGTTCGAACAATGGGAGTTTGCTTATTAAGAATAAATCATTAAATAACGAAACGAAATTTGAAAAATTACAACAGGACGAAACAGTTACAATAGATAGCAACTTTGTTGTATATTCTACGAACGACAAGAGAATCTTTGACGATGATTTCAATTTTATATTCCCGACATTGCTGCCCGGAACTAATTACTTTTCAGCAAATGGGTCTGGGACATTAAAAATTGAGTTCAGATACCCAATGAAGGTAGCAGATGGGGTATTAAATGATTATGACCTAAAAGATGGATTGACCGTTTGGGTAGAAGGCAAGGTATTAAAAATCAAAGGCGACACAACTAAGAACCCTCCAATTTGGACTAATATCAAAGTTGAGGGACACAAAATGATTGTAAGAGGAGAACTCAAGGACGTGAAGCTAGAAATTGGTACGGACGTCTCCAATGGTGTACTTACGCTTGAAGACGATGGTAGCGTGTGCCCATTCAACGAATTTGACGCAGAGGTTGTAAATGGAGAGCTAATTATTAATAAACCTATACGACAAGTAAGTATTTCATAATAAAGGCAGGTGAAAGAAATGCAACTACCAAAAGATTTATTGTCTGACACTTATCGCGCCCCAAATGTAGTTTTGTGCCAGACAAACAAAGAAAAGATTTGTAAATTAAATGTGACTAATCTAGAAGGTACTTTCAAATTTAACTCATATAGTGAAATTTCATTTGATGTTCCTTCTATTTATTGCGATATTATTACTGGAGAGACAAAGCCAACGCCGTACTATGATTATGTTGAAGGACTTAGGCTTGTGTATCTAGAAGGCTTTGGTTATTTCCAATTGCAAGACCCAGAGATTGATGGTAATGGTATTCAAGAGTATAAACATATTAATGCTTATTCGCTAGAGTATTCTTTGTCTCAAAGATATCTTGAGAACTTTACTATCAACGCAGGTGACGTTGAAGACGCAGTTAGTAGTATTGATAAAGTTGTGCTATACAATCCAAAGAATATTGCGCATAGCTTAATTCATCTTGTACTTCAAAAGGCATATGGTTGGACAGTTGGACATGTAGACGATGAGCTAAAAAATCAAGGTCGTAGTTTTGAAATTGATCGTCAATCTATTTATGACTTTATTATGAACGACATGTGCGAAACGTTCAAGTGCTACGCAGAATTTGACACAATTAATAACAGAGTCAATATCTATGCAGAAAATGAAGCAGAACGGTTTATTGGCGATGGAAAAACGAATAGTTTTAAGCTGCAATGTGGTGTTCCTACAGACGCAGAAATTACAATCAATGGGTGTGTTATAACTGAATATAAGTATAATCAGGACACAAAAGAATTGTCTTTTAATAATGTTCCAGCCCAAGGGGATATTATTGAAGTCTCTAATGACAAACATAATACAGACGTTTTTGTTTCATTTGAAAACCTTTCTAATGACATGAAGGTAAATTATTCTGCGGATGATATTAAAACAGTTCTTACTGTAAAAGGCGCAGATGATTTAGATATTCGAAATGTTAACTTCGGACTACCTTCTATTATGAATTTGGACTATTATTGTACTCCAGAGTGGATGGGAGATAGCTTGTACCAAGAATATAAATACTACATGGACAAGCAGTCTAAGTACATGAGCGGGTTCTATGGCAAGGACATTAGCGGATCAACAGAAGAATATTTTGATGTAAAGACGACAAAAGAGGATTTTGTTGCTGGCGTTGTACAACAGCTCCCCGTACAAAGCGCACAAGAACAATTCAATGTAAATGGAGATACCGTTTCATATAATATAGATAAAGTTATTAAGGAATATAAAATTAACAGCGAGATTGAAGAGATTGCCGTTAATAGCAAAAATGAAACTTTTAATGAGCCAAATATGCAGGTTGAAACGATAACTGTACAAGAAGATGTTGCAACTTTCACTTTCGATGGCTCATATATATTTAATCTTCCATCAGATTTTAACTTTAATGAAAATAGCATTGTAAAAATTGAAGGCAACGAGGTAGATAGTAAAAACTATAAATATTCAAACGGCAAATTAGAAATCACTAATAAGTCTTTGTTAACAACTGGTAATACAGTTGAAGTAATCACATGTGAGAATAAGTTCGTCATAGAGAGCGTGATTACAAAAGACAGCAAGATTATTATTAATGGCGCTCGTGAGTTGATGTCATCTGAATATTCTTATGTGACAAATGGCAATGAAAAATATTTAACAATCAATGTCTCGTTATCTGTTGGAGACGAAATAAAAATCAGCACACCAAATGGCACATTGTTTACAAGCGTTCAGGTGTCTATTCCAAGCGGATATGCAATAGCTGCTGTTAAAGTTGATGAAAATGATGTTAAATATACTGTGAACACTACTGGGTCAACTATTACTATTAATGACACTGACGCAATAAAATATGGAAGCATTATTGAAGTAGAATATATCCAAAATCGTTTTACTTTAGAAAAACTTCGAGACAAAGTCGTTTCCGTGGAGATAAATGGCACGGACTCTTCTAAGTATGAACTGGACGGGGCACAACTAACTATCAATGGCTTGTCCGTAGGAGATACTATTAGAGTTGAATCAATTGATACGCAGTTTGATTTATCCGATGATGACGACAAGGAAATTGTGTCCGTAATGGTAAATGGCGAGAAGCAGCAGGGATATAATTTGGATGGAAACATTTTAACAATAAATGAATTAAATCCAAGCGATAGAGTTGTTATAAATTTAGTTAATAATAAGTTTGAAAGCCAACAGTACGATAAACAAATATTATCTGTCAAAATTAATTCTCAGAAAGTTAACTACACTTTTTCGGATAATGTTGTCACAGTTTCTAATTTAGACTTATTGTCTAGTGGAGAACAAATTGTAATAGAATTTGTTCCAAAATCTTTTTCTCTATCTCTGCCAAAAGACAAAATAGTATCTGTGCTCGTTGATGGCAAAGAAATTGGTGTTAAACAATATGAGTACGATTATAGTACTAAAAAATTAACTATTTCTCTGGACAATCTTTTGATAAATAGCTCTGTGGTTGTAGCGTCTATTGACACTCATTTCGATGTTAAACAATTGTCTGCAAATGAAAATATTGCGGCAGTGTGTATTTTGCGCCATTCAAATGACGGGAAGACACAAGAGCTAACTGTTGACGTTAATGATTATACTTATGACAAAAATGGAAATAGTTTAGTTGTTAATGATAGTAGGCTCAGTCAGGACGATATAGTTTTGTTTAAAACTATTAACAAATCATTTGTTGTTTCAAATAGTAATAAAGCATTAACTTCTGTTAGAATTAATGACAATATTACTGAAGATTACACATTTAATTCTAGCATATTAACTATTACCACTAGTTTAGGAATTGGAGATACAGTTTCCGCTGAATTTTTAGATAATCATTTTATGCTACAAAACGACATTGGTTCAAAGCATATCGTTGAAAAGAAATCCCCTGATTCGATGTTAACTGAAACAATTTCAGAAGGTGAAGATGGATATCTGTACGACAAAACTGAAAAAACATTGACAGTGTATGCCGCGCTTGAAAATGGAGATAAACTTATTGTAAAAACTATTGAGGTAGAAAACGTATTGCTGGTAGTTGAATCTGATGCTGGAGATGGCAAAATATTAATTACAAATGTCTACCCCAAACTTGACTCCTATGAACCAAAAGCCGGAGATTATGTTGTGTGGGTAGAAGGCTATACTGAAACATTAAAAAGGCTATACGAACTTATAGACAGTCAGTTAACTGAAGAAAATTCTGTCCCTGACGAATATAAAATTACAGAAAAGATTGTTACTCCAGAGAACTTTGAACAAGCAGGACTTTATTTGCCAGAAGCAAGTATAGATAACCTTGGTGAAGTTTATAAAATAGTCAACCAAGATAACAATGGAAATGAAGTTGCTTCTAAGTATTATGTATGCGAGATTAAAGTGTCTATTGTGGAGAACGAGCAGACGGGCAAAGATGAACAAAAGTATACTTATGTTTGGAATGAAAGAAACTTAGTTGTTGGGGAAGAAGGTATTAATTCTCTCAAAGAAAAAAAAGATATATACTTGTCAATCCAAGATGTACAAATTGCTGCTGAATGGGACAAAAAGGACGCAGATAGTGATGAATACAAGGCTTATATAAATAATCTTAATAAGCTTAATGCCATTAATAAAGAACTAGAGAATAAACAAAAAAAGGTTGAAGATATTCAAGCGGAGATCCAAAAAGTAAATGATGAAATCACGTTAATATCAGAGGATATAAGCGTTAATAAAAATTTTACTCCAGAGAATTTGGATAGGTTGTCCTTGTTCCTAAGAGAAGATGAATATTCGGATGATTGCTTCTATGTTTCAGAAATTGATACTGACTTGGACAAGATTAATACGCAGAAAGAATTGTTAGTCGCTGGACAAAAAGAATTAAAAAAGATTTCTCAGCCAAAATTGTCTTTCTCTGCTTCTATGAGAAATATCTATGCAATGCCTGAGTTTGCTCCTATTCTGAATCAGTTTAGCCTTGGCAATTTTGTAAAAGTTAAAATGCGAGATGACTTCATCAAGAAAGCAAGATTGCTCGAAGTCCAGTTGAATTTTTCTGATTTAAGTAATTTCTCATGTACTTTCGGAGACTTATTATCTGCGAAGGATCAGGGCGATATCCATGCTGATTTGTTGTCTCAAGCAGTTAGCGCTGGTAAAGCGGTTGCTAGTGGTTCTTCTTATTGGCAAAAAGGCTATGACGTAGCCACTGCTATTGATGAGAGGATTAGAAACGGATTAATTGACGCAACGACTTCAATTAAATCAAATTCTGCTGGACAAAGTGTGTCGTGGGATAATTATGGTATTCACCTTCGTAAAGTTGTAGATGGCGTATTAGATAATCATGAGGGCTGGATTACAAACAATAAATTCCTATACTCAGACGACAATTTCCAGACGACTAAGTCTGTATTTGGTAATTATACTATTGATGGAGAAGAATATTGGGGCATTCTAGCAGGCTGTGTTCGTGCTGGACTGGTCGAAGGTAGTAGTATAGTTGGTGGCCAAATTTGTATTGGCGAGCAGGAAGATGGTTCTTATGCTTTTATGGTTGATAAAGATGGAACGGTAACTATGAATAAAGGCGATGCCGCCGAGAAGCTTTCTTTCTTTAGTTTTGATGGTGATAATGGTTTAGTTGTTGGTGAAAACAACGGTTCTGGGGAATATTTCTCAAGAGTTTCTGCACAAAGAATTGAATTCTGTCGTAAGGCGAGAATTATAACAGTAGAGTCTGAACCAACACAAAGCAATAGATATAATAATTATGATTATATTTTATATATCCACCAAGAAAACAATGATACTTATTACGACTATTATAAAAATCCAGATTTTTTGTCTGCCCAATATAAGCCGATAAGTTCAATTGGTGAAAATTTTGCAGATCCAGAAATTAAATTTGGTATTCCAATTACTTATTTTGCGAATGATACTGCATACATGAAACAAGCAGAAATTGAGGGTAGTTTAAAAGTTGGCACAGAAGAGAAACTATCATCTATTTCTTTAGGCAATTTTAAACTTCAAATAGAAAGCAATGGAAGCTTATCTATTGTCGCAATACAATAACGTGGAGGTGATATTATATGGCAAATGCATCAAGTGGTGCGTTTGAAACAAGTGTATATAATGCTGCTGGAAGCTTATACCCAGATAGAATCAGAGTCGAATGGTCTTCATCGCAAAGTGTCGCAAACAATACATCTACAATATATTGGACTGTTATGTCTGCTGGGGGAACCGGAAGCCCATCTCGTTATGTTATGACAGGCCCTGTAACTGTTAGCATTGCAGGTGTTACAGTGTATAGCCGTGCAGACAGATTTAAAATGCATGTAGGGGACGTCCTTGGTTCTGGTAGTTTTACTTTAACGCACAATTCTAATGGCAAGCAATCATTCTCCGCGTGGGCAGAGGCAGCTATTTATACTTATGCCATTAGTAGCACAAGGTATGATTATTATGTTGAGTTGCCACAGATTCTAAGAGCTTCAAGTATTAGTGTGTCTGGCACGACTATAGGTTCATCAATAACAATTAGCATTTCAAAAGCTGTATCTTCTTTTACACATACATTAGAGTATAAATTTGGTAATAAGTCTGGTACTATTGCTATAAAGACTTCAAGCTCATCTGTTAGTTGGACGCCATCACGTGAATTGGCACGACAAATTCCAAACTCGTGGTATGGAACTGGTACGTTAAAATGTCTTACTTACAATGGCGGAACACTAATTGGAGAAAAAACAATTAATTTTATATTATATGTTCCGAATAGTATGAAACCTTTTATCAATAGTTTTACTCCATCTATTTATAGGACAAATCCTTCTGGATGTGGAATGTATGTTAAAAACAATTCTGCTGTTACGTGGACAGTGGATGCTGTCGGGTCATATGGTTCTACTATCACGAAATGTGTGATTAATGGGCAGAACTTATCCGAGACTAAAACTGGTTCAGCAACTTCATATAGTATGACGAGTCATACTCTAACTGTCGCTGGCAAACAAACTTATACAGTCACTGTTACAGATAGTCGCGGGAGAACAGCAAGCACAACAGGAGAAATTACAATAATCGACTATAATCCCCCAACTATTACTTCAATAACTTCGTTTAGAAGCAACGCAGATGGTAGCATGAATGGGTCTGGGCAATATGTTACACACCAGTTAAATGCGTCGTTTTATACGTTAGGTGGCAATAACAATATCAAAATTAAAGCATATAGTAAAAAACGTTCAGATGCTACGTATTCCGAATCAAATAGTGTTGTTGTGAAAGATGACGCGAGTGATAGAACTAGCTACACATATACGTATAAAAATGCTTCTTTCGCTGTAGATACCGCATATGATTTCAAAATTGTTATCTCTGACAGTGTTGGTCAATACGCTATGTTTTACACAAATGTTGGGACAAAGAATGTACCATTAAATATTTCTGGTGACAATAGCTCAATTGCAATTGGTAGTTTTGCACAAAAACAAGCTGACAACAAAGGGTTATTTCGCTGTGAATGGGCAGCAAGTTTTGCTTCGTCTCCACAAGTGGATTCTGATAGAAATTTAAAGCGAAACATTGATGATATTGGTATTGATATCATTGACAAGCTAAAACCAGTCCAGTATGTGTTAAAGAATGACGATTCTGATACAATACATTATGGATTTATCGCACAAGATGTAGAGCAAGTACTATTAAGTTCAAATGAATCAAAACAGAAAACGGGAATTGTTCATTATGACGAAGATGAAAGTACAAAAGAACATAAAAACTATTCGTTAGCCTATGATGAGATTATTCCGTTACTAGTTAAAAAATGCCAAGAACTTCAGCGCGAGATTGATATATTAAAAGGAGAATAAATTATATTGTTTGGAGTGACATAAACAATGATAGATTTAATTACAAACATATCCAGCCTAATAAGCGGGATTATGGTAATCGTTGCGTTCTTTGGCGTTCTGATTAAACCAATAAGAAAAAAAATAGAAACATGGCTCAGAAACACAACAAATGCCGAGGAGCTAACTAATACAATGAAAGCTCATACGAAGCAGCTTAATAATTTAGAATACAAGATTGACCAGCAAGAAACAAAAAGCAAGAAAGCCGACGATCAGATTATTAATCATCTAAAAGATGTTGACACAAGACTGAATAACGTTGATTCTAAGTTGTGTACGCTTGACAATAGAGTCTTTGAAAATGAGCGGGATCGGATCAAGGCGGAGTTGTCTGAATGCGCGTCTAGATGTGCTCGTGGAATAAAATTGTATCCAGAAGAAAAGAATCATATTGATGAAATTTATTCAAAGTACATTAATGAGCTTCATTGTAATTCTATGGGGTCAGAACTATATCATACAATTACGAAATATTATGAGAGCCAAGATTGGTTGAAAGCATAATAAACGTTTAGGGACTAGAGAGTAAAATCTCTAGTCCCTATTTTTTTGCGCCCTGCTGCGCTTTTAAATGGATTCTAATCACATTTAGTATCCAATTATTCACTGACCTATTCTCTGCGTGAGCTGCAAGCTCTATTTGGAATTTTTCTTCTTCTGGAAGCCTAAATGTAATGGATTTTGTTCCCGGTTTGCATGTCATATTCACACCACCTTTATATGAATATCATAACATTTTTCGCCAAAAAGTGCAATCACCTTTATAGCAAAAACTATGGTTAAAATTGACAAGGTGATAGCACCTTTTTGAAATCAGTAGTGGGGGAGTGTAGTTAATGTCAATTATAAAGAACATTCTGCTATTTAATGTCTTTTATAATTGACATAGACTCAATTTTTGTTTCGTCTAATAGATGAGAATATACTTGCAGCGTCATGTTTATATTTAGATGCCCCACCATTTGAGACACCATTGCAAGTGGGACATTATTGTGTAACATTAGGCTTACAAAAGAATGCCTGAGCGCATGGACTCCACAATGCTCTATCCCTGCTCTTTTAACAATGCGATTGAATGTGTTTTGTGCAGCGACTTTACAAATTGGTTTTGTATGATTCACATGGACAATGTATCCGTTTGGCTCCCATCCAATCTGCTCTTGCAGGTCTCTTAACGCAGCAATTGCCATGTCTGACAAATAAATAGTTCTTGCGACTCCTGTTTTTGTAGAATTGGATACAATTTCAATGGTCTTATTTTTACTCTTGCTTCTGTCATTGATACGAGCGACAGTTTTATAAATTTTCGCAGTGCGCGTTTCAAAATCAATGTCGCTCCACCTTAAAGCTAAAGCTTCTCCAACTCTGCATCCAGTATATAGTAAAAATACATACAAAGCGCCATTCTTATAAATACGCACTCCATTTTTATGCCTAGAATAGCATGTTTGTATTAATTTTTCTCTTTCTTGTTGAGACAAATATCTTCTTTCTTTTTGTACAAATAGCGACTTTTTTGGTAGTCTAACTTCCCCCATCGGGTTTCTATCAATCTTTTCTCGTAGTAATGCATAATTGAATATCTCTCCTAATGCAGAACATGTTTTCTTAATTGTTTCATATGCGAGCCCATCGTCTTTCATTTTATTAATAATAAAAGTTTGAATTAAATGTCCATCTATTTGTTTCATTTCTAAATTATATAATCTTGTCACATGTTTTTCTTTTAATACACGTTCCATTCTATCAAATGATGAAGGTTTCAATGTTGGCTGTTTGACTGTGAAAAGCCAAGAATGAATAAAATCTTCAAATAATATATCCTTATCCCCAACGATATTTTTATTAAGTAATACTTCAAATTCACGTTTTTTCTTTAAACAAGTTTGCTTGTCCCCGTAAAAATATTTTCTTCCTATTCCTTTATAAGCTACAGACAATTTCCAAGTGCCATTGTCTCTTTGCGTCCACGATCCTTCCCCATTACTTCTTTTCTTTGCCATAAATATATTCCTCCATTTTCTAACAATACAAAATTATAGTTCATATCATTATTATATTTGATGAAAACAATATGGTCAATGGCAATTTTTAGTCACAATCGTACCACAATAATACCACAATTTTTTGATTATTTATCATAACAGTACAAGATTATTGGTGATATCGAGTGAATACAATTTTCTTCCAAAGCAAGCTTAAACCAGCATATATTCTAGCTCCAATGCTTTAGACTTGTGTTTGTGAATAGCTGTTCTATTATGTTTTTATGGCTGTTTCTCAGGCTATATGAACCATAAGTGTCCATAAATAAAAACAACTCAAGTCATTGATTCTCCTAGATTTAAGTGATATGTTTTTGCTGAATGACCACATCATTTACCACAATTTTATTGTACCACATCTTTTGACCACAATTCAATATAGTTTATCTATCTTTTATAAGCCAAACTTTTCTTTTCAAACCATTCATCAACTTTGTCCTCAATGATAAGGAATTTACGCCCATTTCTAATTGACGGGAAGTCTTTACGTTTGACAAGCTCATAGACACTATTAATTCCAATTAGCCCCGGATGCTCTGCATTTAATTTTTCATATAATTGTTTTACTGTTATGTATTTCATATTATCACTCTCCTATTATATTTGCTATATTTTATATTATATCATTGCATTTTGATAAATAAATATGCCGGTAATGTGAGAAATTACACTACCGACATATTGCTATTCAATTTTGTATATTTATATGCACTTTATAATCAAAAATCATCATTACAAGAGCCACACTTGTCTTGGCATTCACACGAAGTCGTTGTGGTGCAATTGTTGTATAAAGTTGTGAGCATAGAATTGGTAAGAGGATATCTCGTTTCGTCATCTGTCTCATGCGTTTCTGTGACGGACTTTCTCGTCAACTTGCCGTCTTTGTCATATTCATAAATAGTTTCTACAATATTGCGTTTAATCATTTTTTAGCTCCTCCTCTACAATTGTTTTAAGAACCTTGTATGCTTTATCAAAATTAATATTTGAAATTGCGTAATCAAAATCATCTCTCATTATCATTTCTGTGAACTGTTCATTTTCATTAAAACAACGTTTATAGAAGGTTAGTGCATCATCTTTTCGTCCATCAATGGCTCGTTCTTCACGAACTTCATCTGGTACGTGAATGTATATTGTCACAAATTGGACATCAGAAAGGTCAAGTGAAAGACTGTGCATATATTCAATCCCTCGATAGTCGATCACATAAAAGTCTGAATCTAGCAATTGCTGCTTTGTTGAGAAATATTCATAACCGGATATACATGTATAAGCCACCATTTGATCTTTATACTGAGCCACTTCCTCTGGGGTAATAAACGTATGCGTATCTCCTTCACCATCTCTACGAGGGCGAGTTGCATATGATTTAAGCTGTCTATATCCATGTTCTTTGCATAGCTGGTTAACGAGTGAGTCTTTTCCAGACCCACTCTTGCCAACAATTAGGAAAATTGTGTGCATATTTATCACTCCTTGTCACGAAGAATTAGATTAAGAATTACGCCGATAATCAAAGCTAGTGCAGTTGCAGAGAATGATATTATTTGACCACCAACAACTAGTCCACTGATACCAAGAGACAAAACTGCAGATACTATAATCAGATTCTTCTGTACATTAAGATCTACTTTCTGTAACATCTTAACACCAGAGCATGCGATAAAACCATAAAGAATAATAGCCGCTCCTGCAAATACACAGCTTGGAATTGAAGCTATAAATGCTTGAACTGGAGCAACAAAACCAAGTAGTCCGAGTAGAACTGCTGCTGTTGCTGTCACACATACAGATGCTACACGACTGAATCCAATCGTCGCTACGCTTTCTCCGTAACTACATGAGCCAAGACCACCAAAGCATGCACTAATTAAATTTCCTAATCCTTCACCAAAGAAGATTCTGCCAAGTCCGGGCTTTGAATAAAGATCTACTCCAATGATTCCGCCTAGTGCTGCATGGTCACTGAGAGCTTCCATACAAGCAGATACAGTATATGCTACGAACATAACAATTATAGGGATAATAGTGCTCCATTCAATTGCTCCCCAATGGGTAAAAGCAAAATCTGGCATTTGCACAAATTTAAGATTATTAAATACGGAAAAGTCTACAAGAGCGCACACTCCTGCAACTGTAAGGAGTACGGCGATTGCATATCCAATTAATATACCAAGCAAAAATGGTAGTATTCTCACAATACCTTTAGCATAATGAGAAATAAGTGCAATAGAGAATGTTGTAATTAGTGCCACAAGGATTCCCCACTGTCCAGTTTCTCCAACATAACCAGAAATGAATCCCATTAGATTCACTCCAATTACTGTTGTGACAGCGCCAATAAGAGCTGGAGGGAACACCTTGTAAATTGATTGGTATGGAATTTTAGTGAAGATGAATCCCAAAATACAATATACAAGACATGCTGTTAAACCTCCAATTGCTATACCTGTATAACCACCTACACCAAGTGCAAATAATACTGGTGCGACGAAGGCTCCGCTGGAACTCAGGAACATAGGAGATTGGCCTTTAGTTACAAGAATATAGATAAGAGTTGAAAGTGCTGCGCCTATAAGAGCGCCAGATGTTGCAACCCCACAAATGTTTGCAATCAAGACGGTTGCCACGAATACAGATAAGACCATTTGCGTACCAAATAACAACATTTTGCTAATTGGCGGTTTATCACTAATCCCATAAATCATAATATATATAATCCTCCTTATTGCGTTGATTGGAATTTTTTAAATATACTCTAAGATAGTTTAAATTTTTATCACGAGCAAACTGTAATTTTATTGGATCGGATTCTGTCCACACTTTTATAGCGGTTTTATAATAGCTTGATGTTTGCGCTTTTTGCTCCCATTTTTCTTTTTTGGCAACATCTTCTGGTGAATTTGGATTATATGGATGTCCACCATGAGTCCAAGTAAAATTAAGTTCGATAAATAAGTCTTTAGGTTTTACGTAAAAATCACAAGCGAAAGGATATCTTTCATCTGTATTATAATTACGCTCTATGTTATTTTCTCCATATGTTTCAATTAACATTTTATAATATTCGTCTTCAGGAGTAGATAGACATCCTGTATGATTTTTTCGTTTGGTGTCCCATATTTTAGCAACAATTTCTGGAGTGTTTAATTTTTGTTTGACCTCTTCTGCTTTCCATGGGTTGTCTACTCCGTATTTTTCTAACCAAGTTGTTTTACATTTATCAAGAACTTTTTGTGAGGCAAATGGCATTTCTACTCCAAGTTTTTTTAAATTAGTGCTTTTAATTTTATTTCTAGTAGCTTCAGAACCTATTTGATATTCTACGCCATATTCTTCTAAACATGTTTGTCTAATTTTACTACGTATGTCTTCAGATTCAACTGGAGACGGGGCTCCATATCTTTCTAGACATGTTTGCTGGATTTTTTGATTCACTTCAGGAATCTCTCGTATATTATGGACACCATATTTTTTTAAGCAAGTTTCTTTACGTTTATTATTAATTAATTCTTGACGTTCTTTAGTTCGAGGAGCCATGCCATATATCCATCCATCTTGAATGTATTTGTCAATTTCATCTGGTGGTACTCGTTTATTTTTGCCATCTTTGTTCATATAAACAGTACCTTTAAAATGTTGTAAATTTTCGTACCCTTTATTGACATTCATATTCTTTTATTGCAATTCGTAACTGCTCAATAACTTCGTCAACACTTGAGCACATAACTCCATACCTTTTAAGCATACCTACAAGCAAAAGGTTTAAATAACTAAACTGTGACTCTGCGAATTCATGAAGTGCTTCTACTTTTGCATCCATAACTGTACGAGAACATTCTCTTGTATCAGTATAAAGTGAAATAATTTTTTTATTTGTAGCCCCAGTCTTTTCAATTTCTTCTTGACACATTCTCGCAAAATATGCACATTCACAAACTGTTCCAATGCCCGGAGTGTCTCCATCTACGATTGCTACAACAATATCGTCATGGTCAAGATTTTGTGTAAAATCTCCATAGGCGATATCTTCAGCCTTCGCACATTTTGTCTTATCGTTAATGCTGGTGTTACGCTGACTTACGTATAGCTCAATTTCAGGGAATTCTTGTTCAATTCTTTGTGCCACTTTTTCATTGTAATCTCTCCAGCATTCTGCAAAAATTTGTGAGGCCAGATATACTCTAATCTTTTTCTGCATATTACCTCTCCTTATCTTCTCGGTCATTATTTGTCCAATATTCACTTATTACTACTCCCAAGCATTCCTGCGCCGCGCTCAGTCTTGAGATTTGTAATATCGTCTACATCGACTTCTTCGATCTCTACTTGAGGGATTTCTTCTACAGCGAATTGTGCAACAGCCTTGCAGTATGGAACACGAATGAAATTTTCTTCCTTTGTAACTTCTGAAACATTTTTTGTAATTTCGATAGGAATGTCATTACCATTATAGAGCGCCACAAACCATTCTCCTGTAAAGTTAGAATCAATCTGTCCAGCCATAACGAACATTGCGGACTTTGTATTACTTCCGCGTTCTCTAAACCCAATGCGGTAATTGCTATCAAAAGTACTACAGATTCCTGTTGGAACTAGCTTGACTGTATGAGGCTGAATCGCAACAGATTCTTCATCGAAACAAACATAAAGGTCATAGCATCCATCCCCCTGTCGTTTACTAGGAATCTTTGCGCCATGTCTTGTCTTTGCAAACTTAATGTGTGCGTTCATCAGCAAATCCTCCATTACCAAAACCAGATTGGGCTCTTGCCGTTAAAGATATAATTTAGATAATAGAAGCTCTTATTGATGCGGAAAGTTCCATAATCCTCAAGATATTTCTTGATCTCATTGTCTACATCTGTTAGCATTTTTTCAATAGTTGCTTCACGATTCTTCTTTACAGCCTCGATCTTTTTATTTCTCTCTTCCTTTTCAGCATCCTTTCTCTGCTTAACGATTGAGCTAAGTCTCTTGTATTCTTCAGATGCCGCCTTAAGATCCTCTTCTAGTTCTTCAATTGTCATATCGCTTGTAATATCAATCATTATTCATTACTCCTTTATTATAGTTTTGTATTGTATAAAACAATCTCTTGTTGTTTAATTGTCTCATGAACATCAATGAGACGCTGGTTTGTGCTCCCACGAAATGGTAATGTAATATCTCGCATAGAATCTATATATGGGCCATCAACTACAACATCGCACATTGCAAGAATGTAATTTGTCAATAGGCCATTGTCAAAACAAACATCAACCGATGTATCAAAGTCGTTGATTGTTAATGTGTATCCAGTATATAGCCAGATGTCTTTGTCGTGAAATTTTTCTCTAAATTCATTAATGATCTGATATACTTCTGGCAGATTTTCATATTCTAAAGGATGGCCACCAGATAATGTTAAACCTTGTACCCATGGCTTATTTAATGCATCAAACAGCTTTTGCTTCGCAAGATCATCAAATTGTTCTCCTGCATTAAAATCCCATGACTGAGGATTTTGACAATTATTACAATGTACATTACATCCAGACACCCAGAGTACTACTCGTACTCCGGGGCCGTCTGCGATTGAGCATTTATTGATTCCTAAATAATTCATATGAATCACCTACTAATAATTTTGTCGTGTTTAACACGCATTTCAACTTCTTGTTGCTTGCCTTTATTAAATGCAGTTTTGTAATCATTTGTTAAATATCCAGTCACACGACGCAATCTTTTAATATCATTACTATTGCACATTGGACAAACATCGTTCATTTCATCGCAATATCCACAGTTCATGCACTGGTCGTTTGGGACATTCAAAGCAAAATAAGGGATATCTTTATCCATCGCATAATTTACAATGGTTTCAAGAGCTTGAACATTGTTTTTTGCTCCAGCATCTAATTCGACATAAGTGATGCATCCTGCATTCGAATACCCTGTTAGCTGTGATTCAATATCAATTTTCTCAAAAGGATTTACTTCTTTCCAGACAGGAACATGAATTGAATTCGTAAAGAAATCTTTGTCAGACACATTAGGAATTTCCCCATATTTCATTTTGAATTTCTGCATAGCAGTGTAACAAAGATTCTCTGCAGGTGTATAATATACACCAAAGTTGAGATGATACTCTTGCTTAAACTCTGCACATCTATCCTTGAATAGTTGCTCAATGTGCTTTGCTAATTCCATGCCTTCTGGATCTGTATGATCACAACCAATGAGAATTTGCAGCGTTTCGGCTAAACCTAATTGGCCTAGTGCTAAAGTTCCATGTTTTAAAGCAGAACGAATACCTTCTTCTGGTACATATCCAGCCATGACATTATTTTCATACATAAACTTTGCCGCTTCTGGGGATTGAGAACAAATCCAATTAAAGCGCTCCAGAAGCATATCTTTTGCTTCATTGATTTTTTCATTCAAAAGGTTCATGAAATTATCAACGGCCAATCCTTCTAAATCTTCTTCAAAAGACTCTGAATTTTTGAGAGCAGCTTCTTTTGCCTCCATAGCCAACGTTGGCATAATGATTGTCACAGGGCAGATATTTCCTCTACCATCCTTTAGCTGGCCAAAACCATTAATGTCATATCCATTTGCTGTTCTACATCCCATTGTGCTGAAATACGTTCTCGGATCATTAATGTCATAACCAGCATTATTACTCCAATCTACATTGGCATAATTAGGATAAAGTCTAAGACTTGTAGACTTTAAAGCCAACTTGAATAGGTCATAATTTGGATCTTCTGGCTTGCGGTTTACTCCCTTCATGCACTGAAAAATTCCACACGGGAAAATACTAGTGCGATGAAGTTTGCCAATACCTTTAATAGAAACATCAAGTAGTGCTTTAGTTACCATACGTCCTTCTGGAAGCGTACAAGTACCATAATTAATTGATGTAAATGGGAGCTGATTTCCAGAACGACTTTGAAGTGTATTTAAATTGTGGTACATGCCCTCAACGGCCTGATAACATTCGCGCTGTGTCATGTCAAGAGCATATTCATAAGCTTCTGGATAGTTCTTGTATTCATCCCAGTCGATTGAGCGGGAATCATTAAAGTCGCAATCCCAATGTTCATCCCACTCATCATGCAAACAATATTTGATACCATCCTTAAAATGTTTATAAAAGCTCTTTCGCACATACGGAACCATTGTCCAGTCAATATGAGTAGCCGAGACACCCGTCTTGTCCCATATTTCTATGGGGACTGACTATATCTTAACGAGCGTATCGCTCGCAAAACCCATTTCGAGTTGCGTATCAATAGCAACCCTACTCCCCCGATTCGAGGATAGTCGATACAGGATTATAATTGTTTATATCAATAATCTCGCCATTTAATGTCCAATATTTTTTCATTTTATGATAAATTGGCAAATAAGAATATGTTTTATTTAGTGTTCCTCTAAATCCATCTTTAGAATATCCTTGCCCATATTTATCATATGTTTCTTGCAATGTATGATCAACGTAATACTTTCTAACTTGAACAACGTCTTCGTCGGTCATTTTTGCGTTACCGTTTTGACTTCCCGGATTAGACTTTTGTGCATTATGTGATTGTATATTTTCTTTTGTATATACTTCGCTCATAATACCTTGCCATGTTGTACCATCCCATACTTTTTGGAAAGCTGAGTAAGATATTTTGTCCTTAAAAAGTTTCCAACACTCTTCTAACTTTAATTCACACATAGCATATATTTCTCTAATTTGAACGACATCTTCGTGAGATAGTTTTGCCGCAGGATTTGCGTCCCATTGATTTGATTCTCCACCAGCAGTAAGATTATATCCTTTTTCTGGACTTTGAGAATTATATTTTTTTATATAATATCTTTCTAATCTTCCAAGTTCCTCAAAATCATCTGTTGAATCAATTTGTTTTATAGAGAAATTGTCTAACCCATATTTTCTCATGGCTTTATATAAATGTTTTGTATTATTTTCATTACGTCCCTCTGTAAGATGCCTAGACCATCTATACTCCAGCGAGCATGTTGTAATTCCAATATATACCTTGCCATTTATATTATTGGTAATTTTATAAACTATCAATCAATTCATCTCCAATCAAGAGATTATTGATTTTAAACAATTATTTTCCCACGGGATTACCATGCTCAAAAAAGTTTAGGCTTCCCCGTTAGCATATATGCTTTTTTATTAACACACATACCCCGCTGATAAACGGAAAAGGTTTAACAGGCAGTATTATCTACCAAACTGCTGTAGGCTCTGTAGTTGGAAAATTACCGCTACAAGCTGAAAAGCGGTATTAACACTTTGTGCTGGTCTAACATCAGTCTGCCTCGTATTAAATCCATTGGCAAGCAAATGATCAAATGGAATGCTTAGGCAATTATGACTGCCGACAGCATAAGCATTAAGGTCATGGATATAAACTTCATTATTTTCATGATTCGCTTTTGCCATAGGCGATACAAGATATTCTAGAGCATATCTTTTAGTTACAACATCGCTTGCCTCGCCAATACGACCACCAAATGAAGCCTCGTCAACATTAGCGTTTTGATTTTGAATATTATTTGCCGTTAGTTTTTCAGAAACTGCTTGCATAAGTTCTTGGTATTGACTTCTTGCCATTTCATGCAAAAAGCGATAATTTACATATGCTCGTGCAGTTGCCTTAAATCGAGAAGCCATTAGTTTTCGTTCAACCATGTCCTGAATGTCTTCAACAGAAAGTTCAGATGTAGTATTATTGGATCCAATGTCCAAAGCGACCTTGGAAGCAAAATCTTTAATATCATCGAAGTTCTCACCATTGTAGATGCTTTTGTGTGCCTTTAAAATTGCATTCTCGATCTTTGTTTTATCGAATTCTACTTTTCTTCCATCACGTTTAATTACAACCAATTAACATTCCTCCTTTAGTAAAGCGCCTGATTGTCCTTATAAATGGCATTAACCTGTTCAACAATCTCTTCCCAATTGTGAACTCTATAAATCCCATAAGCATCATCGTGGACCCCATGATTCCAAGGTCTATCTAATAGCACTCGATCAACCAGAGGATTTGTAGAGATTAGATTTTCTGCACAATCATCTACAAGGACATCAACATGTAGTAATGACTTGTTATGAATGCAAATGATGCGCTTCTCGTCAATAAACGGAAAGTTTTTCATAAACCAGTCAATCTTCCAGTTAAAATTAGTATGATGCGTTGCTGTTGCCACATAAACGTCATACCCACTATCAATAAGTTTTTTCACTCCCCATTGCGAATCTGGAGCAGGAGACAGAGAGTCCCACAGCTCTTTTTTTAGGAACATAGCAGTTAAGTCTTCTGCATCTTCAAATGGAAGGCATTTATAGAAATCATATTCAGTAAAAGAATCCAATGCTAATTGAGTGCTATGTCGCGCGTTATAAAGCTCAAGTGTTTTCTCGATGAGGTTATTCAACACCTCATCACAATCTAGAGCCACAGTAAACTTATGCATAGTTTCCTCCTATAATTTTGTATTGCTTATTCTTCTTCCTTTTTTACATCAACGATATTGCCGTCATCATCTACAGTCTTGTTAAGACTGACCGCACAGAAATTGCTAATTTTTTTAATCAATCTCTTATAATCATTTGCTGACTTCTTGCCCGGTTGCTTCTGAAACTCCGCAATGTACTGAAGCACAACGCCACAAATTGCTTTCGATCCACTGAGCAAAGCCGCCATCTGCACCTTCTTCATCTGTGTAGTAATTGCTTCTTTAAGCTCGTCAGTTGCTAGTTCAGATGCTGGCGGGGCTTGCTCGTCTGCTTCTTCTACGCTTTCAACGCTCTCTGGCTGTTCATAGTTTTCATTTTCATCCATGTTGAATCACTCCTTTTTCTAGTTTGTAATGCGATTATATCACAATAATTTTGTGCTGTCAAGATGTCTTTTTGGCACGTGTATGTTTTATTTTTTCGAGCCAAACGGTGTAGGGTTTAACTTTTTCAACGAACAAATGATCGTTTTCTTTCCTTCCAAGAATTGCAAGGCACTTGCCCTTCGAGATAAGATCAAAATATTCTTTTAGTTGTCTACTCCAAATAGTCGCTTCAATAATTCTATCAGAAGTAATCAAATCTAGATATGCGAAGGGATTGTTGTTTTTATCTTTCTTGCGCTTTATGTCTGATATAACACACAAGACAACTGTTTTTTCTCCATTCGGGACATCATCCCAATTAGCGTTTATTAAATCTACACCTTCTTGCAATGGGTTCTCTGTCAAAAACATTGATAAGCTTTCGTATTCCCATAGGAATTGATCTCTAGCATATTTTTGTTGGAACTCTGTCATATACGCTTTATATTTGACCTCTTGCACTTGGTCGAACTTTTCTTTACGCTTTGCATTATACAATTGCAGCACGGCTTCTTTATCTACTTTTTTGCCAGCCTTGTAATCATCTACGTTGATATCCCAATTTAGCAATAATTTTGCTTTTGTCCCATATGATTGAACTGGTTTATATTCTTTCTTATCATACGATAAGGCAGCATACTTTCTCATCAGCTTCATTTTATTAGAAGTAGGGAAAGCACCAGCTTTAATTAGAGCAATTGTGGCCGCTTTATCTTGGATTTTTGACAGATAATCATCAAAGCTGCTATATGGCTGGTTCTCAATAATCTTAGTAATTACTGACTCGCCAATGCCTTTTACTGCGCCAAAACCAAAAAGGATTTCTTTAGTCTCTGGCTTAGCCTTAAAAGAAAATTCAGACTCATTAATCTTAGGCGGAAGTACTTTGATTCCCATTCTATGACAATCTGTAATAATAACACTAAGCTTTGAAGTATTGTCCGACTTCGCTGTCAAAAGTGCGGTCATAAATTCTACTGGATAATATACTTTCATCCATGCGGTAAGATAAGATAACAGACTATAAGCAACAGCATGCATTTATACCCCTGCTTTCGCAGTATTTAAAAGGGATTAGACCATACCATCTTCTCTGAGAGAAGCACCTTGGTGGTCGTTGAGGGTCATTACTCCCTGCTGATTGCCCAATCTCCACAACTATTACGCCTTGGTATGTGAAGCTCTAAGGGTGTTCCAGCATATTCGGTGTTCAATATATTGTCGCCAATATAAGGGGCCATTGTGTTAACCACGATTGAAGCTATATTCTGCTTGTTTCTCAAGTAAAGCCCAAACTTCTTTGATTTGTTGCTCTGTCCATTGTTTTTTTCTTAGCCCATCTGCAAATTGTGTATACAAAGAGGCCATAACATCTTTCTTTTTTTTGCCGATGGCCCTACGTCCAGTGTCCTGTTCTACCTCATTAAAACCTGCATATGCAAGCAAATGGAGCGAATCTTCTTGATATAAAAGAATTCCCCATGTTTTTTGAAATAGTTTTTTTAAATCTGGATGTATACATTGAATGGATTCTGGGCACAATTTATTTTTGCAATAATCAGGAAAACTATTTTTTGTTCCGGGACGATTACTTGCATTTATGGCGATAACATCCTCAATGTTGTCAACATGCGCCGCAATACTCATGTTCCTTGCCTCGGCGCTTTCAAATTGGAAGATCCCAACAGTATTGCCAGAAGCATAGATTTCTTTAAATACTTTCTTATCATCAATATTTAAATGATTAATATCAACGTCTTTCCATGTTAAATTGGCATTTTTTAAAGCCGAATCGAGGATGTCTAATGTTTCAAGCCCAAGTGCATCTTCCTTAACGAGGCCCATTCCACCATCAGTATCTTGGCATATATGCATTTCAAATTGTGCCATAACATGCTTTTCATTATCTAAACATAATGGGGCATAATGTAATACTGGTTTAGGAGTTAATAGAGTACCGCTTGCATGACGACCCCGCGATTTTGGGAGCCCTTCAAGCTCCATAACATATTTAAACCATAAAGGGAATTGTTTATAAATTTTATCAAGTTTTTCGTTCTTGCCAATAAGGTCTTTAAGCAACATGTCTTTGTCTTCCGACTCACCAAGATCGTTTAATGTCTTGATTGTAGGAATCATTTTTGTTACTTCGTTCCTCAGACTATATGGGATTTGCCCAAAGTATGGGCTGTCCTGTTTGTCATTTAATACTTTTCCAATATCACTAATTGCTACTTTAGTGCTGAGTGTATTAAATGTTGCCATTGGTGCAACGTGATCTTGTCCAAAAATATCACACAGGACTTGGATTGCTTCTTGTCTTCTAGCTTTTGAAATATCCAAGTCAATATCTGCTGCCGAGCCTTTACGACCTAGATTCGCGAATCTTGTAAAGTCTAGATCATATTTTACACTATCTATTTGAGTAATATTTAGCATAAAAACGCAAAGGCAATTTGCAGCGGAACCACGACTATACCCTCTTGGGATTCTACGCCTATCACATTCATTACAAAATTCATACTGAATTAAAAGATAGTTCAAAAAGTCTAATTCTTTCAAGACGGGAATTTCAGACTCAATTCTTTCTCTACGTGCATCCTGCTCTTCTTGTGGCATATGCCCAAACTTTTCATCAAATGTAGAATATACTAAATATCTAAAATATGACTCTGTGTCATATCCGTCTGGGATATGAGCCTTTGGCATTATTGTACCCTTATTTAACTCATAATCAATATTGTCATCCACCATATTGGCAATGTGAATTGTTTCATCAATACCATGCTGAATTACCCTGTCTAGATTCCAATTTCCAAGATATTTATAAATGTCTTCTTCATTTTGAAGGTGGCATCCAATATAAGTTTCTCCTGCTTCTCTGCCTTCTCCAATTTCTACAAAGATTGAATGTGTATCTAGTTGATCTGCTCTCAGCATATGAGCATCTGTTGTAATGACATATGGAATTTGAAGATGATTAGCAAATTTCCAAATAAGAGTGTTTGACCTTAGCTGAGACTCTGTTGGATGTGACTGAATCTCACAAGCAACATAATCAAATGTGTCTTTAAGCAGATTAACAAATTCTTCTGCTTCTTGATACATTCCTGTGTCAAGGTATTTTGCTAGTCGTCCAGCTTGACATGCAGTGAGACAAATAATACCTTCCCCTAAATTGTTGTCTTTGATCCACTGAATTGACACTCTTGGCTTTTTATACATGCCATTCGTACATCCTTCTGATACTATTTTAAAAAGGTTATCTTTCCCGATTTGATTTTTTACAATTAAAAGCAAATGATATCTTGGTTGCACATTGTCTTTTGTATCGTTTTTAAGCATATGGTCATCACATTCATAAATTTCACATGCAGTGATAGGTTTGATGCCAAGCTTTTGACATTCAATAACATGATTCATTGACGCATACATAAAGCCATGGTCACTTAGAGCAATTGCTGGTTGCCCATTGTCTTTCGCATACTGAGCAATTTGTTTTACAGTAAGAATAGAGTCAAGAAGTGAGCCTTGAGCGCTATGTACGTGGAGATTAACGAAACTCATTTTTTTCACCTCCTAATGCACGATATTTATTTTTAGACAATATCTTATCTTACACAATATCTAAATTGTGGGGGATGTTGTTTAATATTATTTTTATAATTTTTAAAGAATCTTCTGAATGAAATCGAAAATATCTATTGTCTTTTTTCTGAACTGTTGATAGGCCAAATTTGTTTTGAAGGGATGATATCAGCTCTTTTCTTTCAGACTCTGTTTCCAATGGAGCGCACAACTCCCAATATCCTTTTATATTACAATGCGCATCGTCTAACATCCAAATAGAGAATGAATATTCATTAAGACAACGAATTAAGTCTATTTTTGTCATATCTCGAAACGGCTTTAACGAATAGTATGTCCTAGTATTGAATCTATAAAAATCTTGACAATTACATACACTGCCCATTATAGAATATTCTTTTTTTCCATTGTACTCCGTTGGAATCATCTCACACAAATCTTTCATAATTTCATATTTATAATACAGATAATCTTTTTGATTTTTTGCATGACTTACAATAAACAATGGGAAATCTTCTCTTTTATCAATGTGTCCATCTCCTAGCAATGAACCAATAATTAAATCATGCTGTTGTGCATTTATTTGTTTATTTTTCATCCTAGTGTATGTGTCTATATGGTGCTTTTCTTGTCCCCATTTCTCTATTACTCGTTTTGTACAGCTCGCGATTTTTGCCATTTCGTCATGATTCAATCCTCTTTCAACGAACATGTCATAATACCAATTGTAATTTTGATAAATCGCTTCAAAATGAGCATTATTTTGCTTTATATATTTTTTAGTTAACCCCATACTTCCTGCTTTATTAGAGACTGCCGTATATGTACGGGCAATCCCAGAAAAATCATTTATTTTCTCAACAATATCTTTTAATGGAAGGTATTGTGAATATAATTTTTCTAGATACTCTTCCTGTTCTTTAGTCCAAGTCACTTTCCCCATCTTCTCACCCCCAATAGTAATTTTGTATTGTTATTCCACTAATACCAATTGTTTAGCGGCGCGTGTCACCGCTGTGTATCGCCATTTTCTTTGTTCATCCGCGTCTCCGAACGCTTCGTCAAAAACAACAACTCTGTCAGCTTCCGAGCCTTGATATTTATGTACGGTACACACATAGCCGAAAGCAAACTGTAGTGGTTTCTCAATACCAGCGAATTGCTTCCAATTCTCAGCATTCACAGTCGGCTTGCCAGTAGTAAGCAACTGATAGTCAATCATCAAATCTTTGTAAATTCCTCCATCATTAGAAGCAAAGGTGGCATAAATCACTTTGCCATAAAAGTTTGATTCCATAATGCGAATATTTTGCAACGTACCGATAGTGCCATTGACAAGCTCGTTCCCGACGCTATTAATTTTGTTCCAGCTATTTTTAAGGCAAATTACTTTATCTCCTTCTACTGGCTCGTCGCTGTAGTTATCTCCGAGAATTAGTTTTCTCATGTAGTAATTAAGCTCATTCCTAGTTTTATTTTTCCCACAAAGAATCTGATCTGCACCAAGCAACATTTTATCTGACACTTTACTTCTAGGAAGAACACGGCATCGTTTATCCTCTGCAGTATAATGCAGCTTCATTCCATGCCGAACATCCATAGAAAGTTTAATAATCGGATTATCAAGAGCCTGTCGCACAATTTCATCAAGAAAAACGTGTGGATTGTTCAAAATAGTTTGTTCTCCAGAGATTGGTGGAAGCTGCGCTGGATCACCAAGGAAAATGGTGTATACATGATGAGGCAGCAACAAATCAATCATTTCCTGCGGCAACATACTCGCCTCGTCAACGACAATAAGCTTGTATTTATGGTCAAGTTTGGTCTTCGGAGTATGAATATATGTGCCATCAGCTTGCTCTTCTGAGTGGTATAACAACTTATGCGCCGTCATTGTATTTTTATTGCCCTTTTCTTTAAGAACCAGAGCGGCTTTGCCTGTAAACGCGATAAAGACCACTTCATTGTCTTTTAACTTTAGTTCTTTGATAATATGACAAACTAGGAAACTTTTACCAGTTCCGCCAAAGCCTGCAATAACAGTATATGACTTATTCTCTTTATACCGCTGGCAAGCAATTTCTAGTCCTTTCTTCTGTCCATCTGTTAGCTCCAATTAAACCTCACCACTTTTCATTGCCTGTCTTTTCTTAAATTCCTCTCTTTTCTTCTTGCGATCTACTGCATATTTATAGTGCTCTTCCGAGCAATAATAGGTATTATGCTTGCCTGCATGCTTTACGAACGCATCTTCTTTATTTAATTTGCACTTACAATAAGCGCACGTACACTTTTTACTCATTCAACCAACCTCCTATATAATTTTGTATTGTATATTACTCGGCAATACTCACTGCAGGAGAAATGTGAAAGAATTCTGTATGGCTTCCTACGTCAATAATAGTATCTCCTGCGGCATTCCACATTCTCGTATAATAAATTGCGAAGTAACGTTCATTGCAAAACTTTGTAATTTCTTTATACGCAGCCTTACGCACTTCTTCGTCAGTTAGGCCATCCTCAAATGTAGCAAGCTCTCGTGCCTCGTGATAACTATTATAAAAATAAAGCTTATGCGTCATTCTCTGGCTCCTCCTTGAAACTCTCCCACATATCCTTCCAATAAGTCTTTTCGTCACAATCTAGCACGTACTGCACGACTTCGCTATTAGTGCTCTTGCCCTCAGCTAGAATATGCTGAAGCAGATCCATGTCAATAGACAGCGGAATATACGAGAGAATATAGTCGCCATTATCCTCTAGACTAGTAACCATTAGCGTCGCGTTCTGATTGTTCGTGTTGTTCTTTTTCATAATGTAAATCCTTTCTTAAATAAAATATTTTTTAATGTAATTTATAAATGTGTTTTGTTTTTTCTGAATATTATCAGTCGCATCATCTTTTGCTTCATATTTTCTCTCACACTGTGAGCAAACCTGTCTTCCTTCAGGAATAATTTCACCACATGCGACACAGCAATTATTATATTCAATCATATCATGCATCAACTCCTTAACTATAATTTTGTATTGTTCAACTATACATATGATATCACAAAATTTTGATTTGTCAAGTAGTTAAATGCATAAAAAATGGGGAGATAAGTTCTCCCCTAAATTTTATTCTGATAGCATTTTAAGAAAATCGTCCTCGCTAATAATTGGAATATTTAATTCAATAGCCTTCTTATTCTTGCCGCTTGTGCTTGTGGTATCATTATTAATAAGATAGTCAGTCTTCTTGCTCACTCCAGATACATATTTGCCGCCATTGTCTTCAATGGCTTTAACAAGTGCATCCCTATTTGGGTAATGAGTTAAACTTCCTGTAATGCAGAAGCTTTTACCATCAAGATTGGAACTAGAACCCACATCATTCTCAACGATAAAGTTCATCTCAACAGGAAGCAATTCAACCATTGGATCTTTGCTATCCCACCAGTCATGAAGTGACTTATTTGTAATCTCTCCGAAGTCATCAATCTGCGAAAAATCATATCCATTAGCTAGTGCTTGTACAAAATCATAATGGTCTCCATTAAATTGCTTACTAATAGCTTTGGCCGCAGAAGAGCCAATGTTAGGAATACCAAGCGCAGTAATAAATCTATCAAGCGTTACTGTCCTTGATTTTTCAATAGAATCTAGCAGTTTATCTACAGATTTTGCCCCCATTCCCGGCAGTTGTGTAATTTTATTCTTATACTCTTTTAAATGATAAATGTCCTTGTAATTATGCAAAAATCCATGTGAAATTAGCAGCTCAAGCGTCTTCTCTGATAGACCATCAATGCTCATTGCTTTACGGCTTACAAAATGCGTAAACTGTGCCAACTTCTTTGCTGCGCAATTTGGATTAGTACACATGAGAACTTTACTATTATCAGTATATTTAATTTCAGTAGGCTCTCCACAACAAGGACACGTATTTGGAATTGTTAGTGTATTGCTACGAGTTAGATTGTCATAAACTTTAGGAATCACCATATTGCTGCGGTATACCGTAATAGTATCACCAATTCCAAGTTCAAGCTGCTCAATGATAGAAAGGTTATGGAGTGTTGCTCTTGTAGTTAATGCTCCATCTAAATCTATTTTATCAAAGATTGCGACAGGTGCGATTAATCCGCTTCTTGTTGGATTCCACTCTACATCTCGAAGAATTGTCTCATACATTTCATCAGCCCACTTAAGAGCCATACGACATCCCTCATGATGTGCGGTAACTGGTAGTGTCTTGGAATATGATTTCATACACATTTCAAAGATTAATCCATCACAAGGATATTGATACCACTCTGGTTGCATACCTTCGATACAGTCATCAATATTTCCAATACATCGCCCAACAGTTTCAAATCCAAGGCAATCTAGATGTCCAAGTTCGTCTAATTTAGAATCCAATAGTGCATTGTTATCATATAGATCTGATACACACTCAAAAACCACATAAGAAAGATTACGCTGCTTTGTAATATTTGTATCAAGCTGACGGAGACTCCCCGCTGCTAAGTTGCGAGGATGACTATAAGGATCATCAAGAGACTCATTAATCTTGTGAAAATTCTTCCAAGAAATCACACATTCCCCACGAAGTTCAAGTTTGTCCTTATAATCAATATGCATTGGAAGATTTGAAATCATCCTTGCTTGAGCGGTTACATCTTCGCCAATTTCACCATTGCCACGAGTCACAGCTTGAACAAATTCCCCATTTTCGTAGCGAACTACAAGTGTAAGCCCATCCAACTTGTAGCTACAATAAAATGGTTGATCGCCAATAAATCTTTTAATCTCATTAATATCTTTAGTCTTTGCTGCAGAAAGCATTGGTTTACTATGCTTAACTTTCGTAAAACAATCAAGCACTTGCCCCTGCACCTTACGAGTAGGAGAATTGGCAAGCCAAAATCCTGTTTGATCCTCAAGTGATTTAAGTTCGTCAAACTTCTTATCATATTCTGTGTCAGAGATAGTCGGACGGTCTAAATTATAATATTCATCGCAATACTGCAAAAGTTTTGCCGTTAAATTTTTAATGGTTTCAATTTTATTCACTCAATCATCCCTCTACTCAAAAATTCAATCATCCTAGCTTTATTGTTTCGTAAATCATTTTTGTTCTCAGAAACTGTTTCAAGAACTTCATCTAAAAGATGCATAAAACCTAACAAAGTAGTTTGATTCATTTCTTCAATCATCCATTTGCGGCATTCACATTCAGTATATTCTTTATCAGTACATTCTGAACGCTTTAATCCTAAATCACAATTTATGCATACCGATTCCATATTTGATCTCCTAACTTATTTTTTACTTGCCGTTATTATGGCAATCTTCACAAACCGCGTATCCTCTATATACATATTCACCATCTACAACTTCATATCTGTCAAAAAACCCTGCCTCGAAATACATATCACCTTTTTTAACAGTTTTCCCACAGCAACTACATGTTGCAAAGCCTTTATTATCTGTCATAACTTTACCCCTCATCGCCGCAAAATACGTCCTTATATTTCATAAACAAATCATTGATGGCCTCTGCCATGATTCTGTGCTCGGTATGCACTTCTTCTTTATAATAAAGATTACGATACCAATTAAGAATTTCTAAAGGCTTGGTCATATTATACTCTTCAACCGCTTGCACAAAATAATTTTCAAGATTCATGAGTTACTCCTTGTTCATCTAATTTGTCCTTACATTCTGGGCAATAATCTTTATTGCCATCTACATAATGAATCCATCCTGCTTTCTTCGCCTTGTCTAATGCTGCATCGCAGCTATCTGCATATTCACTATGCTTGCCGCATTTATCGCAAATTCTACAATATTCCTTTGCAGTGTTAGTCTGGAGAGAACAAAGAAATAGCATGGAGAAAAGACATATCCACCACTTGTTGAAAACAATCGCAAGAGTAGTCCAGCAAATTACACATACACTATTTTTGATTGCCCATGCCCACCACGCACTCTTATTCATACAACTTCACTCCTTATATTAAAATGTAATTTTTATCACTCATCTATGTAAATATGGCTCTCTTTAAGTTCCCATTCAAACTCTGAGGAATCGCCATCATCTGTCACAAATCTACCACGCAACAGATCCAATTCAACAATTTCATGATACCCGCCATCACCATCTTTATAATAATATGTATAACCGCCTGACGGATAACCATGTAACAAGTCTTGCACTTCCATATTTAACATTTCTTCGAAAGTTATATTTTTCATATACCCACCCACATATATTTAGCATATTTGTTCTACATCTTTTGTTGTTACGAAAATTTGATATTTTCCAAATTTATCCTCTACTTTTTTTTCGTCTACCAGTTGCCAATCAATCGACACAATATTTGCCAGCGGGTACATTACCCCATAATTATCTTTCAAGTAACCATCACTTTTAATATCAATCATCATATATTCTGGAACATCACACAGCAATCTTTCTACAATTCCATAATTATATTCAAAACCAGTATGCCTATGACCGTCTACAGTAGTAAAAACAGGTTTAAATTTTTGAAGAGTCACCATATTCTTTCTAAATGCTTTTTTAAACAATCCCATACATTCACCTTAAAAATATCTTTTTATTTGTTACTTAACACCAATTTCCTACTCCATAATTGGTATCTTTATTAAATTTCTGCTGGTCTTCAACCCATTTAATCAATTCTTCTTTGTTGTAATATGTAATATTACCTATAGTATGAGGGAAAATTAACATATTTTCATACTTTGGCACAATTAGTTGCTTATAACAAGCAGTTAAACTACAATATCCAGAAGACGAATTCCTATATGGACAAGCATATTCGCAACATTGAATCATAATATTCCTCCTAAAATTTTGTTTTATTTCTACAGTAGATATAATACAATAGTTGTTAATGCAGAAGTAATAACATGCTTTTATACTTCTAATCCATAATTGGTGTATAACGAGTACGTTCATATGTTCGATTTTTATAGTCTTCAAAGCTCATAAAGAATGGACAGATATTGGTGTTTTTACACCCACAATCTCCATAATTACAATGCCACCATTGATATTCTATATTCCCATTCAGTTCTGAATGGGGGCAATCCATTGGGTGCGATGGCATCTCATCTACTAGAATTTTCATAATTTATCCCTCGTCACTTAGAAATAACCTGCTCATAATGGCGTAGTTCAACAATTGCTTCTTTGATTGCACAAGCAGGAGTCCCATAATAAGTGCATCTAGAGCACGAATACTCAGGACACTTCTGTAGTCTAGCAATAAGTTCATTAATCATTTTTTTAGCCTCCTATATTAATAAGTCTTTAGTTCAAATTCACTAATTCTATCAGTATAAAGTAAATATTTTCTATTAAGTCTTGTTAAGTCTGTAGAACTTTCATATAAAAATTTCAAAACATAGTAAGCATTTTTGCAAAAATAATGAATTGAATATCTTTGAATTTTAGGTTTTTCACTTTTGTTTCTAACTTTAATTCCGAGATCATATATAATTTCAATAACTTGATTTAAGAAACGTTTTGAACCAGAAGTAAAGCTTATATGTAAATAATTATTAGTTTGTGAAACACAACCGTCACCGTCAAAATACCCCCTAAGATAATGAGGTATCATATTTTTTGGTATTTTATCACTCACAAATACAGTCATGCTTTTTCTTGATGTTAAATCAAAATTATTTTCTAATGATTTTTTAAACCATTCTCCAGCAAAAGAAATACAACAATCTTTTTCTCCAACACGTATATTGCCAGTAAAATTTGTTGCTTTTGCAATTTTATCAAGATGGCTAGAGTCTTCTTTCGACAAATGCATTTCTACAGAATCTCTATCACTTCTTATCGTACCGTCCGCAGCAATAAAACCAGCCCAATAGCAACTCTCTATAGTATAATTATCAAAAAAATGTACATTATATTTTACTGGACTTCTTTTCCTTAATTTTATATTATTCCTTAATAAAATTCTTTGAACTGTAGCTCTGTGAACATTCCACATTGTTGATATTTCATTGGTTCCAAATCCATCATTATACAATTGTATAATTTTTAATTCTATATCTTCAGGAGTTTTATCCATAATTACTCCTTTCAATAATTTCATCAAGTGTTTTTGGTCTATATTCCATGTACGGCATCATACATCCAACATTAAAAATATTGCCACAACTATCGCTATTAGAGCGCTTACTATCTCTTAGCTCCTTAGTCCACTTCTCAATGAAAGCCTGCTCTCTTGTTGTGTGAGTATGTCCATGAAGCATGTAACAATTTGGATTATAAGATGCTTTATAGCACATGATCGGATAATGACATAGGATTACATGTCGTCCGTTGTCAGTGATTTCTTTGTAGTCTACAGCTTCTACAATATACTTTCTAACATCTGAGCTAAACTCTTTTAAATCATGATTGCCCTTTATGATATGAATATTGCCATTTAGCAGCTTTAGATACTTAATCCAATCGTCCTTCTTGCCCCAGCAAAAATCTCCAAGATGATACACATGATCTGCGTTGCTTACAACGGAATTCCAGTTGTCAATTAATGTTTTGTCCATCTCATCACCTGTTTTAAATGGGCGATTATCAAACCTAATAATGTTTTGATGCATTAGATGTAAATCTGAAATATAAAAAATTCTACTCATTTTCTTTCTCCATGTTGACAATCAAAAAATCATAAACATCTCCCCAATCATCAATAATAACCGGCACATTGTTAACAATTACATCTCCAATTTTAAATCCATGCAACCAATCCTCTTCAAATACAAAGTAACCAATCCATTCTTCTTGGTCATGGAACACTTCTTCGAGCAAATTAATAACAATATCGAAAATGTCTGTAATATAAAATCCACAAAAATCTTTACAAAGATCTTTTAGAGCGCTATCAACTCTTGCCATTTTCGTGTCCAGATTTTCAAGATGCTTCATAGTATTAATAAAAGCTTCCTTAGAGATCATGATTTGCCTCCTCAATTTTTTTTTGGATTTATTAGTTCAATCTTTACATAGCTATATAGGCCACCAGTGCAGTATATAATTCCATTTGTTATCGCCATTTCCAGTGGTATAAATTGCAGTTTATCATACTTAGATGTTCCATCTCCAATTTTACATCTTACACCATTTTTATCAACAGACACTACAAACTCTTTGTATTTTAATACAGGATTATATTTAATCCATTCATCTTCTGTGTCGCATCTCGGACGTATTGTAAGAGGACAAGTTTCCATAAATTACTCCTTAATATTCAACTTATAACCGAGCTCCTTCTCAAGCTGTTCCTTTGACACTTCTCGTTCAATAACTTCAAATGTAGCCCATTTGTCATTTGACGCGCAAACATTAAATTTTGTAAGTATTTTTCTGGAGCCCAACTGATACTTCCACTCTTCATATTCTTTTTCTTGTGTTATATTAGTAAGTGTAAGATCAATTTTTGGAAAATGAACTTTAATTTTGTCACCGTTACTCGCATAGCATATCCCTGTATAATCAAGATAAGGGGTGCCATTTTCAACATAAATCTTTACGTCAGTTGGGGTAATATGGCTATCAATAATTACATGATTATTCATTACTTGTTCTCCTTTTATTCAACCAATCACAATACTTTTGACATTCTTCTTTTGATGTAAACCCAATATTTTTACCATATGTGAGTTGATCTCGTTTTTCAATAACATCATCACAGAACTTATCATATACAAACTGGATCCCAAAATCTTTATAAGAATAATCATTCCATCTTCTGTCACCAGTGCACTGATAACTTTTATCGAGACGATAATATCTTTCCGATGGATAATTTGCGTCATTAACTCTATATCTCAATACCTCAATCCATGTCTCTTCTGGCTCATACCAATAATCTGGCTGTGAACATGTGCAATTCTTGCTCGTGGTTGTCCCATCAGGCCAAGTCAAAACCCACTTCCTATTTTCGTCGCATTTGTCGCACTTAGGCTTTTCATGTGGTTTATTATATGCAATCCAAAGCTGAGATTTTTTAAGCGCATCCTTAAAGATATCATCAATAGCAGTCTTATAAAATTCTTTTTCTACTTCTCTACGAAGATTTCGTGATTTATATTCCAGATCACTTTCTTTTTTTGATACTTCTAGTGATTTGTCCTCAAGCTCTTTATTGCGCTTCTCAAGATACTCATTGCGTCTTTTAAGCGATTCCATGTCACTCTTCAAAGAGTCTTTAGCTGCATCAATAAGCTTTGATTTTATTTCATCAAATAATTCGTCTGCTTCAGACGGTTCCCACATAGGCTCTTCATAATCCCAATAACTCATTTAATTATCCTTTCTTAATAACCTTGAATACTTTTGTCATGGAATGGTTTCACTGGCGCAAATAATTCATAATTGTTTTTGTAATTGCAGTTTTTCTTAAACTGGCAATCAATCTCGCACCCATATACAAAGTAGCTATGTTCACAATAGTCACAAAGATCTTTTCTTAGATTATATTTGATTAAATATTTTGCTCTAGACACATCATCATTCTGATGCTCATATTCATGTGCAAGGCACTTGTCATAATCATTGAAAACTTCTCCACAATAATCACATTTATATTGATCAACTTTTGTCATGTTTTATCTGTCGCCTTCTTTCTACCACGTCTTTTTGGTGGCTCTTCTGACTTAATATCTGGTTTATCAGGAAGCCACATCCAATAAAGTACATTCATATAAGTGTTCCAAACTCCATTCTTAATGGATACGACCTTAAATTTATCTGCATCTGTATAGCCAAGAACATCTACCATGTCTGGAGGGAGTTTATCTTTTGTACTATTCCATCCCATTGCGATTAATCCTTTCTAATCTCACATTCTTTAATTAATACTTGTGGAGAAACTTGTCCATTATATACGTTAATACCCAATGTACCAATTACATTAATATATGTCTCTTCTCCTGCAAAATTATTATTCATCCAATCAAACACTTCATTTGATTCATCGCATTTGAACATAACATATTTGATATTCGTATCCTCGTCATAAATTTGAATTGTATCATCGTTCTTGCCGACAATTTTGGCATTATCATTAGATATATATAAATCTTTAATCAACCACAATGGTTCGTCTACTCCATGTGCAAAAGTTGATTTATATTTATCAAGTTCTTGGCACCACGTAATTGATACATCTTCTGCATCAACAATGAAATCTACTGTATATACTTTTTCAAAAGATACGTCTTTAAGATTTTCGTTAAACCATTCTCGTGCCTTATTAATGTCCTTTAATTCAACGCCATAGGCACTAGGGTGTCCTTGTGCAAATATTGTTTCAGGACATAATTCTGTCATCGCTCTAAAGTCTTCAATTGGGCAATAATCAAATGATCTACCACTACCAGCGAATCCATCATCCACTTTTATCACAAGGAGTACAGGCTTATTAAGCGCTTCTGAGAGCTTGATCGCCACAAGCCCTATATATGCAGAATCTAGCACTCCAGTCGCATCAATAATTGCTATTTTATCATCTGAATCGCTATTTTGACTTATAAATGTTTTATATGCTTTGTCTCTAGCGCGGTCTTGTTTGCCCTTATAGGATTTCATAAGTCTAACACAATGCTGATAGATATTTTCTGCTGTCGGAAAATCACCACCGCGTTTTGTATATTCAAAAAATTCAGATTCGTCCTCATAAAAAGCTCTTGCAAGAATTTGACGCTCTTCATAAGTTGCACTTCTTAAAAATGCATTAATCAAAGGAGTAACGTAGAATGCAATTGTAAATGGAGACACGATACCTTTTGTAGAAAATTCCTGAGCATTAAGAATCTCTTTAAACATTTTATTGTTGATATTATCTATCCCATAGTTAACCATCGCACGAGTATTAAATGATGTCATTGACATTACATCTGAAATGTCTGCTAATGCTACTAGATCAGTAAAATACTCTTCACAAAAATCATTCCAATAATAATCATCTAATGCTTGCAGAAAATTATATGTAACATGAGCGCCACATGCTTCCTTATTTGGATACTCATTAGATGTTTGGTTATTTACTACAACAGCAGGATTTAATTTGTCTGTTGACACCTGATGGTGATCAAGAACAATTACTCCAATACCATCGTTGATTAACTTTTTACATTCATCCACATCATTACTTCCTGCATCGGGAATAATCAATAATTTTGTATTGTCTGGAATATCAAAGTCCCAATATGCTAGGCCGTGTGACTTGTTCTTCTTATGCACAACAATTGATACTGGATAGTCTGCATCCATTAGTTTAATATATTGATACATAATTGTCGAACTACATACTCCATCTGGATCTGTGTCCTGTAAGATTGCAATAGAGTGATGATTAGAGAGGTGGTAATTGAAATATGTCACTGCATCATCTACATTATTTAAATTATGCCAATCGTCGGAGCAATTGTCCTCCAACTCTAGGTATTTATTATAATCTTCAATCCCTCTATTATTTAATACTGTTTTTAAAATATTTGTAGTGTCATTATTGCCTGTTAATTTATATTTCAAATGCATACACCCTTTCTTTGTGATACAACTATATCACAATAATTTTGTATTGTCAAGTAACAAAAAGGCTCCCAGTTGCCTAGGAGCCATATTTTTTTGATATACTATTGTTTTTTTCTATAAAATGTATTATCTTTGATAGATTTTAAACAGTTCTGACATAGACATGCCATTCGCACGAGCAAGATCAACCGCCAGAGCACATACATTTCTTGGCTGTGACACCCCAATTGCTTTATTCATATAGTCTAGAAGAGTATTATATTCATCGTTGCAATGACCATCGCCCTCCCAACAAATAATATCACGACCATTAATCTTAATAAAATTATAAGGAGTTCCCATGTTTGATCCTTTAGTAAAGCTCCACCAGCCCCAATCGTCAGGCCATTCTCCTTCATAATCTTCCATGCGTTTCATGTCTTTCTTATCAATTTCACATACTTTATATTGATCACCAGAATATGTTGTAGCAAAATCTACATTAAGTTCTTTAAACGCTTTTTCAATATTGCCACCAGCAAGGATCTCAATCTTCATTTTTACATTTCTCCTTTACCATTTTTAGAACAGCTAGAACATCACGCTTATGAATATTATTTTCCATCCAATCACAATAATCAGGATGCGCTTTATAGATGTCTATGAGCTTCTGCCCACTATATTTACCGAATGGTAACACATATTCTTCTGGGTTAATAATTGTACTTTTTGGTTCAATATATCCTGTAAAGTCCATTGTAAGACATTTGCGACTTGCAAGGTAATCGGCAACATGTAGCATCCTAGAGAATCTATCGTTAGGTTTTGGAAGAACAACATTGCTTTTCCTATCCTCTGACCACTGCCCCATGTGCTTAGAGACTACATCAGCGATAAATTCAATTTCCTCATGATCTAAGTATTCCCCATCATATTTTCTAATTTCATCTGCCATCAGTAGTGGATGATTAAATCTTGTATATTTAGAAGTTTCATAATCTTGTTGAGAACCACTTTTGCGACCATCGTGCAACAATCCAGCTACACGCATTAAATCCATCTGTCTCGTAGTAAGCTTACTGTTGTACTGCTCAAGCTCAAAAAAGAAATTTAAGAATCTTACAACCGCAATTTGATGACGCATAAGCCCGCCTTCTCCAAGACTATAATTGGGATGATATTTCCCGGTACTTGAAGCACCAATGTGCCATATGTAATCTGGCATATCTTCAAGTAGCACCATGGCAAATTCTTTAATATCTGAGTTCGTAATCGTATTTAAAAACGGCTGAACCAATTCTTTCTGATCATTTGTCATTATTTTATTTCCTCCAAATTAATAATCTTCATCATTAATATAATCAACAATTGGCCCCTTTCGCCCACAATTGTCACATGTTGCATTATAGTCTGTTAGTACAATATGCTTAATCTCTTTCTTGCTCGGCTTGGCGATCTTAATAAAACATTTTTTACAGAGATCCTCACTAACTTCAACACAATTTCTCTTATACACTTTTAATTCTCCTTAATCACAATTTCTTCGTCGGCGTATCCGCCATCAGTTGTATAATGTATTTTTTTAATACCAAGGTCTTTGAGATAATTCATGCATGCAGCGCATGGACGAGATGGAGAAAGCTCATGATTTAGATTTTCTCTATATGTCCATACTTCACATTTGCTAACATCAATGTCCATATATTTCAACTGCCCAAGTGCAGCAACTTCTGCATGTGTCAAATGAAGCGGCTCTGTATTGGTTGCAGAACAATCAAAATTTCTATATTTATTATATTTCTTTTGAATCGGTGAACTCTTTCTGCTATTGAAGCCTACACCTACAACTTTATTGCCACATGTGACAATTGCACCAATATGTACTCTTGGAAAACTGCTCATTTCAGAAGCGGCTTTTGCATGTTTAAAAAATTTTCTCTGTTTATTCGTCATTATCATCACGCAAACTATATATATTATTTTTAATTAGATATTTAAACTTTTCAGGATTGTCGCTAGGAGATTCTTTATTGTCAAGAATATGATCTTTATCAATAATTGCATATACTGGGATACCATTTAGGAACATATTTGAAATATTTTTTAATTGTTCTTCATCAACATCTTCATCATAACAAAAAACAATCTTGGCATTTAATCTTGTTAGCATCTCAACTTGATTTTTTGAAATCTTTGTGCCACCAGTACTTACACCATAATACCCCATGTCATACAATTGCTGCACAAATTTTTCACTTTCACCAACCCATACTGTCCCTGTATGTTGAATTAATTTTATATTTTGAAATAGACCATACAAGATTCTTGACTTTGCACATGGTTCGAGAAAAAAATATTTAGACATTCCACTGTCTGGGTCATATTCCATTCTTCTTGCTTTAATCCCAACCAATGTCCCAATTTCATCTCTAATTGGAATCGCAATTGAGTTTGTCATTGGATCAAAAGAAACTTCAAATAGCTTTTGTGTGCTTAGACTAACCCCATCATCCTCCCATAGTTTATTGCCGTAGGGTAGATAATAAGATAGAATTTTTTCTGGAATAGGTTTTAGCGGAGTGTCATCAAAGTCCTCTTCTTCTGTCGCCATTTGCTGTAACATTTTAAGTATTTGAAGAGATTCTGGGACTTCTTCTGGCTCTTGATAATAATCTAGTCCAAATAAATTACAACAGAACTTAAGAGCTTCAGGAAAAGAATAGTCTTCGTTATAACAAATCAAATCAAAGATGTCTGTTGTTCTTTTGCTGCTCGTCATTGTACGAGTGTAATTTACAACAGTTAAATTTTCATTTAAATAAATAACTATCGCTGATTTGTTATCTCCAGTTTTGTTCCCGCATGTAATATATCCACCATGATTGTGAATACTGTGGCATCCAATCTCCTGAAGAATCTCTGGCAATTTTTCATTGTCTAATATGTATTCTTTTAAAGATTGTACATCCACAAGTATTCACTCTCCTTTCTATATGGATATTATATGTCAATAATTTTGTATTGTCAAGAGGTTAATTTAATATTTTATCAATGCGCTGATACATCGGCAGCATGCAATAAACAAATATCGTTAAATAAAGGTTCACCAAGAAGTTTCCTATCTTTCTGCATAGCTTTGTCAGATTGCTCCCATGCGAGATAAGGCCGCATATGCCACTGAATAAGTTGCGCTACATAAAGATGTTCGCAAGGCATTTCGTAGAATAAGCTATTGTATGCCCCACAACGCTCATGGGAATAATAATGCGCATCTTCTGAAGGATTCCCCCTTGCATCATAAAAGCTTTTCGTAAAGATTTTTCCCTCGTCATGTAGCATTGCTGCATGTCTAAGTTCAGTGGACGTTGAATGCAAAGATGGTGTGTTACTATCAATATATTTTACAGCATTCCAACAATGATCTCCAAGAGATAAGGCATGATGAGAATTGTCTTGGTTAAAATCTTTCACTGATTCGATCCAATCTCTATCCCATCCTTTATAGTCCATCGCATTTTCAGCATAAACAACATCAATATCATCCCAACCTTCGTACCAAAAAGGTACGTTAAAGTTCATATACATACGTTTAATTACATGCTCTGGTACTTCCCGTTCTCGCTGTGCATTGCGTTCAAGACAAACTTCATAAGGCGTTGCCATAAGAACTGCAATCTTCTTACAAGGGATTTTATTAAGAGACTTAAGAAACTCCATGCGACGCTTATAGCTGATATTACAAGCGTCATAAATGGCGCTTTTTCCATAAGTAAGGCATCCTCGAATACGCTTGTGGAGCTCTTTAAATAAAACATCATTGTTTGTCTGATGGTTTACATCTCCGAACATTTCTTCTCGAAGTGCGTCACTAGAAAAAATTTCTGCATCATATTTTGCTGCAAGTTTTTTAGCTTGTTCACTCTTGCCGCTGCCAACCAAACCAATCATCATAAAGAATTTAGCCATTTCATCACCGATCTCTTTCTTTCCTCTTAAAAATCCACAAATAATCTACTAGCGCAAAATCCCTTCCATAGTAGTAAATGAAAATTGAATCTTCTTTTTCTGCAATATAAAGTCTACCATTATAACTAACGCCACATCTTTTGATGTTCTTAAGATGTTCCTTACTAATTTTATCAACATCTTTCTGCGACATTCCCCAAACGCCATTAGAATAAACTTCTATCCAGTTATTAAACTCAATCCCGTGCGACACAGAATCATAAAAGTGTTCCGTGTGCTCGACAACATAGTAATGATTGAAAAGTTTATTAATAAATCTGTTGCTAGGCTTTAATTCCCGATATGTAAGCCCATCTTGGCACGTCCCATAAAGCTCTTTTTGAATTAAATCTTTACGAAGGTTAATCATTTAATCACTAATCTCTTTCTTAATTGCAATCTTCATAATCTCGTACTGTACGCTATTTAATAATGTGTCAATATCTTTATTAGTAGGCCATTCGTCTTCCAAGAATTTATTGCACATTCTCTCAATATGGTTAATTGCTGCTTTTGCAATCAATCTAGCATCACCCAATGCATAACATCCACGCTTAACACTAATAAGATAGTCCGCCTTTTCAGAAATCAAACAATCTTGATAAGAAATGCCATTAATATATCTTTCAACATACTCTTCTATACGCAGTAAATGATGAAATTCTTTTGGCGAGTAACCAAATTTCTCAATATCACTGTGGTGTGAAGGCGATTCATGCTCCATTTGCTCATATTTTCTACGAGCCAACCCACACATAGTTTTAATAGCTTTGCAAGGGTCATAATTTGCAATCAATTCATTATTTTCAATTAACCTGTTCCACTCTTCTGCATATAAAGGATTTATAATGCAGTATGGAGAAAATAAGATCTCCAAAAAATTAAGGTTGCACTTACGAAACGTTTGTAACATAAGACGGATATCCTTCCAGTCAGTATGTGAGTCGTCTGCTCTTATATGTGTAGTGCTAATAGGTTGGCGGTTCATTGCAATATCTTCAAATGTTGGAGTAATAATAAGTTTAGTGTCGATGTCCGACGTGGGCGTATCCAAGCCATAATTACCACTACCTTGATAGAAGATCCCCACAATTCTATCCTCTGGAAAGTATTCGAGAGCTTCGTTATAATGCTCTCGAACACCGTCCATTATCCAATTATCTGAATGATAGTTCATTTTATTCTCACTCTTTACTTATAGTTGTTTTAAAAAAATTTCCAATAACAGCTAATGTACCACACACAACAGGAATTATGTCTGGCGTAAATCTAGTAGTTTCAAACAAAGTATTCAGTCCAGTTGCAACTGCGCCACCAACAATATTCATCAGGATCCAACCGCCAAACCAACCAGCACCGAAGATAATGATAGGTTCAATAATGCACAAGATGATAATTCCAATAATTAATTCAATACAATCCTTCATCTAATTCTCCTTTAATTATTATATTTTAGCAAATACTCGCGGCTGACATTTTTGAAACTATCACTACCATCCAAAGAACGGTACACAATACCTTCACGCATTACATCTGGATTCACCTTGGACTTGCCAGTTGCAAGCGCCTTAAGTTCCTCCATAGTGTTTGGCATTTGAACTTTTCCAAGAATGGGAACCCATTTCATGCCCATCTTTTCAATAATAGCTCTACCAATAATAGAATTATATCTTCCCCTTTCAGAATCTTTAAAGTTAAAAACATATAAATCATCTTCCTTGAGCTTCAGTGGATTGCCCTGAACAGAGCCTACGCCCTCGCCTTGAATGCATACCCATTTAAGCTTAGGAAATTGATTCAGGATATCCTTCAAATGCTGTTCGATATTGTACTTGAACGCCAAATCCCAATAGATGTTATGGTCATGGTAACACTCTTGCTTCTCGTCCTGCTGTCTTACATTACGAGAACAAACATAAAATTCAAACTTATTACGCCCTTTTCGTTCAAGTGCATAAGTACAAGAAGTGCCATCTAGCTTTTCTGTGGCAATATAAGTCTTGCCATCACCAATACGCCAAGGCTGATTTTCTACACGTTCTTCATCTGTCTTTGAAACAAATGACGGGAAACCACGAGGATTATCCTTCTTCTTGCCGAAGAAGAAAAACATAACCTTACGCCCCCAAGAACGGCGCATCATCCAACGTGCCCACTTCTTTTTAAAGATTTTCTGGTGACGAGCGGCCATAGATTTATATTTTGCATTAGGATCGCCATTGCTCTTACGAGCATTGTCCTCTTGTACTGAATACTTAATTCCTAGAATGTCAGTTACATCAGTCCCCTCTGAAAGCCCTGCCAACTCTTTAAATGCAGACTGTGGCATAGCAAGGCCCTGACTGATACAATTAAACTTACCAAGCTTCATCGTCTTGACCTTAAAACCTTTTGCACGAAGGAATTCAAATTCCTCTCTCTCAGGGACTTTGGAGTCAATCTCAATATAAACACAAGGATCGCCTTCATGGAATTCACCCTTCTTGCAAATGAGATTCCATCCAAGTACATTACACTGTTCAATATTATCAGCACCATCAATAGGACGAATGTTGGTTACATGCTGAATGTATGCAAGCGCTCTTTTATTATTGATAATCATTTATTAAATCCTTTCTATAATTTGGTACTATCAATTAAGTGATCTCAATCTTTCAATGATCTTTGGAAGAATCACACAAGCATAATCAATTTCTTCTTCTGTATTATATCTTCCAAGAGATACACGAATGCTACTTAGTGCCTCTTCGTCAGACAAACCAATTGCTTTTAGCACATGAGATGGGACGGCATTACCTTCATTGCAAGCTGAACCAGCACTAATAGCAATCCCAAATTCGTCAGCCATCGCAACAACATCTGAACCATGCACACCATCAATTCTAAAGTTCAAAATACTGTCTAAATGCTGCTTTTTATCTGTTGCCCCATTAATTGTTACACCTTTTACATTCAATAAATTATCCTTAATCTTCTTGGATAAACGTGCAATTTTTGCATTATTTCCATTCATATGGGTTGTCGTATCTTCTAGCGCAGCAGCCATAGCCAAGACACCAAGGACATTAGTTGTGCCACCTCTGATTCCTCTTTCTTGGCTTCCACCATTAATTAAAGGATGAATATGAATTCCATCTTTGATATAAAGGAATCCGCATCCTTTAATCCCACCAAACTTATGAGCAGAGCATGACAACATATCTACGCCAAGCTCTTCTACATTAATTTTCATATGAGGGAATGCCTGAACTGCATCTGTATGGAACAACATATGATTATCATGAGCAATCTTTGCTAGTTCTTCAATTGGCTCAATAACTCCAAGTTCATTATTTACCATCATACATGAAGCAATACCCGGACTAATACCGAAATAATTATTCTGCAATTCATTTACTCTTTTTTCAAATTTCTCTATATCAACCATTCCTCTATAATCGACCTTGAATTTATAGTCTGGATCAATAGAATGATGCTCAATGTTAGATGCTAGTGTAAAATCATGATTTGAAACCCATGAATTTGCTTCAGATCCACCAGAAGTAAAGTAAATCTCGTCAGGTTGTGCTCCAATTAGTGCCGCAATCTTTTCACGTGCTTCCTCGACCTTAATCTTTACTCCACGAGCATCCTCATATGAACTGTTTGGATTGTAATATTCGTCAAGATTGTCAAGGATAATATTCTTTGCGGCTTCACAAATTGGAGATGTAGCAGCGTTATCTAGGTAAATCATAATTAATGCACCTCGTCTTCTTCTACATCATATTCTTTTGCAATGCCGTCAAGAAACACCATCAAATAATCAGGATAATCCTCTACATTTTCATATCCAAGTGAGCCAATAATATTATAATTAAGATATCTCATCTTAGTGATAATCTCATATGCTGCATCTTGCTTACCATCGTTATAGCCCTTTTCATAGGACTGCTTGTCTAGATTATTGTAATCCATTTTTAATCCATTACCTCCTTAAAATTTGATGTGTCAATAATTTTGTATTCTTTAATCCAACTACATTTACTAAAAATGCTTTGTAGTATCTCTAAGCTGTCTGATTCAGCCCATTTGTGTTTTCCTCTATCCTTGTATATAATTATGTATTTTTTCATTTTCATAGTGTTACAACTCCTTACTTGTTTTATCATAAGCAATTGTAACACTATAATTTCGTATTGTCAACACTCAATTCTCATATTCCATTTAAGTGTTGCGAGTTCAACATTCTGATAATAAGGTGTTTCAACTCCGCAGTTAGGACATCTCACATATACTGCTCCATATCCAGTAATTCGCATATTGGGCGCATTCCCACAAAAAGGACAGGGTTTTAGCTCATCCATCTCAATTGTCCACCACATCAGTAACAAACTTCTTATATTCCCAATCAACGCACTGCTTGTTTGACAGCCAACCCGTCTTATTCTTGAGACAATTTTCTCTTCTGCTACAAGTCTCGCAAACATGTCCGAGCTGAAGATCATTAGCAAGGTCAACAACGTCTTCTCGCATGGCATCTGCCGCGTTTGTCGCCTCCAGTAGCTGACGTGTAAGTAGATCACAAGTATCCTTTGCCATTTTCTCCTGTGCACGAAGCTGCTCATTCATATCATCAATATAGTTTGCCGCAGAAGCTAGTAGCCGACACATATTGCACCAAAAAGAATTCTTGCATTTTCTACACTCATTTTCAGAGCACCATCTCTTGCGGCGAATAGTTTCAATCTGATTGCGCAGCGCTGTTGACATGTCATTGTTGTTCATTGTTTTTCTTCTCCTTTGTTGTTATTTGTATTTTTGTTATCTTCTGCTTGCTCTGGATTAACATCATACCCTAGTGTGCTAAACCAGTAATTAACTAGATTTTTGCTAATTTGTTCTCCGCCACGTGCATTCAGCTTATTAGCTAATACACTCATTTTTATGTATCTCATTTAACCTTCCCCTTAATACAAACTCATATTACTAGAATAACAGAAATATGTCCATCCAAGATGACTATCATATAAAGCTTTATAAATTCCACTGCCTTGCTTAAAATTAGCCTGAAATACGACAGAGGGCTCCATAACCCTTTCTCCGTCTAGCAATCGTCTCGCAATATCAATGCATCGTTCACTCGGCGTTAAACTTGCAATGTAGCCACTTCTAGCTCCTTGATACTGTCCCTGCTGATAAACAACATCGTAAATTGTATTCGGGAATTCTGGTGAAGCTACGCGGTTCAACACAACCTCGCCAACACACATCTTCCACTCATCTGACAGAAAATCACTTCCTGCCTCTGCATATATTACTTTTGCCAAAAGCATTAAGTCACTTTCAGAATATTGTGGCTGTGGTGCGGAAAATATATCTGGTTGATCTTCCGCGACCACTTCTGCAACTTCTTCATATGCAATAATTTCATCTTCTGGATCCATGACAAGCATTTCTTCTAGTTCCGGTGTCGCTGTACATTCTATGGGGATTTCTTTCAAAGGTTGTTTGCTGTTCATGTTCTTACCATCATTAATCGAAATTAAAAATAAAATTAAAATAATAAGACCAACAATGATAAGTAGTTTTTTACTCTTATTCATTTTTTACCTCGCAATAATTTTGTATTGTTCAATCTATCGTTATCATATCATATATTTTCGTTTTGTCAATTGTGCAAATTGCACAAAAAAAATGGGAGCCTAGAAAGCTCTAGGCCCCCTGTGGTCGCTGCCAATAATGGTCAACGCCAATGGAGCGGTAGACGAGGCACGATCTCGCAACAATCAGATTGGAAATCTGATGCTCTACCATTGAGCTACTACCGCATATTCTTACTTTTGTGTCAGCTTGTTAAGCTCCCTCTGTGCTTTGTTAATCAGGTTTGCATTTACAACTTCACTCTTGGCCTTTAGCTTCGCAATACGATTCTCATAATGTAGTGCAGTTCTTGTGTTCATAATATGTTCCTCCTAAAAATTAATATTTACATGGCAGCGGATAGAGGCTATGCTCCCCTACCTACAGATCCAAAGTCTGTCGTGCTACTATTACACTAATCCGCTATTTGGTTGCTGAGCTTCAGAATCGAACTGAATTGAGCTTGGTTATGAGCCAAGTTGAGATGCCAACCTCCCGCCAGCCATAAATAGCTCTGTCTTTATTCATCTAACCTGCACAAACAGGTAACAGAGCAGAAGATTATACCGGAGTCAAGTGGACTAAATTACAAAGAATAAATGGTGGGTCTGGGCGGTTACGCTCCGTCCGTAGTACGCTTAAAAGGCGTATATTCTACTATTGAATTACAGACCCATACTAGTTATATAAAATAATGGTTTTTGACTTCGACAAGAACCAATTAACTTGTCGGACGATAACATTCATCCATAAATTCTATTGCATGCAATACTCCATTAAAATTGAGCAATTACACTGTAAGCTTTCATATTTTTTTATATTCATCTTTTACATGGATCTTTTTATGGCACCAAGGACATTCAATAGACACTGCAATTTCTTGTCTGTCGCAATCTTCCATTTTAATAAAATACTCTTCAAAATCTTTATAATATCTACCAGTAGGCTCTCTATGAGCATCTTCATTCTGATAGGTAAATACGCAATCACATTTAGGGCATCGCTGGGTAAATATAGGATTATCAAGATCTTTTCCTTTACTAATTATTTTAATTGCCATAACTATTTCTCCTAATATATATTTTAATGAGAGCGGCCAGACTCGAACTGGCGACTAAGGGTATTCAATAGCATATCCCTTCACGCTATAAAACTCTACCAACTGAGTTACGCTCTCATAAAGCGAGGTTTCCAATCCTTCTTTATCATAACCAAATAATTCAAACAAGAGCCTAGGTGCACATATCTCTTTCACTATTTGCTATCCGCTGTGCTACGTGATGGAAGTGACGTTACCTCGCTGGAGCAAGTAGTGTGATTCGAACACACATTTCCCCAAAGCGAACGTTTCCAAAGTAGCGATCTTTTTGTATCTCAGCTTTGTTAAATGAGAGAAGACCAATTCTTCCTTACTTGCATATAATGTACCAGTTCAGCTTGATCTCGCCCTTAACGACTACTGGTGTGCCGCCCACCATACTTGTGGGTTTACTGCTTCTAAAACAACTCACTAACTACAAGCAGCGATAGCTAGTAATGTGGAGCAGGAGGTCGGATTCGAACCGACGTGAGCAAAGCTGGCGGCTTACAAAACCGCTCCAATCGACCGCTATGGGACTCCTGCAGATCTCTGTGTCTTTCCACAGCGTCAGCTATGCTTTGTTTGGTGGCGGCGCGCGACGTGCATAGCGTCCACATTTTTCTAACGCAACTTGAATCGAACAAGTATCTCCCTCTGATAGTGAGGGCGCTTTCCCATTAAGCTATACGATAATATAATTTTAAACACTGGCAGGGCGGCGTATCCTGCATCTCAGATTCCCTATAAGAGGAGCGTCGGGAGCCTTTCCGACCTCAGTGTTTCATTTATGTTTCAACAACCGCTAATGATTAGTAGCGATAAGCATTTACGCTTTGCTTAAAGCAATTTTTAATGAGCTATATGGAAAATGTATTAAGCCGCTCATTTATATGCCGCCACACGACAGGTCGGCAATCTTTGTTGTTGACTTTGATCTGGGAATTATGAAATCTCATAAACTTGGAACCAAGTTTGATGACTAGTTGGATGCTTTGACGGATCTAATTTTCGCTTTTTAATGAATTCCTTTACTTGTTCTTCTGGAAACCTTCTTAACATTGTATTTATAACATTTGTTCCAACATGAAGAATATCTGCCCATTCTCTTCCAGTATGGGACACACCATCTACCGTAGTCATTTTTGTGGTGGATTTATACTTTGCATTATTCGATCCAGTGACCCATCTACAATTTTCAGGGCAATAATTATCATCTTCTTTAATTCTATCAATCGTTAAATCGTCTGCATAACCATTCTCTAAAGCCCAATATTCAAAGGACTTTGGATTGTTAATCCATTCATCATAGACTTGAATTCCTTTAGCCCCATACCAACGATAACTTTTATCATGCTCGTTGTAGCATCTTTGGATCATGCCTTGGAATATTCCGCCTATTCTTTTGTTCTCCCAAGTATAAGCGCTAAACATTTTTATTGTCCCATTTTTATTGATATGAGTACATTTTTTTGCATCACCAATATGTCTTAATTGCATATTAGTTTCATATCCGCATTCGCAACATTTGACATGGTACAATTTATGTCCATCATTTGATTTAAAATTACATTCATATAAAATATCGTAAATGCCAATTCTAGTTCCTATTACGTCATTACTCAAATGTCATCACTTCTTCAGTGTAAAATTTAATGTGGTGCTCCGAGAGGGCCACGATCCCCCAACAAGCGATTATAAGTCGCACGTTTTGACCAATTAAACTACCGGAGCATAATATTGCAACTTTAGTAGTTTATAAGGTCGTACAGTTGCCACAAAGACCTGCGGTAATGATAGCAAGCGGAGCCGTGCATGACTCCATTTTATACCCATTCACCAGCTACTTTCAGCGAGTTCAAATTTAATCTTTCTCGATACAGGGAGCAAATCCTGCAACGGCTTTTATCCTTACTGGTTATCTGATATAAAATTTGCACTACTTACTATCATTTGGTGCCCGAAGTGAGCTACGATCTCACACGCCTTGCGGCACAGCTTTTTGAGAGCTGCATGTCTACCAATTCCATCATTCGGGCATATTAAAGAATGCAAACGATAGGATTTGAACCCACGTCTTCCTCGTTCGTAGCGAGGCACTCTATCCAACTGAGTTACGCTTGCATATTTGACTCTTAGGTCAGTCAGCCACACATTACTTAACGCATTCCATTTGTTCGCGTGGTGCAGGTGAAGGGCCACGATCCCTCAATCCCATCTGGGCGACAGATTTTAAGTCTGTTCTGTATTCCAATTCCAGCACACCTGCATATCAATGGGCAGTTTTCAGAGATGCCCAGCTCTGCTAGTACTCAAAAGTCTGTCTATTTCACATTAGCCTATTTTCGTACAAGTATTGCTACCATTCAGCCTTGTGGATAACCTATGGTCATTGAACTTGAAACCAAACCATTGATCAAGGATTTTGTAAAACTTTGTGGGCACACAATTTTAATTAATAATTATCTAAAATCCCTCTTTACAACTTTAAGACTTAAACTTTGACGAAAAAATAATCTTTGAGCATTGATCTCTGAACATTGATATTTAAACTTTAAGCTTTACAGTTAGAAAATATATGTACATCTTAATTTTAATCAATTTTAAGTCAATCCATATATTAGATCTTTTACTGTATTATTAGCATTAGTAAAAATATTGTTGAAGACCAATTTTTTTATTATTTCACATCAATGTATCGGTCAAAACCATCGAAGCAAGTCCGTTCTAGGTTTTCGAATGGCAGCAAGTTAGCTGCTTAATACTCGATATCAAGCACAGTCAGTGCGTTACTAACCGAAAGTGCAGCATCAACTTCAGTAATGAAACTAGAAATCTCGTTGTCAAGCTGCTCAATGGCATCCTTGACATCAATGGGATCAATGATGTCATAAGTGTTATCCTTGATGTACTGAGCACGAAGATTCTTCATCGCCTCCGAATCAACAGCCATCTTAGAATCCTTCGGCTGTGCCTGAATGACACTAAGAACATAATTCTCTGCTCTCTTCTCAAGAGGATCACCGCTGTTCTTATCAAGCTCATTCTTTGCTACAGCATACTGAGCTTCAAGACACTTCTTGAATGTGTTCTTAAACTCCATCCCATGGTTCTTCATCTCAATTGCGGTAGCAACTGTGTATTCGTTGTCACCAACCTTAACCTTCGTTACTGCATTAGATGCAACAACCGCCTTCTTGATTGCATTACGTCTTGCAATCAGATCAGACACCTTCTGGAAATCTGACTTCATACTGTTCTTGAATTCATTAATGGTCGCTCCATGGATCTTTTCATTAGAATGCTTATTCGCAATCACAAACGTGCCAGAACAAATTTCATTATTGATGCGTGAATCAATAACCTTAAGTTCTGCAAGCGCACGATGTACCGTCATCTGTTCCTTCGTTGCCATAATTCATAATCTCCTCTATGATTTTTGATTGTTGATTATTAACTATAATTTTGTACTGTCTAGCGTGCTTACATATTACCACATTACTTGTCATATGTCAAGTACATCTTGTGGTTTTTTTCTTGTGTATTCAAGCGGCTCAATCAATCAAGTTGGCTCTCTCTTGACTACATTCTGAATTATACCACAATAATTTCATATTGTCAAGAGGTATTTTCAAGAATTCCTACTGGAGTTTCAAATACACGACTGTTTAGTGCAATCAGATCTGCTCTAAACATATCAATTCGCTTATCAAAAGCACTATAATACTTCTTCATAAGCTTTTCCTTTGCAAGCATCTTGCCCTTCTCCTCGTCGTACACATCACCTTTCGCAAGCTTGACCTTAACCTTAAACTGCTTAGGCATCATGTACTTCTCACGAATCATATAACAGTCAAACTCATTGAGAAACTTATCAATCTTATTAATTGCATCAAGCTCAGTTCCTCTTAGAACGGCGAACGTTTCCTTCGTGTTTGGGTTGCTATAATACTGAATAGCCATTTTTTCTTTTGTCCTTTCTTTTTTAAATAATTTTGTATTGTCTTTTGACTTATGCTTGAATTATACCATATGTTTTTCTGTTTGTCAATAGCTTTTTTCGTTTTTTTGAATCACATATTGACTTCTTTCAACTATGCTTGGATTATATCACAATAATTTCTGTTTGTCAAGTATCAAATTCATCCATCTTGGCTCCACAATTTGGACAATAATTATCATTCGAGATAAAAACAGTTTCCTCTTCATGACAATGTGAACATTCCATTGTACCTTCTGTCGGAAATAGATTGTCCGGGTGATGAATCCAATGTGCATGCACTCCATCTACAGTTGGCGCTTGCATCAACACTCGCCTGACACTGCCTTTGTATGGCAGATCATTCGATAAACTACTTAGAGTCTCGTCAGCATCAATCAGCCGCATCTATAATCTCCTCCAAACTTGCAAATAGTAATGATCCATCTGAATGATCCTTTTGTTCAAACTTACAAGGCTCCATATTATTTAGCAAGTTACATCCTGAACCATCCCAAAAAACATCATGATATGTACATTTGGCGCATTTTTCTTTATTAATATGTTCAGTCATCATTTCTTTCGCAAACAATTCTCCTTTATGTAAGCATTCTCTCGCTTGAATAGATGCATCGACCAATTCATCAATAAGCTGCTTTAGGTTATTCGCATCACTATACCCATCATAATCGCAACCGATGTCCCATATAAATTGTAGCCATTCATCTACGCAATTTGGCTCACACATTTTACAGCCCGTCTGTTCATCAATCCAATATTTCATTTTATTCACTTAAAATCCTTTCAGCAAGCAAATCACAATCATAACGCGACACAGCCCAATTAACATATTTTCTATGACAATCTTCGCAATTACAAGTATCAGGAATTTCAGAATTATATCGACAATTATCACAATACATATGATTAATGTATTCGTAAATCAAATTAGATATTTTTTCTTTATTTTTTTCAAGTTCTTTTACTGGTGCTACTTCAATATATGAAGGGCAACTATTATCACAGAGAGCACAAATTCTATCTTCGCCACATATCATCATTTTTATCATTCTCCTTTATCTCATATTTTTCTATTAGTTCGTTTAATTTATTTAATCCATTCATAAAAATTAAACCGTTTGCATAAAGGTAATAACGTAGTGCTTTAAGTTCAGCGATAGGGACAGTCTCTATTGTAGGAAACTTATCAAGAAACGCTTTCTGCTTGAAGCAGTATTCTCTAACGGCAGCAACATTCATATTTTCATTATCTCTATCAAATATGATTACTTGATCGACCATATCAGCATCAATTGGCCTCATTTGTTTAATCCTCCTCAAATCTTTCTTCCCAAACAATCAACTTCAACAATATCGTTGTCGAGCACATCTGTTTCATAAAGCATCTCTTCTAGCGCATGAAGCTCGTCAAAATAATATGCGAGTTCTTTCTTTAAGTTTTCTATAGCTTCTTCTTTTGTTTCGCCATATCCATAAATATTTGTTAAGTCAAAATTATGATATCTATCAACATCATTAAATAAATAACAAGTATGTGATTGAAACTTTTCCTTTCCATCATTATGATGTGCAATTTTCATTAACATAGTTTGCTCCTTTCGGCTCGTACATGTCACAAGCACTTGTGTCCTCATAACACAAATGCCCAAATATAAAAGTCATCCCCATTTCTTTTTCTTTAGGGGTCGGATGTGGAATATCACAGCATAAATTCCAATCTCCACAACCAATATAATGCTTGCATGTCCCGCATTTGTCCATTTATCTTATGCCTCTTTTGTAAAAAATAGATACATAACTGTAACGCCATATATATTCTCTGCCATTTCAGTAGAAACTAACCTGAATCCACGATCACCCCAATAGTCCAGTTCATTATTAAGTGCTTCAGTTGCATAATTACTTACAATCACAACCCGATTATCAAAACTCATTTTAATAACATCCTCCATCTGGCGCATCTCTCTTATAAGATGTGCATCTTACTGGATCGCCATTGCATCCGACTTCATAGACACATTTGTGGCAATCTCTAATATTCATCGAATCTTTTTCCATCCACCTATTAATAGTTGCGTCATTCACACCAAGATAAAATCCATTACTAACATGACTTTGCTGAATAATCAACCCATCAATACCAAAATCGTTAATACAATGGATAAAAAATTCTAGTTCTTCCAAACTAACAAATGGATGTTTTCCATTTCGAAGTTGATTAAAAATTACTTTATTTTGCTCTTTTTGATCATTGAGCCAATCCTTATATTCATTTGACATTTGTTGATTGCTCCTTTATAAATTTGTTGCCTTAATGTACTATAATTTTGTACTATAGCCAGTATATCACATTTCTACGGTTTGTCAATATAGCAAGTTGTACAAACTACAGTTGATAATTTGGCGACTTTTATATAAAAAAATAACTCCCACTATATAGGTGGGAGTTTATGTATAATTAAATCAATGCATTGCTAAATATTATTTAATTAATACTATCAATCTTAAGACTACGTCCAAGAATCTCACCTTTGTTGGCTTTACATTTTCTTCTTAAGCACACCAATTTCTTTCCAAACATTTCCGTCCATATCTACTTCAAAGCAGATCAAATCATTCTTAGAACCAACTCTGTTCTTTACAATTCTTAATCCAACATAATTTTTATCATATCTTAAATCATGTTCTATTGGTTCTCCCCAAGTATCATCTTCACAGACATATACATAGTTTTGCTTATCATCTGCTGATAAATGCTTCCACATTTGCATTTGGTCAGTAACATGCATCATTCTCTTTGAACTTGCAATCTCCTGAGAATTTAGGTTTTCAATAGGGATATCATGCGCCGAATCTGTAAGCTGGAAGGTGCAAATACAATACATCTTTGTTTCATGGATCCACTCTGTAATTTTTGTAGCAGTTGCGGCTAACTTGGCAAAGTCCTCAAGTCCAGAACATTTGAGTGTATCGTATGCTACACCATCACATTTGTAAATTGTATTGGCTTTTTTAATTTCCATTTCAAGTACTTCATCTTCATAGCAAGAGCCGATGTTCTTAAACAAGAATTTGCCACTACTTTCAGATTCAACCCATTGCATAATTCGTTGCACCTTACGATATTCAGAAGAGGTTTCATAAATTCTCTTTTTATAAGACTCTTCATCTTCTGTGTACACGCCATTATCATCCATCTGTCTATAGATGTACTTTCCGTTATCATCTTTATATGATCCGAGTGCAATTTCTCTTTCTGGTTTATAAATATCTTTAATTCCATGTAGCTCTTGAATCTCTGGAGAATTAATGCATGTAACTAAGAAATTCAATTTAATGCTCTCTGCCGACATTTCGTTTGCAAGCAATAGAATTTTTTGCTTTTGAACAAGGACTAGATATGCGATAAGATAAACGAGATTTCTACCCTTACCGCTATTGCTCAAAGCTCCTGTCATCAAAACGTTTCCGGGAAGCAATCCTCTATAATACTTCTGAAGATATGGCCATGGCCCAGCAACGCCCATAGATGGCATGCATAGGAATTGATCAATACATGAAACTGCGTTTTCTGTAAGAACAACAGGTTCATCAATTGCTTGTACTTTATTAGCTACCTTATCAATTCGGCCACGAACAATTCTACAAATATCATCTGGCGTTAATGCATTGAAATTCTTAATTGCCAAAATTTTTGATACATCATATCCAGTCTCATTAAAAGCCCTTAGCAATGAAAACTTTTTAAATATTGAAAGATAATTCTTAATATCATGAGGGTCGCTCATTGCCATTAATTCTTTAATTGTCTTATATCCACCATACTGTCTATATTGTTTAAAACGTTCTTTAGACATGCTACAGAACGTATTAATTTTCAATTCGGTAAAATCTTCAGAATATGAAACATAATAATCAGAAAACAACTGATAAAAAAACTCACATGCCTTGTCCGAAAAATCATATTTTGGGACAATTGAGGTTCCATATGTTAGATATAATGTTGGCTCTTTATAAAATGATCCAACTACCAGCATTTCGGACTGGCTATTAGTTAATTCAAGTTCCATATTTTCACTTCCTATCAAATTAAGTCTTCCAAAAGATCGCTAATATCCCCTAATCCATCATTCTGTTCAACTGCTTTAATTTTGCTATAATCAATGTTTACACTCTTTTTAACGCGATTTTGTTTCTCTTTCTCTTCTGATTCTTTCTTTGCTTTTTCCTTGGCTTTTGAATATTTTACATAATTGCTCATTAAAATAGCAAGATCATAGTTAACTCTTACCTCTCCGTCAATCACCTTGCCATGATGCTTGTTCCATGCATTCGTTTTGTCTAGTTCTTTCTGATAGTCCTTCCACATATCAAACAATGTTTCTAATTCAATTGGCTTGCACCGTCTTCCATTATATTTTCCAGATTGAATATCTGCAATAATTGACCAAAAACGACGACTTAATGCCCCAACATCATAATGTACAATTAAATACTCATTAAATTCGTCTTGAACAAAACGATGCATTAATTTCTTTTTTGCTTCTGATTCTAGTTGATCTAAATTCTGTAAGGCATCTGAATAAATGGACGAGTACCTGTTATTTTTTAGTACTCGCCCATTACACATTGTTTTAAAACATTCAGTATGATAGCTTTTCTGTTTGTAAGAAACCATATGCATATCATTCTTTGTCAAAACAATATCTTCCCCACAGAACGCGCATTTTCTAATTAAAGTGGCGCCCATTTGTTATGTCTCCTTACTGTGAAACTACTTCAAGAATCTGGTTTAGAAGAGCAATGTCTGTAACCTTGGCGAACTGGTCTGGAAGACCTGCTTCCTTTAGGGCAGCACGTTTGGCTTTCTTGTCTTCAGGAGAAAGAGATGACAGAACTCCCTTAATTTCTGCCTTAAGGTTCTTGCATTCTTCGTCTTTTCTAATTTCCACATCCAACTCGTCTGTTTCCATTAGATCCTCTTTATGTGAATTATAATAGTCTTCCTTTTCTTTTTTCTCCTGCTTTGATTTGCTCTCAATATATTCGTCTGTTGCGTCATGAGACTTAATAGAATTCTTAATTGCATCCTTGACAGTATCAATATAATTCTTTGCAGAAACTTCTACTCTGTCAGCAATATCTTCAAATCTACCACCTGCATCAATATATCCATTTCCACGAAAGTACATCCATCTGCTAACACCATCTACATGTCCATCAGTAATTTCTCTTTCAATAACACCCATCATACAAATATCTGCCTTGTTAGCAAAAATTGAATCATAATCTGTTGAAAGATTAGATGTAAGCATCTGATATTCATCGCCATTTTTCTCTTTAATGTCCTTAATCTTAGTGTGGCCAATAAATACTAAGCAGTACCCACTAGATTCTAGTCTGGTAATAACAGAATTAATTAGCTCATCCACTTTTCTACGCCCAGCTCCATAACCTCCAAAACACGCATTAAATTCATGCTTAGTGCCAGACTTCTTATAGTCAAGACGCACAATTTCCTTTTGAGCCATAGAAATCCATTCGTCAACAGTATCAAATGCAATAATAGAAAACGAATTTTCGTCCTTATTTTCTACTAGTTCGTCAACGACTTCCATTAATGTAGACCAATCTGGACAATCAGCAACCATTAGATTGTCGAGAGCAAGATAGCCTCTCTCATTTCCACAGCTAATTAATAGACCATGACTCATGTCGCCATATAATTCTTTAATTAAATTTGCAAACAATGTAGTTTTGCCCCATTTCTTTGGCGCTCTCCAATAGTGGCGATAGTTAGTAATATCTACTGTTACCTCATTTTTCTTCCATAAAGCCATAATAATATCAGTCTCCTTTACCTTTTAAACTATTTATATATTCATCTAACTCTTCTTGTGTGATATATCTTTTTTTGATTGCATCTTCCGCATACAACCAATGCAATACCTCGCCTGTTTGTGGATGTTTATGCGTATAATTTTGTTTGCCTCTACAGCACTTTGTAATAGAGCTTGGATCAAATCCATATAAATTTTGTACTTCTTTTGCTCCCCAAAAAATTTGATTTAATTCTATACAATATATTCTTCTACACTTCCACCAATTACTCCCTTTACGAGAATCACTCATCTTTTGCTTTGCTTCTTCTGTGTGATGTTTTCCGTACATTGGATGATTGCTTGAATTTATAAATCTTTCTTTTGCTTTTTCTGATAGATTCAATTTTTGTTCATCTGACAATTTTTTACCTAAACTGGGATGTTGTTTTCCTATCCATATATGTTTGCCTTTAGTTGTTGGATTTGCCCAATATAATTTATGTTTTTCATACCATTGTTTATATGTTTCTTCATCCATGCGTTCTTTTGGAGAAACTTTAAACTGGGGATTATTCTCGCCTACTAATCCTACTCTTCCATACATTGGATGATTATTTGGATCTGAAAGTCTTTCTTTTGCAGCTTTTGATATCTTTTTTCTTGTTTCTTTACTTGGAGTCCATCCTTGCGTTGTTCCTCCACCATAAACAAAATTATACCAATTGTTAGATTCAACAGCATTAAAGAAAACACTATAATTATATTCCTTTTCATTTAATTCTTCTGCAGAATAAGCAATATCAATTACATTTCTTACAAAATTTTCTTTTCCATATTTGTCAATTGCTTGTTTAAATGCTGCACCACTACCAAGATATTCTTGCCAATTTCCATAGAATTTTCTTTGGCCTAAATATCTTTTGCCATCAATCAAATTCGTTGTGATATAAATGAATCCATATGGATCTTTTACTTCCGTATATATTGTATCTTGTAGCCCATCAACGGAAGAATTCATTTCTTTTAATTCTTCCATCTGTCATCACTTCGCTGTCTATAATTTAGTATTGTCTAGGGAAGATTTAATTCTTCCCTAGACTTATGAATTCTTACCATGGCTCATCTTCATCGTCAGATGCATCGTCGCCCCAATCATCATCTACATTGGATGTTGACTCTGCCTTACCAGTGAAATCCTGTTCTGCTTTCTTTGATGCATTTACCTTCTTAATTGCCTCATCAATTGCCTTTTCAGTATATGTGTCTTTGTCAATAGTTGATGGCTTTGCACCTGTAATAATAAGTTCTCGATGAGTCGGTGCAAAAACTCTCTTATTGTCCATATCATTAGATTCGCCCCAGCAATCATCATCTTCCTCATCATTCACGTCTTCAACATTATTAACAACATTGATATGCCCATGAACCTGAATGGAATTATAAGGCTTTAGCCCACTGCGCATCTGCTTTGCGAGCTTTGCATCTTCAATAATAAATTCAGCAGACTCAATAGAGTTATAATTTACAATCTTTGCATCAACTACGAATCGACCGGTTGGTTTGTCGTTTTCTCTTTCCTGATCAATACCAACAAAAACAATCGTCTGCGTAAAATCATGAGCGGGAGCATAGTCCTCCGCATCAAAGTCAATATCTTTCTGACATAGAGAAACCTGTGTTGGAACAAACTTTGTGGTACGAGAGACTTCTCCATCTTTGTTAGTATAACTGCCAAATTCTAGATTCCCTTTAACAAAAACGGAATCACCATCATTAAGATTCTCATTAATATATTCACATACATCATATTCTGTTCTATAATGATTGTCATTCTTGAGCTTTCCATTATCGCCCGGAACTTTCTTAAGCCCAGTCAGTACACCAATCATACGATATCCCTCTGGTGCATTCTTAATTCTATCCTTCCAAGCAACGGCCTTAACGTCAGTCTTGCCATCTTCATCCTTCTTACTAAAATATACCTTATCGCGCGGCATACCATTAAGCGAAGGATAAATTGTCTTCTTGTCTTCATATTCTACGCCAAAGTTAACCATACGGAAATCCTTGCCTGTCTTGGTCTTCTTTTCTGTATAGAAGTTATCCTTCTCTACTCCGCTTACAATTCCTCTAACCCGAAAGGTTCCCTTGGTTTGTGGAAGTTCAAAAAGTTTGTTTGCCATGTCTTATTAGTCTCCTTTTCCTATAATTTTGTATTGTTTAATAAAATAAAAATTAATACCTATAATATCTTTCATCCATGACCACATTATAATATGTGTATTTATCTAAAATGTCTTTCCCTATATTCAACATATCATTTTCGTGCTCACAGCATGGACATTTCGCTTGTATATATAAATACTCAATATAATTATTTCGTTCATCAACCTGAAAAATTGTTCCACATTTCTGGCATTGAACATTGACGCTCTCTGATTTCATTCATTATTCATCCCCCTTTCTTAACAATTGAAAAGACTATAATTTTGTATTACATCTCATTACGATTGCATTATACCATAATAATTGTGTCTTGTCAATCTTTTTATCAGAGAGCGAAAAATTTTATATTTCGATTTTAATTTGCATGGACTCCCCTTTGATCATTGCGTAATTTCCACTTACCTCAATGTTTGTAATTTCATTGTTCCATAAAAAGATTTCATTATCTTTCAATTTAACACCAATCCTTTCTCCATCATCAATAATATGGAAAATTCCCCTAATTTTTTGATTTCCATACCAATCATGATGTATTGTTATTTCCCCATTCTTACCATTTAGATTATGTAAGTCATTTACAATTTTCTTTTCCATAAAATTATGTCTCCCCTTTTGTAATGTAAAATAATTTACCTTTGCTTCTCTCTTATACAAAAATTATACAATAAAAACATATGTTCGGCAACTACTTTTTAATTATAATTTTGTATTGTTGAACAAAAGAAAATTATAGACCGCAATAATACGGCCTACACCAGACTTGCAAACTTGTTGGCAATAACATCAACATATGAATTTAACTTGTATCCATATTGCTGTGCCAATGCTTTGCCTTCCTCTGTATATAAAAATTCTCTTAGCCCAAGATTATTCTTTTCCATTGCTTGTTTAATTTTATATAAAAGCCCTGACGCCGCAATTGTCTTCATAGTAAGCAATGGCAATCCTACGTGCTTCCTATATGTCTGAATTCTTCTATATACCCAACGGAAAAACTTATCATCAGAGTCTACTGTATACGCATTATCCATTTCCTTGTATAAACAATCATCTCCAATTAGTTGTTTAACTCTAACAGTTACCCCATAGCACATATATTCTTTTTCTGCAAATGCCTTGTCTAAATAATTATACAATTTTGCAGATAACTTTACTTTTCGTCCGTCTTCAAAACAAATATATTGTTTGTCTTCACTTATCATACTTCTCTTTAACGCAACAATATCTTCCATGCTTTTTCCACTAATGCCTTCCCATAGTAACTCCAGCAACGCCTTGTCTGTATAGTTGTATAATTCGTCTTCTACCTCGTCAAACTGTTCCCTTGTCAAGAACTTTTGTTTAATTATATTTTCATCAAGACATTCTTGCAGCATGGCCTTACTAATATTTGCGTAATTGTTTTCCATGCCAAAACCATAATGCATACAAAACGCTGCATAGCTTTTTAAATACACATTGTAATTCTCAAGCACGTGCACAGATTTCGCTTTGAAGCAACGATACATGGCCAGTATTTCTTCAATTGCAAAATTATTGCAATCTTTTTTATTTTGTATTTCATATTTATATATCTTGTTAAACATTCCAGTTAATGAAGTTTCATTAACGACTCTACTTCTCTTATAATCGTTTATGAATTGTATTTTAACCTCCTCATTATAGAACACATAATCACACTCCTTGTGAGTTTTTCATTTCTTTTATATTGTACAGTACAAAATTATCCCTGTCAAATGTTATTAAATCATGTCGTTCAAAATATTTGCTGCTTTCTGTTTTTTATCTTTAGACATACTTGCATATCTCATGGTAGTAGCAATATTTTTATGATTTAGCACTGTTGCACAAAGATAAATATCTCCTGTCTTCTCATATAGATTTGTTGCGCAAGAATGCCTTAGTACATGTGGAGTAACATGCTTATTTGTAACATCTTTGCTATATTTCTCTAGAATCACCCTGATTCCATCTCTAGTAATTCTTTTCTTAAAACTAGAAATAAACAGCGCATCGGAATCTGTCATGCTAAAATATTTTTTTCTATCTTGTAACCACAATTCGAGCTGTTCCTTTACCTTATCTCCAATAAGAATATTACATGTTTTTCCTCGCTTTTCAATAACCTTGATAGTATTATTCTCAAAATCAATATCGCTAATATCAATTTGCGTAAGTGCTGATACACGAAGTCCAGTTGTAAGTCCAAGCATAATAATTGCCAAATCTCTGTTTTTCATCTTTGTGCTTGCAAGTTTGTTTACATTGTCTAGAATTGCTTGCATCTCTTCTTCTGTCAAATAGGCGACATCTGGTCTATCCTGAACTTTTGGACGCTCCGTTCTCTCCATTGGATTATTTGCAATATAGTTATTACTCTTAAGAAATCCAAAGAAAGTATTCAGCGCAGACCATTTTGTCGCACGAATACTGTCACTCGTATTATAATGCCCATGTGCGCTTTCTTTATTCTTCATTGCCGCAAAATATTTGTTAATATCTAGCGGAGTAACTCTCTTGTAAAAGTTATTTGGAATGTCCCCATCATTCAAGAATTCTGCAAATTCCCTTACATATGCAATATATCTTTCAACTGTTGTATAAGATTTTGTTGAACACATATAATAATAAAATTCAGAAAAGATTTTAGGAAGTTCTTTCAGTTTTTCTTGCATTTTTTTAGTTGACGCAATTTCCTTTTCAGTCCTGCCTGTCATTTTTTATCCCTCCTTAATTTTCTTTTTTCTCCATCTTACAAAAACAAACGTAATAAGAGCCCAGAGACCAAGAGCTCCCTTGAAGATCGTCGCAACTACCATAAGAGAAATGTACCACACCCAACCTAGTCCAATGGCATCTGGCTTTGCCTTATAACAGTCTTCTCCGTCTTCGACCCAGTGATAATATTGTTTGTCATTTTCATATTTTTCATTTGTTTTATTTACAACTTCTTTTGTCTTAGGACAAGTGACGCAAATAATATTGTCTGTAAAAGTACTAAGCGCGAACTCAAATTCACACATAGCAACATTACTGCGAATGCGGCAAATATTAGACTTCTTATTATACTTGACAAATGTGACTTCAATTTCTGGAAAAAGTTGAACGTTTGTCTTTACAAAATTGTTACATTTAAATTTTGAACCAGCATAATATCTAATTCCGTCATAGTCAAAATAATCACACATGATGCCATTATTCATTTACGTTACGACCTCCTCCATGATGTCAATCACTTCACTAAGCAAATCAATACATTCTTCAAGCTGTTCACAGCATTCTTCTGCCTTGCTATACCTGTCAGTTCCTTGTAGATTTTCTGGCATATTATCCAAGCATTCTTGTTCCTCATCACAAATATCTTGGATACGATTACTAAGTTTTTCAATTTCCGTGGATAGAATTTCTATTTTTTTTCTGCGTTGGTTGTTCATAAGGAATACCTCCATTCAAAAACTATAATCATTCATTTGTTATTATGATTATAACGCTATAATTTTGTTTTGTCAAGACTGTTCATCAAAATATATTTTGTGTATAAATAATATTCTGTTAATTTATTTAATTGCTTTTTTTAAATCTATCCAATCTGACTTTACTTCTTCATATTCATTACGATCAACAACTTCAATTGCAGCCCAATTTTGCACTTCTACATCAATATTCCATCCTTTCACTTCCATTGCATTTGCAATCGCGAAGAATCTATCTTCTTCTTTGTCGTCATAAGTAAATTCTGCAAGTCGTTGTCGAAAAGCTTTTTTACCTACATAGTGTATTTCCATATTAATCTCCTTTCAATAAAAAAAGAGGCCCGTTATTTACGAGCCTCAACTCCTAGCAATCTTAAGCCCAAGTTTATAATGTTCAATATTTCTCTTAATAGAATGCTTTCTATTCAGCAGAGAAAATGCAAGTTTATGTGCCTCAATTTCCTTTTTAATTTTATTCTTAACACCCCAAATCATATCACCAAGCTCACATTTCCAGCAGCTTGTATAATCAAGCGAATCTCCACCATCCATAGTATAAAACCACTGATTAGAGTAGAAATTCAACCGATGATACTTTCCACAACTATCGCATTTTTTGTAATACCACTCCCATTTCGCTTCATTTTTCGGAAGTTCCGTATAATAGTAATCGTATTCATCATACTCTGCATCTTGTGTTGCCGGGATGCGCCACCAGTTTTTCATAATTAATTTCCTTTCTAATTAAAAAGAGACTCGTTGTTCACGAGCCTCTTGCTTACATTTTTAAAATTTCCTTGAAAAGTGCTTCTGCCTTTTTATCTTCTGTATCGTAATATACAATATCCTCATGATAACCAGACTTCTCTACAAGATAACCAAGGTTGGCCAATTTTTCAGCAACATCATAAAAGTAATATTCTAAGTCTTCAGGATCTCCTTCTATAATAGTTTCTAGAGTACAAAAGAGACTGTTAGCCGGGAATTCAACCCCATCAATAATATAGTATCTCTTAGGAACCATCTTAATAATTTTAGTAATCATTTATCCTCCTTATGAAACCTATATAATTTCCCAAAATCTCTTAATATTCATCATTAAGATATAAACCAGTAACTTTTGTGTCCACATAATTATGAAGAATTTGTTTAACCTTTGACACTGCATATCCATAATTTTCCGCAGTAAGTTTAATTTCTACCAAATCGCTGTTGTTTAAGTAAATTGCAAATACAAATGTTTTCATTTTAAAGTCTCCTTACCAAATATGAAGCGGTTTATTTGCCTTTTCTACAAGATTATATTTACTTGAGAAATGGCTATTCATAATAAAATCTTCAAATTTAGATTCAGCTATTTTCATAAAAGTCTCGTATGTGTAGCCAATCATTGATTCCTCGAAACTGCCGCCACCACCTTCGGTATAAGGATAATTGTCTTTTCCGTATCCATACCCATCGTCGACTCCCCCGATGTACAAATCATAATCAAGCATAAGTTCGTTGCCGTTTTCTCTTACGATAAGGTCGAAACATAAATCACCAACAATTACGCATCCGATAAAATCACCGTCACAGACTTGATTATTTTCCATTTTTGCACAGTAATCAACGAAATCTTCTTCGGTAAATCCGTTCCAATTAAATTTCATTTTCCATACCTCCAAGCTTTAATTTTCATATTGGCGTACTCAACAATCTCGCAATATTCTTTGTTAGTGATTCCATCGTCAAATGCTGCATGTTCTTCGACAATTTCTATTAGTTCATCAATGTCCTTTGCTTTGTCAATTTGTTTAATATAATATTCCATCCTCCACCTCTACTAAAACCAGCAATCATACTTTTCTGCGATATCATTTGCTTCCTCAAAAGAGGTTGCGTATCCATAAAATCGCTGGCACCATTTATTTGTTTCCTTTTCTAAATCTTCATTGCTGTCTAGCGGATTATCTTCTTTCCATGTTGTCCATACGAAATCACAAATCTTTGCTGTTACAACACAAGTATCTTCATTCCATATAAGGATAACCGGCACTCCAGTAACAGGACATTGAAAATCAGCACTTACATAAATCATTTTTTCTTCTTCCTTCTTAAATTTTCTTTCTTCGGAAAGTTTTATTATCAATCAGCACAATGTGCCCTTGCTCAATCTTTCTCATAAAACTATTGAACTTCTTTTCATCTGTTTCTGTTGTATTGATTCCAATGTCGCCAATGTATTCAGTGTGTAGAATTTTATAGCACTTGTTCTTAAGTTCTACCATCATTTCCTTTCTTGATACTGGCTTTCCATTTACATAATATTGATATTTGTTCATTCATTTTCCTCCTTAATTTCATTCCCCCAATTATCCCAACCATCAAAAGATTCTCTGGCAAAAAGTTCGATTCTGGGGGAATAGCTTACATTTTCAATCATTTCTCTCATTTTTATAGGCTTACGACTATGCTCTCGTTTCGGTTCAAAAAATGCCGTAACTCCCTGACAACGCTTTCCGTTTTCATCTAACTTATATGGCAAACGCTTTTTTGTTGTGGCGAATAAACAAGACTCAGACAACCCTCTGTAATACTGCCCAAGCCCTTGCCTATCTTTAACCCATGTAATCATAGTTATATATTCAAATCCCCATTGTTCAAGTAGCCACAGTCCGTCTTTGAGGAAATTATTAGTTACCCACATATAAACATGACAACCATCTGGGTCTGCCAATTCTTTTATTGGGAGCTGTGCAATATCTTTTGTCTTCATAAGTGGATAGTGTCTATCTGCACCACGTTTGATTTTGCCGCCACCCTGCTCTGCCCAAGGTGGATCCATATAAATGGTTTTGTACTTATTCCCAGTGTTGTAAATATCGACTGTCATAAATTATGTCATTTCCTTTCTGTTATTCGTTAACTAGAATTACTGCCTCACCATCTTCAAACTCTTTTCCACATACATCACAGAAGCGGCCATGTGGATCGTCAAAATTCTCTGTTGCGTCAAACCATTGCCAATAATCAAATTCTGCTTCCTTGTATGTGTCATTTGCTTTATGACATTTTCTACAAATAATCACTAATACCACACCCTTAAAATAATTTTGTATTGTTAGTGCTGAATAAATTTAACCGCTTCAATTCTCTTGTCCCAACATTTGCGGCAGCTACTGCACGTAATTGTCTTATCCTTTTGATTCGGACAACTAGTAATTTCTTTTGGGAATTCAGGATTCAGAGTTTTGTCTTTAAAATCCACATATGCAACAGGAAGACCAAACGGATTCTCTACCTTCCATCCAATATGCCATGCAGAGAAAATAATATTGAGATTGTCTGGCAGATCTCCGTTCTCAGTAAGCCACTTGTTCACAATGCTATATTTTTTCGTGAACGACATGAACTTAATATCAGGAAATTGCCTTGCAAGTTCGACCATTCCACAGAAGAAATCATAATCGGGTACATCCCCAGCATCAAAGAATCTAAATAGTGGAAGCGGATTATGCTTCACCTTGAACGCAACCTGTTCCCAAAAATCCTGTGGATCCGTGTTGTACAGTCTGAGATTTCTTGCATATACTGCCAAAACAGAACTCATTTGCTGCGTTCCCTTCATACAATAGCAACCGCCATGTTTACAAGGTGCGTCCTCACGACACGTACAAGTTGGAAAAGCCAAGTCGTTGCAGCATCCACCGGTCTTTCTGTTTGATGTACTCAGATGCACTTCATTTGACTTGTTGGCAAGATAATCAACATACTCTTCTTTAGTCAAGAATTTCTTTTCTTTTGTCATAATATTTCTTCCTTTCTATTATGCAATAATTTTGTATTCTTGTCAAGTAAAAAGGAGCCATGCGGCTCCCTTAGCAATAAATATTTGCAATATGAAATTCCGTTACATCATCTCCGTCCTGAAAATGATTAGTAATCTTTGCATACATTCCGTCTTCCTGAATATAGCCTTCTGAGCTCCATCCATTCTCTTCTGTATCAATACGCAGTTCCTCTTTATACGACTTAAACAAGAATTCCCTTGCTTCAAGCACTGTATCGAATAGATACACAGCCGCGTCAGCATCGAACGAATAAGTAAATACGACAGCATAATCTTTCATTACTTTACCTCCAATTGATTACACCCATTGTTATGAGTCTTATACGGTTGAATTTCATTTCCGTCCTTGTCTTCGTCGCCTTCAACCCACCATGAATCCCACATATTATAGGTTTCACTCAATCTTTCCATCATAAATTCTTCCAAAGGGACATCTTCCACATATGCTTTATATTCAGGATCTTCAATTGTTTCTACGCTATGCCATTCGAGATAATAATCATCAAGCATATCAAGAATTTCTTTTTCAAGATGCTTATATGCGTCATCCCATTCAATACATAGTTCCCTTTCAAAACAATTTACCCAATATCTTGTTACCATTTAATTTACCTCCTCAAAATCCATTGTTTTTTCTGCAAGCACTGCAAGCATATTTGTGAAAGCTTTTACGACTTGACTTAGAATCTTCACCTCTGCCCATGTTCTATCATCCTGAAATTGTACTGCATACCAACCAGCGCCTGCGTACTTGTCAATTCCATATAGGTCGTCATAATGATACCCAAGATATGTCATGAGCATATTAAATTCATTTTCAGAATTTACCTTATAGGCAGTCCAAAAATACGGGCCATCCTCTCCATATGGAATATCAAAATCGAAGTGACGAAGATTAATATCCTTGTACTTTTCTGCCTCATAATTCGCACAATCAATTTTGCTTGCGAATTCCTTCCCGTCAAGTGCTTGATAAATAGTAGTTGTCTTTTCAATTGTTTTCATTTTCAAATCCTCCTTCTAATTAAAAGGGGCTTTACGCAAGCCCCTTAATAATAATTTTGTATTGTTTACCAACTGCTCACGTAATAAACCATTTGCGTTTCAAAATCCGTTGTTTCAAGAACTCTTTCAACAATTTTGATGGTATCTACAATATCTTGGACATACCACTGATCATAGTCAGTTCCTCCAAAGAAGAAGCCGCTACAAGATGGCAGCAACTCTTCGGCTACAGAAGAATCAATTACAATTTTGCCATCCTCATAAATTGGCTCCCATTTTCCATCAATAAGACGCTCTCCAGTTTGAACTTTTGCATATGTCATCACACACGACTCAAGCACCGTCTTACAAGTATCAAGCAGCTCTTCGAGAATTTCCTTTGTGCATTCGTGATGATAAGTACAATCGTCCTCGCCGTCCTGCACATGATTCACTAGCCATGCGTGGATCGCGTTTGCCTTGCGCCAATAACCAACCTGCTCCATGATTCTGTTATATCCGTATTTGTGCTCTGTGTCCCAAGTAGAATAACGCTTGATATAGAACGGCTTGTAGAAAGCAATTACGTCCTTGCTAGGCATTTCATTTCCGTCAATGCCAGAATATTCCTCAAAAGTACAATCCTGCTTTGTGTTCTTCCAATCAAAATAATTCTCAATTGCATTTACCTCATTTGCAGTAGTGTTCTTATAACGAGGCATTCTGTTAAGATAACCGTCAAGTCCCATAGTAAAATCCTCCTTTTATCTTGCACAATTGATTGCAATTCTATTTCCTGTTACCAAGTCTTTTACATATGCGGAACATCCTCCGTAAATTCCGTAACAATAATAGAAGTTTGCAATTTCTTTTTTGATTACAAAACCATCATCATGTGATTCGAGATAGATTGTATAATCATTATTGTTTCCAATTCCGTTCGCATGATAGCAATTCGAGAACTTAAATCCAGACTTCTCAACATCTTTTTTGAAATTGACAATCAAATCACACGCTCTGTGGTCGCAATAACAATAGCTCTTGAAAATTTTTTCATTGGATTTAATGTGTTCATTGAATAGTCTATTTATAATAGACATACACTCGCTTTGTTTCATATATAAACCCTCCCTTTATTTATAGTAACCACCAATACAATAAGCAATGTAATCAGCCTCCATTTCATTGCCTACTCTTGCGTAATGAACCCCTTTAGGATCATATACTATAAACATTTTTAATTCCTCCTTAATATTTTGTTTCTCTTTCATTCATTAGCCAACCAACACCCTTACTGTGATGCTCGTCAAACCAATGCCAAATTTCTTCTCTGTGAGTTCCCTTGCTCCAACTATGCCAATCAACGTCGAGGCATTCGTCCTCATCAATAGGCACATCTTCGAGCTCATCCCAGAGTTTTTCAATTTCTGCATCTGTCATGTTATTATTCACCTCTCTTAATAATTTCATAATTATTAGGAATATTCTTAGGAGAAAGATATTTTTGTTCACCTACAATCATCCAGAATGGACGCTTAAACTGATATGCTGCCGGATGTTTGACAAGCTGAATCTCCCTTTCATTAAAAACACATTTAATTACACTTCCAATTGGAAGCTTGGAAAGTGAGTCTGGATTTTTCTTTGCATCCAAATTCTCATAGCAACGCTTTCTCCACTCCTTTGCATATTCATATTCAGTTGGAGTCAGTAGATCAAGAATTGACTTCGGGCATTTGCTTTCGCATGGCCCCATGCTTTCGTCCATGTCCTTATATGCAAAGTTGTAATAATCTTTGTTATCTACGCTGGTTAGAGTAATTGCTGCAAAAACTTTACTACGCTCTGGCTCTGTTTCCGTTGCAAACATAGTCTTCTTTACTGCTGCATAATGCACACTGCCAACCATAGCAGACTTAAGCAATTCATATTTGCCTACAACTTTATTCCCCTTCAATGACACTGCATCTGTTCTAAACAGCTTGTCACATTCTGCTTTGCGGTCTATAAATGGCTTTCCGTTTTTGTACATTGGGTCTACATGATAAGAAGTCCAACCCATATTAATTACCTCCTTTTGTGGTAGGGTGTGGCATTAAGCCACAGCCCCTACCTTTGCGTTAATAAGTTTAACAAACTCATCCATCCACGCGTGTCCGTCCATAATCTTGCTCCAACGGTTCTCTTCGTAATTTGCAGTATTTCTGTTCGGTGCACTGTGTCCAATCATATCACTCATGGCGTTCACAGCAGCCCATGCAGTTCCCTTGAACTTTGCAATATCAGGCATAAAATAGCAGATAGAATAATTATCTTTGACTTTCTGAATATTTGCTTTCTTGCGGTCGGAATCATTCTCTGTTACAGGGAACATCTGGTCAAGGATTTCATTAATCTGCTCATAATCAAGCTTGATATTTGCAAGTCTGTCTGCTTCTTCATTAAGAGCATCCATATACATATTCGCCATACCAAGACAATGTTTCGCTTCTGCAAGCTTCTCGTCAAGGTTTCCAACATGCTTTGTACTCCAAGAACGCTGCGCTGTATTAAGTGCAAGATTCAATGTGTTCGCGCACACGACTCGAATCGGACTCATACAAATCTTGATTGCCCCAGTTCCGTCATGAGAATTAGAGAATACCATATAAGGATCAACTTCATCATCAAGTACTTTCTTGGTGGGCATCTTCGCAAGCAGCCAAACCCTTTTGCCTCCGTTCAGAGAACCTGCGGTTTCGTAACGAACAACTCCATCTTCTGTTTCACCAACAATTGCGTCAGTAAAAGAAAATGCATCTGCATTCTGTACAATTTTATATCTATTTGTTACAATGCCGAGCACTGTTTTATCGTCGCTTCTTACATTTGCCTTATAGTTCTTGATTTCGGTTCCGTCATCCATATACACAGGAGTCTGCTCAACAGTCCAATCAAGCCCTGCAAGTTTAAGTGCTTCTGCGCTGTTAGGTGCGTCAGCAAGGATTTTACATCTATCCTGAGTTTCCAAATAATGCCAAGGCTTTTCTCTTACTGAAAACATACTGTCGTTCATTTCAATGCAATGTGCCATAATATCAATCTCCTTTTAACAATACATATTTTTTCTTGCTTTTCTTTTCGCTTTCATAATTTCGCGCTGTCGCCACCACGAGTGCTCTTCGTACTTCACGAGATACCAGCACTGCTTTCGCAAGCACTCTTTAGTTTTTACCTGTTTTACTGTCATGCACTTTTTATGCTTACGACAATAAGCACACACATTATCACTTTCTGCTCCACACATACACTGCATTACTTGCCTCCTTTCTTGCAATAATTTTGTATTGTATAAGACAAGGGACAAAAATCCCTCGTTCTTACATTGTTGCATTTCTTTTCAATCTCTTGATATCATGGTCATGTTTATCTACGGTTGCCTTAACAATGCCCATATCAAGAATAGCCTCCTCTAAGTCTTCAACTTTTTCTTCAAGTGTATCGAATCTTTTGTCCATTGCGTCGAATCTCTTATCAATAGCATCAAATCTCTCATCTATTGCTTCGAATTTCTCATCTATTGCCTCGAATTTCTTATTCACTTCTGCAAATTTTTGATTCATGCTATCTTCTAATGCATTCATTCCACGCATTATTGCGTCTACCACTTCTTGCAATTCTTTGTTTTCCATTTATACCAACTCCCTTTACTTTATTCTTATTATATCACCTCTGTCTTAAAATTCAATAGGTTACAATTTACAAATCCTTTTACGAAATACGTACAAGTCCACCAAATCTGTCTTGTACTGCAATGCTACCAAACTCGCTGAAATAATCAACTGTTGTATTCCATACATAGGCAAGCACATATCCATCACTAATATCTGCATTGTCCATATCCCACTCTTCATCATAATCAGACACATACAAGAAATTGTACATATCCATTTCCATTGTAGGAGTATGAATTACATGATACACAAGTGCATTATGTTCCTTTTCAAACTCCTGTACCTTTGCTGTGAGTTCTTTGTTACTGCTAAATTCGTACAAGCCTCCTGTCGGCTCAGTAAGCTGCACTTCATCTCTGTTTTTAAATGCCTTAATGCATGGAGCAAAGAGTCCGAGTGCTTCCATGCGTTTAATTGCCTCAACTCCTTTTTTCTTTTTCCCTTTTATTATACCTCCTTTTTTAAATTTGAGCAAAGCCCTTAATGATACCCACAACAAATTTCCGTTGTGGGCATGATAAAGGTTTCGCTTACTGGAAAAACAAGCGATCAGAAATCCTCTCTTTGTACGTCCATCCCATGGATACGAGCAGTTTGGACATTTCTGTAACGCTCACGCACTGGAATTCTCCCCTGATGGGCAGAGGATTGATGGGACACTTGATGCGGCAGATGTATTTGCCTTCCTCATAGCGAACGAGCAGGATGAGTTGGATTTCCCTTTCCCTTGCATATTCTTCACGAACATGGGCAATCTGCGTAGAAGTGGTGCATGAGCGGAAGCGGTTGACGTTACTCTGTAGCCACTTGCTCAGGTTGTCTCGCTTAGTGTAGATGATGGCGGTGTGGTAGGTGGGCTTGTCGTTTGCCTTGAGCAGAGCCATAGCGTCATCGCACATATGACGGTTGCAGCCTTTCATGCCATAGTACGGGCATCCAGTGCAGGTTTCGCTTCCAGTTCCACACAGAGCAAGAGCCTTCATCACATTTGCTTTATCCATTGTCATTTCTCCTTTGAATTAAAATTTGATTTCGCTTATGGAATGCCTTTCGGCTGAAATGGGACTTTTTGTGCAGAAATCCCTTAGAAACTGCTATTCAGTTGTCTTTCCAGCGTGGCGTATCGGAAAAATCACGACTTAATACGTGCCTGTTTGCCTTGCCAGATATTGAAGGTTTCGCTTATTTAATTCGCCATTCTCCGACGTTGTTTCCGTTGCTGTCAAAGAGCATACCATGCTCATAGCCGCAAGTGATTTTCGCGGGAATAGTTCGCAAGATTTTTTCAATCTCGCTTGCAAGTGCGTACTTGTCCATGAACGCATCCTTGCTTTCGCTTCTGAATGCGTCATTGTCAGTGAAGATTTTCACCTGAAACATATGTTATTTACCTCCCTTCTCAAGTTCAACCGCAATATATGTCATTGCGATTGCGTTGGACAGCGAGATGATGATGCCCAGAATCGCAAAAAATGTCGTAATTGCGGCACACCTCCACGCAAGCACCAATGTCAGGAATACGGCGGCACTCAATGCAGCCATGCAGAGGCACAGATTTTTCATTTCGCTTTCTCCTTTCGCTTATTTATCCAGCCAATTAGCAATAAGGCTATGGCAATAGTTATCCATTTGGATTTCGTTTGTGCAGCTTTTGAGATGATTCTCAATCCGTTCAGTGATAGGAATCCCAAATTCGGCAAGCAAACGGATCTTCTCGCGGTAGTATGCTTTCATTTTTGCAAAACTCCTTTTGGGCATAAATAAGGCACCCTTGCCCATAGAGCATGGATGCCTATTGTGTTATTTCTTCTTGCTGTCAAAGCATGCCATGACTAACTGATGTGTGCAGTAAATGGCACAGTGCTCACAGTTAAGCCACATACCTTTTGTGCAACAGCACTCACAGGAATATCTGAAAGCCCTGAGTGCTTGTTCTTTGTTCATGGCGTCATACTGTAAGTTTACGCCAATTTGCTCGAACTTGTTCATTAAAATACCTCCTTCTTCATGTGAATGAATGGAGTATGTTTATTGCACATACGCAAGCCCTAAGAGCCTAAGCCGCTCTCACTCTTTGCTCTGTTGATATTCTTTCGCCGTCAACAGTCGGCGACATGGTGTTTTGTTAATTGTTAGGGCACGCCATGCGTACCCATGTTGCTTATTTGGTATAGATATGCTCATCCCCATCAAAAGAGATGACATATTCTGTGTCATTGCACTCTACCAACTCAGCAGATTTAATAGTTTGTGCTTTGACATACTTGCCATAGGCTACAAACAAGACGCATACCACCACAAGGGCAAGCACACGCATGATATTCTTTTTCATAGCATCCCTCCCATCTTTTGGCAACTTAGTTCAGTGCATTTGCACCTATCCACTCACACCACGTGGAGGTGTTACCATGTGAGCATAAAGGGGGCATGAGCCCCCTATAATTTTGTACTGCTGGAATTAAGCGACAGCAGCAGCCTTCTTCTCAGCTTCTTTCGCCGCCTTCTTCTTCTCAGCAGTCTTTGCACGGCGAGCCTTGCGACGCTCTTCTTTCTCAGCTTCCAGCTCTTCCCATGTCTTAGCATCCTGTTCGGCAACGATGCCACCCATAGCAAGCTCCAGCTTTGCACGGAAAGAATTGAATGTTACACGAGTGCATACAGTGGTGCAGGAGTCCTCGAGCTTCTTAAGCTCTGCGAGCTTAATCTTTGCGGCTTCATAGTCAGAAGTCAGCTTTTCCACGTATTCGGCACTCATACCGTCATTGACTTCCTTAAGCTGGCTACGGAAATTCTTGACAATGCTATCCTGCTTAAGAGCCTCACCTGCAAGGGGCTTTTTGGTTGCAATGACGCAATCTGCGAGCACGTCAAGCATAGACTGATTCTTGCAGATAGCATGACCGTTGACGTCACCGATGCAGTCAAGAAGCATCTGAATTGCTTTCATCGCGTTGCTTGTGAGTGTTGCATCAACACTCGCATTTTCGCCCATGTGTGCAGTGTTGTTGCGTGCAGAAGCATAGCGATAGAGTGCTTCATAGGCTACAGTTTCGGCGAATTTCCAGCTGGAAAATTCATCCACGCCGACCTTTTCGGCATCGAGTTTCGCCTTGCTTGAATTGGCGATGGTCATGTTGTCCATGAGTGCATTTGCAATAGTTTTTTTCATAATAACCTCCTAATTTGTGGTAAGTCACAACCTGTTATTTTTGTAGCTATGTGCTACTATCTAAGAATAATCTATTGATAGTTATCCCCACATAGTAGCACACAATACAATGTATTATGTGCTATTGGTGTATAATATGTATATTGTCACTAATATTTATACAATACCCGTTCATGCTGTCACCATGAACATATACATATCAATCTATCACAATATAGTCAGATATCACCTATATTTATAGATAACTGTCCACATATCGCTATCGCCTCACTATTATATAATATCCTAATAGCCCTACTTTAGCCCCATGTGCGGGATATTGCTTGCCATGTGGGAACGTTGTTACCATATTCTCCTAAAAATAGGTAACTAATGATTATGCTCATATGTGCATAACAAGCCCATTTCACACAACGCCGTTTTGGCTTGAATCGCCTTTTTGTGGCAGGTTATGGAATTTTCAAGGATCAAATCGCAATGGGAATTTCTGACTTTTTCAAGTCGTTCAGAATTTGCCGAACGTGTTCGCCGTTTTGTTTTTGTGTGTGTTCCTCTTTGCACTCTTAGAATACTGCTACACAAGCAAAAAGTCAACAAAATAGATATTTTGCTAATTTCCTAAAAACATACTATATATAGTGATATGGGGGCACTTAAAACTACAAGATATAGTGTTTTTTGCCCGAAGACTATAGGGTGATTATCCTATACACTGACTCGAAAATGGCCCTAAAATGACCTTAAATTCATTATATTTTCCTCTATATTTCACATGTGTTTGCCATATCATAACTCGCCACATAAGCCACACAAATATCACACAAGTGCTACACATTTATTCCACTTCTATCTAAAACTGCATTAATTCTCCTCGCAAATAAAAGCCCACGTAACATTTTCGTAAAATATATTTAACGCTTGTTAATTATCCCAATCGTACTTTTAAGCAAGCTACTTACATGTGAACAGTACATTATTTTTTAGTTAACAATTACTTAATAAATAGCACTTTTTGCAATAATTTTGCAGTAACATTGTAATAAATGCACTATTGCCTTATAATATGCGTACTTCGAGTGACATATTAAGAATTATGTAGCCATATGAGCCCTCTCCACACTCACAATCCATTTCTCACCTCAAAAATCCCATATAAATGCCCACTTTCGGAGCATGAAACTATTTACCTATGTAGTTTTACTCTATGAGCATCACAACCTCTAAAATCATGTATATATGCCACATTTTGAACCATTAGAATTGATAATCTATAAATAGAGAATTGCTGGCAAGCTGCTTTGCACAGTTATATAGGCGTTTAACAGCAGGGGGCTCAAAAAAAACGTATATCAACTATGTAAATATATAATATTAATAATATAAATATATATAAATATAATCATTCTCCCTACTATAAAACTCAAAATGTATGCATATTGTTGTTAAGCGATCTTTGGTAAGGGGGTGTGGGGGATACCTTTCCATCGCAACGTTTCAACTTAGAGGCGCGTAGCAACGAGAAGTTGAAATGCTGGTGGAAAGGTAATCTTCCCCACTATAGTGTTATGCTTCTAAGACGGCTATGTAGCACGTTATATATAATTTATAATATATAATACTATCTATTATTAAATATAATAATATCCTATATAATATATAATGCATTTCTCCATTGCACTGTATCCACCGCTGCGCGGCGGAGCCTGTATTCCGTGCTATGCGTCGCTTCGCTCCTACCGCACGGTTGGCTTTTGCTAACTTCGCTACGCTCGTTAACAAAATCCAGTATTAGAACATGCACTCCTTCTCTTTTATTTATAGGTATTGACAAACTGGTTGTCTTATGATATAGTAGCTACAGTACAAAATTATAGTATATATAATATATAATATATAATATACGTTACATTGCTATTTCAGCTCATTTCTGATTTTGTACACGTTTTTATACCCTTTTTATTAAAAAAAGAGAGGCATTTAAACACATGTAAAACACATGGATGGACATTACGGTTTGTACAATTCGATGCGAAGCATCGGGGGGTGCCCCGAAAAAATCTAACCAATGTAAAACGCATGTGAATAAGAGATTGGCAATTTTTTAAAAAAGTACAAGTTTTTTAAAAAATACATGTACAAGTAGCAATCAAACACAAGTAAAAAGGCATAAGGAGGTAAATTTATGGAAGTCAAGATTGTAGATGCCCTACCGGGGGCAGGAAAAACTAGTGCAGCAATTAATTATATTAACAGCACACCGGATGATATAAGAATTTTATACATTACACCATTCTTAGATGAAGTACAAAGAATTATTAATTCTTGTCCAGAGAAAAAATTTAAACAACCAGAAATGCACGGATCAAAACTAAATGATATCAAGCAGCTATTTAATAAGGGTTATAACATTGTGTCAACACATGCACTATTTTTAAAATTTGATCAAGAGATTATTGACATTGCACGGAGCTATGGGTATGTACTTATTATGGACGAAGTTGCTGACGTTGTTCAGGAGTTAGATATTACAAAAGATGACCTAGATACACTACTAGAAAAGTATGTTGAAATTGTAGACGGACATATGCTTCATTGGACAGCAGAAACATATAAAGGGGAATTTGAAAAATACAAAAAGCTTTGTGAGCTTAACATGGTGGCTATATATGGAGATTGTGTCCTTCTGTGGTTATTTCCTGTTGAGGCATTTAAAGCATTTGATGACATTTATATTTTGACTTATATGTTTGATGCGCAGTTGCAAAGATATTATTATGATTATCATAATGTTGAATATAAATATATTTATGTTGCTGGAGATTCTTTGGACACATATCACTTCACAGACGAAGAAGTGATTTATTCTATTCCAGATTACAAAAGTTTAATTCATATTATTGATGATGATAAACTGAATAGAATTGGATTTGCTGACAATTCATTATCTAAAACGTGGTATTTTAGAAATAGAAATAATGATTGTATGAAGCAAATTAAGAACAATCTTAATACTTTTTTTCGTAGAAGAATGAACACTCCGTCAAAAGCAAATCTGTGGACAACATTTTCTGATTATAAGAATAAGCTAAGTGGCGCAGGATATTCGCGTGGATTCCTAGCATGTAACGCAAGAGCGGTTAACACCTATAGAGAATGCTATGCAGTTGCTTATCTGCTTAATAGATTTTTTAGTCCTGTGCTAAAGAATTTCTTCACACAGAATGGAGTGCGCGTGGAGGAAGATGCCTATGCTCTATCAGAACTAATCCAATGGATTTTTAGATCTGCAATTCGTGATGGAAAAGAAATTTGGCTCTATATTCCTAGCAAGCGCATGCGAAACCTACTTATTGACTGGATTGGCGTGGATAAACCAGAAGATTTAAAACTTGGGAAGAAGATGATTGAAAATTAAAACTGACAGTAAGAAAACAATAAAATCATATAAACATCCAAATGAAAGTGAAAAATATTATAACAAGTTGTTAACTCTTGGGGCACAAGAACTTGATAAAAAGGCAGGGGTTTATGGCATATGTATTAATGGAGTTACAATTTATGTAGGGCAAAGTTTAAATTTACTAAGAAGGCTTGCAGATCATTTATATTGGATGTGCAAGTGGAATGATGAAAACAATCCAAATACACAATTATATTTATTGCTACGTCAAGCTTTGCAAAATGATTGTTTAATTACTTTTGTGGTTTTTGTACATATTTCGGATGATTTTAGCTTTAAAATGAAGCAAGAGAAGTTAAATATATATGAATCAGAAATTATAAAAGGAAAACTTCCAATTGCAAATAAAAAAATTCCTGATGTGTTTGACAAGAATGAAAATATGCAAATTTTACACGTTGATGAGGACAATGTTAACAAATTTTTCTCTAATGGGTTTTGTGAATGCAGACAATTTCTAGATAAAGATTTAAGAAAAGAGTATTTTTATATTTATAATGAGCACTTTGACGAGAAATTAAAAACAATTAAATCATCAATAAATATTACAACAGAATTAGTGTATTTAGAAGAGAACGTGGAATGTCCTTACATAGAACCTATAAAAGATGTAGTGAAAGATAGTAATTACGCCTTTTATTGTGATTTTTCATGGATGTTTTTTAAATATGGAGAAAAATTACTTCCAAATATAAAAAAGAGTCACTTAGTAAGGCTCATTTATTTAGCAACTTTAGTTGATTATAATGGTAGACTGCCGCCAACAAACATTATTAAATCAAAATTAAAATTGTCTAGCAAATATTGGTCAGAATTTTTAAGAAGCATGATGGACAATGATGTTGTTTTTGAAGACAAACTTGAAAAATGCTTATGTTTAAATAAAGATTATTTTGCGAAGGGGAGTCTACAAGAAACGAACAATAATTTTGACTGCACACGACTTTATTGTAGTTTTATTAAAAAAATATATGAGTCGTATCATGACGAGAAAGCTTTTGTACAAATTTCATATTTGTATAGATTAATTCCTTTTATAAATCGCAAGACTAATATTGTATGTAAAAATCCAGAAGAACAAAATCCTGAAAAAATTCAACTTATTACTTTAACAGAGTTTTGTGATATTATTGGGTACAACAAAAGCAACGCAAAGAGATTAGTAAAAGATCTTAGCGCGTTAGAATATGATGGACAAAGTTTAATTAGATTTATTAAATCCTCTTTGTCCAAGTCTACTTGGAAAATTATTGTTAATCCTCGCATGTATTATGGTGGACAAAATGATAAAATATACAAAGAGCAAATTGCTCTACTGACAGATTATAATCCACAAGAAGCGTTTGATGTAAACAATACAAAATTATAGGAGGGATAATTATGGCGCAACTTTATAAGATGACACTATATGTATGTGACTTAGAAAATAATTTATCTTTGGATGAAATCAAAACTTTAATTGATCAAGATGCATTGGATGGAGTTGCTGTAAATTGTGCTTGCCATTTTGCAGATGAACAGACTGGCCCACAAGTTGAATGGGACGATGACATTGACCTTAATTATATTGACTGCCCCACTTCTGCTTGGGAAAAATATTTTAAGTAAATGAGGAGTAGGTTAATATGGACAATGAATTTGGACGTTATGCAGATGCAATTATTTATGATTTACAGTCTAGTAATTTCTCCAATGAATATTATGATATGGCAAATACTCAACGGCTAAAATTCCTGAATAGAGTGCTTGAAATTCTTGGATATTATGCTGGATATGATGTGAAGGAGGATTAAATTATGATGACATTATTATTGCTTAGAAGTGTAATTGGAGTAATATTTGTAATTGGATTAATATTTGCTTCAGGATATATAGGTTTTTATTTGAATTCTGATTCCAAGTCTGATAAGCCAATAGGCGTATATAAAATCATATTTAAATATGGTATTTGTTACCCTGTTCAAGTTTTTAAACTGGCAAATTCTACATATAATGTGATTGGTTCAGTTATTTTAACAGCATTAAGTCTAATAGTTTATCCAAGTTTTGCTTTCGTTAGTATTCTACTACTAATTGTCCTAAGTGTATTATTCGGATTTGATTTGATATTTAAGAAAAAGGACAAGGAGAGTTAATGATGAAAGACGTCTATAAGGTAGAAATTTCTGCTAAAGATTATCCTATAAGTTGCACTGATTTAACTATTGACTTGAATAAACCAATTAAGACAGAGAAAATTATTGGAAATGCAAAAGTCGCTTTGATCAGTTCAGGAGATGTAGTATGGATGGGCTATGATGGAGATACATATAAACTAGGAGATAAATATAAAGATTTTAATGCAATCATATCTTGTGTATATTATGAGCCAAAGCCATGGTGGAAATTTTGGAAGAAGAAAAAAATATTTGGATATGAAATTATGTTTCTATAAACTATAGGGGGTATTTTGAACTATGTTTGAATTAACTAAATCATTTAAGGACTATAAGTTTCCACACACTCTACATCAATTTAAAGACTTGCCGCTTGCAATTAAGTATCGGTTCCAACGTGCATTTAGAGGCTGGGCGGACTATGATGTTCTTAGTATGGACACATGGTTTATGGAAGTAATTCCACAAATGCTACAATATCAGCGTGATTGTAAAGTTAGCACACCGGTTTTGGATATTGACGCAAGCTATGAAGAAAATAGAGCAAAATGGGATCAGATTCTTGATAAAATGATTTTTCTATGTCGAGAAATGAATGAAGATACATGCTCAAAGAAAAACGAAGTCGCTGAAAATTATGTCCGCGATATTAAAAATGGACATGAAGCAAAACTTGATGATGAAATGTGGTGGAAGCGGCAGCAGGAAATTGATCAATATCGTCAACAGTGTCTTGAATCATTTTTTACATATTTTACAAAATATTTCCATAGTCTATGGATCTAAACTTGAGGAGGAATTAAAATGAAAACATTTGTTAGAACTACGCGAATTACACCAGAAGAGAGAGAATCACACCTTTGGTATGATCCATTTTATAAAACATGGACAATGGAAACGAGCATTCCAAAGCATTTTAATAAGGCACTAAAAGTTGGATGGGAACCAATTTTACAGGGAGTATATGAGGATGGTACTGTTTGCTGCATGACACTTGTCGCATCGGAGCGCGGCATTACCATTAAGACTCCAAAGAAGCGTGAAATGAGCGAAGAGCATAAGGCAAAGCTTTTTGGCGCAAAAAACGTAGATTTAGATGATAATTTTGAAGATGAGATTTAATATGTATAGTTACTATACTTAATCATTACAACATTAAAAAACATAAATATATATGATAAAAATCATACATTTTTTGATTTGGAGGAGATAATACGATGAGCAGCAAGGCAACGATGGAAGATTTTGCGAGAATGTGTCATTCTTATCACGATTGTATTGACTGTCCATTGCATGACGAAGATGTTCTATGCATGATGGATGATGCACTTGTAATGAATGATTTTTCTAAACTTGATTATATGAATAATGCCGTATATGAGTGGTCTACCGCCCATGATTAAAACAAAGGAGATTGAATAAATATGTTAAATTGGACAGCAGAAGATATTGAGTATCTGAGCAATGTGATGTTGAAGCCATATACAAAAGCGCTCACAGAGGAAATTGCAGAACATGATGATAAATCTTATGAGATTTGTAAGAAGATGATACTACAAATGGCGGATTTAGTTAAAGTAAGAATTAAAGAGTTAAATTACAATGAAACCAGAGACAGAATGTTCTTTATGACGTTACTTTGCAATGAATTTAAATTTGATAAAGATGTGCTTGATAAGGTCTATAAAGAATATTGCGAGAATTTTGATGCACTTAATAAACATCTGCTTACAGAGGAGGATGGAGAAGATGAATAAGTCATGTGAATATTGTCAATACAATGTGCCATATGGATCCATTATTAATCCTTGTGAGAATTGCCCAAATAATGATTTTATGATTAATGGTACATTCCCAATTGTACAGCCACTTCGTGAAACAACAGATCATGTAACCAATAAAACTTACATAACCGCTACTACAGGTTGTAAAACGAATAGTAACGGCACAAAAATTAATGATGTATTTGCAACTGATCTACCGACTGCAGATGAATACCGTAAATCTATTGGCTTTCCATATTATTATCAATATGAATGGTCAGAACCAAAGTATATTTGTCCAAAATGTGGCGGTGGAATGTGCAAGAATAAAACTATGGTTCTTGCAAGTAACCCTCCTCAATATGAATATCAATGCAACAAGTGCGGACATGTGGAATATCAATTGGGGTGAGGTGCATTATGAAGAAGAAAATTAATTGTCCCACGTGTGGTGGGTCTGGTTTTGTTGCAAAGTTTAATGACTGCTCTGCTTGGAGTGAACGTTGTGAACAGTGTAATGGAACTGGTGAAATTGAAGTCCCTTTTACCATTGGTGATAAAATTCGCAGCATGAGTGATGAAGAGATTGCAATATGGTTGAATGCACATGCCACTGATACAGTATGCGATCTTGTTTGTGGAAATGATTGCGAAGCAATGGCGACATATGATAAAACGTTTGATGAAGTGTGTAAAGATCTAATAAAGAAAAAACTTGCGAAGGAGTGGCATTAATGATGAAGATTGGTTATATTCAAGAATATGATTTGGAGCTCAATCCACATCTGACTGAAAGATTTAAATTTAGAGAAGCGTCTTTCACTAGAAGAATTTCAAGTCGAGGCGATAGAGTTTACTCGAAGATGCTGTTGTCCCCTGTTGATTATGAAGAGATCGTCGATAATGCTAATATTATGAAAAAGAATAGCAAAATTATTCTAGTTCGTGAGCCATTTTTACTTGATGATGAGCTAAGAGAAAAAGTTGTTAGTTGGGTTGAATGGGCAAATCAGGCAAAACCTAGTGAGTATGACCCATTTGCAAAAGATGATTAACAATGACTGGTCTGACATACAAAGAACTTAGAAATCTTAATATGACAACAAAACAAGTAATGTTGGGGAAAACTCCATCAATCCAATATAAATGGCATACAAAAAATGGCAATTGTGTTGCTGAATTTAAAATTTGGGATTGGTGGGATGGTAAAAATATTAGCGATCTCGAAATCAATGAAAAGTATAGAGGACTTGGATTATCCTATCAACTTTTAGATTATGCTACAAAAAGATGTGGTGCTAAAAATTTAGCCGTAAAGAAAAGCAATATTATAGCAAAACATGTTTATGACAAGTACGGATTTCAAGTCACAGATGAAGATAACGCATATTATTATATGTCGTTAGGGGATTACAATGGGATAAGTAATAGAAGTATTGATTTGGGGAGGCGTTACAATGAGCGAATGGAAAACAGTTGAAAGAAAGCAGTTTAATATTCTGTGCGGCAATGCACAACTATTAGAGTGTCCACAATGTGGTACATTATCAGTTGTAGATTTTGCGTATTGTCCGGGGTGTGGTAAAGATATGCATATCCCTGAAGACAGGCGTTTTAAAATGCGTATTGATTCAAATAAGTGCCAATATGCTTGTGTGATGCAATCGTATGTGCCTTTAACAGAATCTGTATATCTTAAACCAGAAGATATGCCAAGTCTTCATGATCTTATAAAAGAAATGTATAAGTATAAAGAAATGTATGGGATGTGATAAATATATGCAAATGATAATGTATGCTGAGGTAAGAGAAAATGGTGCGTGGAAAAAGGTTGGTAATATTTTTCCAAGCGCATTTATTGAAATGAATGACAAATTAACTGATAGGGTTTGTGATGAAAGAAATATTTTCTTATATGAGCTATTTGGTTGGGTCACAAATCAACTAAATGGTTATACAGTAATTAATCCAATTAGTGAATTGCGAGGCTTGCCAGACGATGCATCTGATGCAATTTCGAGTAATCATTATTTTCGTTTTGGAGGCTTTGCTTCATATGTAACTCTTGATGAAATACTTAATTACAATTTGGATGCAACAATTTCTCATGTTGGTCGTATTCCTGAGAAGGCTTATGTGCATTGGAAAAGAGATGGTGTCGCCCCCACTCGTTGGGATAGGAGCATTTCAGGAGAAGACAAAAAGATAATTACTTCTTTCGTTATGAATGGTATTTTGGATGAGAGCATTCCAAGGGACGAAGGTATCAAATATTATGTTGTTGTTGAATATGATCCAAAGACTTGTAGGGAGTATTGCAACTTCTTTTGTGGCACTTCTCTCCCACTGTTGGTAAAACTTGTTCCACAGAGCGGCAATTATGAAGACGTGAGGGTTGTTTATACATTCATTGATTAAATGCCATTGACATTTGTAAAGTTTGTGGTATAATAGGCTTGTTTAAAAGGACAATACAAAATTATTGTCGTAGGTGGTGATATTTATTGGCAAAACAGCAAAAGAATCAAACTTATGTACTAAAAATTCATAGTGGCTATTTAGCAAAGCATAATTGGCATTTAACACTAAAATTGAATGAAATCAGAAAGCAGCCGCAAATGGTTGTTAGTTTGGGGTCTTCTCAAGTGCTAAGATGGTTGACAGAGTTGCAACATAGAAACGGGGATGATGATGAGGCAACAAAAATTAAAAAAGATATCCAAAATACAAAAAAATTAGAGAATACTTCTGAGAATAAGGCAAAAATCCGTAGATTGTATAACGACTTGTATCAAACGCAATTTCAGCAAGATTATGTAATGCTTGTTATGGATTCTCCGGGAGATTACAAATATGTGTGTAAGAACAAATTTAAGGTTACTATTGATTATGATGACGGCAATGCCCCACAAACCGTAACTTATGTTCGCCTACTTGGTACAGCAGGTTCTATTAAAAAGAGTACAATTATGTTTATTAACGAAAACTTGCATGACGAAATTATGCGTCGTATTAATAATGGGCGCTATCTCGGGCCAAAAGTTGATGAGAATAACAATCTTTTAGAGCCAGTAAAAACTTATAATGAAATGGAGCTAAATTATAAGTTTATTCCAGCGAAGTTGTCTGCATATTTTGCGCTGCAGTGCTCAGCTAGTATCACAGTAGGTTCATTTACTGACGAGGAAAAACCATGGCCACGTATCATTGTAGTAAAAGATGCAGAAACGCATTTTAACTACCCTGTAAGAATAGTTAAAGATACTGGAAATGAAAAAAATCCTGATTGGCCAAGCGTAAGCGAGCCACATGAAGAAATGATTGATTATAATGTTTCTGATGGTATGGGTTTTATTTCTCCCGACATGAGCAGAAAATGGGCAAAATTTCTAGGAGAAGGCGATGAACCGCTCTCTGGATACAATACCAGATGCGCATTTTTAAAGGGCATGGTGTTTACAGTACCTTTTGTTCAGTTTGCTGAGGAAGTAGCGCACACATATGAAATAACTGATGCGTGGGGAGATAAAAGGGACGTAAGGGACGCAGATTTAATTCTAACAACTTCTATGTTAAAGTTATGGGATTCTTACGCAGGATGTGAAGATTATGTTCGCAATTGTAAGGAAAATGGATATGATTTTTGCATAGCCAAGAGTGCTCCTCGTGAATTGCGTAATGTTCATACAACGAATTATCAGTATTTACAAGATTTCAAATTCACAGACGAGCAAATTGACGAGTTGGTTGCGCCAACAGTGACAAAAATCAAAGAATGTCTTGGCTTGGATTGGAGAAAGTTAATTCTCTATATGTGCGGAACTGGGCTTGATGAAAATAATGTTGAACATATGGAACCAATGTGCAAGGCAATTATGGCAAATCCAGAGCTAACTAAAGACCCTTACGTTCGTTCTAAGGTTAGTAGGATGATCCAAAAACGCATTAAAACTGCAAAAATAGGGGTTTTAGATGTTGAAGGAGATTATGCAATTATAGGAAATGACCCATATTCACTATTACAGAGCATGTTTGGGTTAGATATTACAGGCTTGTTACATGCAGGGGAATGCTATCATCGCTTTTGGATTGATAAAAATGTCAATGAGATTGTCGCCTTCCGTGCACCAATGACTTCAATTGAAAATGTTTGTAAGCTTAATGTTGTTGCCAATCAAGAGATGGGAAAATGGTATAGATATATCAAAACTTGCTGTATTCTTAACAGTTGGGACACTACTGCTATCAGATGCAACGGCGCTGACTACGATTCTGATAGTTTCTTCACAAGTGATACACATGTGCTTATTGAGGCGTTTGAATACAAGCCAACATTAATGTGTGTGCAAGATAAAATGCCAAAGAAGGTTCCAGTAGAAGAAGATTTTATTACTTCAGACATTAATGGCTTTGGAGATTCTATTGGAAGTGTAACTAACAAAGCAACAAATATGATTTCTTTGAGAGAGAAGTTTGAGCCAGATAGCGAAGAATATAGGCGACTAACTGATAGAATCAACACAATGATGAATTATCAACAAAATGCCATCGATCGCATTAAGGGGGTTGTTGCTAGGCCAGTGCCAAAAGAATGGCTAGAGACAAGAATGCACAAGCAAAAGTCAGGCGACACGCCTGAAATATTGCATGATAAAGAAATTGATACGAGAATAGCAGCAAATATAAAGCCATGGTTTTTTATTTATAGGTATTCTCAGTTAAAATCAGAACTTGATAAATACATGAAATCTGTAAGATCAAATTGTAAAATAAGGTTCGGCAAAACCTTAGAAGATTTGTGTACATCTGAATACTTGACTGACGAAGAAGAAACATTTATCTATAATTATGAAAAATATCTTCCTGTTAGTAGAGCTCCCGGCACAATGAACAGAATTTGTTGGAAGATTGAGGACGAGTTTAAGACGACAGATGTGCTGCCAAACGTGGATTTTGATGCTTCTATTTTAAAGAGCGATGTGGAATATTCTCAGGAAGAATTTGATGCGGTACAAGCATTGTATGAAGAGTATAACAGCAATATCCAAGTCTTTTTAAAAGGTGTTAAGAAAAATGATGTTAGCAAAGAAGAAAGAGACCTTGTAATGTCTCAATTTAAGGATACATTTTCTGAAGAATGCGCTTTTGTGTGTGAGAATAAGGAAGTACTCGCTAATATTGTTGTCGATGTTTGTTATACGTCTAGTAAGAATAAATCTTTTGCTTGGGATGTTGCTGGCGAACAAATTTTTAAAAATGTATTAAGAAATAGTGGAAATAAAATGCAATTTCCAATCAAAGATGAAAATGGTGACATAGAATTCTGTGGTAAAACATTTTCCTTGTATACTAAAGAATTTGGTGGTGATGAACATGATAGTATTGAATGAGAAAAAATATGCAATGAATCTGTTACTTGGTAAAAATCAGGACGTCAAGTCGGCCATTAAGAAGATTGGTTATATTACTAGATATAATTCTCAAATATTGGGGAAAGACGATAACGAGAATTATAATTCCACTGTTGCATGGATGACAAAACATCAAATTAATTTTGATGAAGCAAGTTATTCAAATGTTATTTCAAACGCAATTAAAGGAGCAAAAAAGCGAGCACTTTATGAGTTAGATGATATTGTTATTACTCAAAATGAGCTGAAAAAGATAGAAACTTTAAACAATATCAGAGCAGAAAAAATGACGTTTGTACTCCTATGTATGGCAAAACAGCAAGCAAAAATCAATGATTTTTATGGGACATCGTCTAATTTTACAGGTGGGCTTGTTAGATATACCGTTACAGAGCTGTGTAAAATGGCAAGAGTATCCGTTCCTGCAGATGATAGAGAATATATTTTACATTACATTCTCGTTCAAGGGCTCATAAGTTGTCCAAAGCGTAATGACACAAAGTGCTTGTGGGTTAATTTTATTGATAAAGACGGAGAAGAAGTTCTTCGTTTGAATGAAGTTGACTGCCAAGAATTGGCGTATGTATATCTGAATTGGAAAGGCAAAGAAGAATTTAAGAGATGCACTCGCTGTGGCAAACTAATGAAGCGTAAAGCGAGTGATAACGTCTGTACCGACTGCTCTCTTGCAGCTTCTCCCCCACTGCAAATATGGTGCATTGATTGCGGTGAAGTAGTTGAGGTAAGCGAATTTGACTCGAAGACTTGTAGATGCAAGGATTGTCAGAATAAAGCAGATTATACGCCTATTGGCACAAAGATAGTTAAATGTATGGACTGTGGCAAAGATATTAAAGTAAATTCTAAAAACAATCGCACTCATAGATGCGATTGTTGTCAAAAAGAATACATTAAAAAATATGATAGGGTGAGAAAAGTGTTAAACATTAATAGAAAAGATATCGCAGATGGCTTACAGTGTATTAGCACAGGATTAAAAAGCTATAATTATACTTTTTATAGATTTAATAAAATTACAGAAAACGAAGCGGTAGAACTGAAGGGATTATTGAGTAATAGATACAAGGATTATACGATAGATGTTCGCGTAGACAATCAAGATTTTGTATTTTTTATTAGAAAAATTCCGTTTAACAAATAGATTACCCTTCTCGTTTACAATACAAAATTATAGCCTCGCACAAAAATCATACGCATTTGTATGAGGCTATGCGAAAAATCAGGGGTCGAAAAATTCCTAATGGATAGTATACATGAAGCTGTATTCTATACATTGACACGAATTTTTACTAAGAAAAAGAACGAAACGGAGGAAAACGTATATGTCAGAAGAACTATTTGTAAGCATTCCAGAGTCTATCGCGAATCTGCAGCTCCCAAACCCGGAGCTAAGAAATTATTATAAGGATATTGAGAATCGCATTCTTTATATTGATGAGCAGATTGATGAGAATCTTCTAGAACTATCTAAGGAGATTATTCGCTGGAACAAGGAGGACAAAGATATTCCTGTTGAACAGCGTGTGCCAATTAAGATTTGCATTGACACTCCGGGCGGTGATGTATCTGTAACATGGAGCTTTATTAAGCTTATTGAGATTAGTAAAACGCCTGTTTGGACAATTAATCTATGCTGCGCTTACTCTGCTGGCGCTGATATTCTCGCTGCAGGGCATAAGCGTTATGCAATGCCGGGTAGCTCTGTGCTAATTCATTCTGGGTCTTGTTACTATGGCGGCACTCAGGAGCAGGCAGAGTCAATGAAGAAGTTCGGTGACAAACTCGTAAAGAAAGTAACTGATTTCTTCATTGCGCATACAAATGTAGATCCAAAGGTGTTCAAGAAGAGAGCTCCTTATGATTGGTATCTTGATGAGGATGATGCGCTTGAGCAAGGTATTATTGACGAAGTTGTGAGTGATATTGACGAGCTATTCTAATCTGGAGGGCATATATGGCTACTAAAAAGAAAACAGTCATTAATGAATATGGGGATGCACCAAGAGACATTGAAGGGCATCCATTTTATGGGTTAGCAATGGACGAATCCCAAAAAGAATTTGTGAATGCTATTTTGAACCCAGACAAGCTGGTTGTGTTCGCCAATTCCAAAGCAGGAAGTGGCAAAACACTTATGGCAGTTGCTGCAGCAAACCTTTTGGTTCAGCATAATGCGTATGACGGGATTGTCTATATTGTTAGTCCTGTGCAGGAAGAAAAATTAGGGTTTTTGCCGGGTAGCGCAGATGAAAAAATTTCTATTTATACTGCTCCTTTATATGACGCTCTAGTAAAGCTTGGTATTAATCCATATACGGCTATTATTCAGGAAGGTGTAGAAAACCAAAAGAATGGTACTGGCTATATTGATTGCGTATCTCATGTGTACTTGCGTGGATGCAATTTAGAGAACAAGGTGGTTATTGTTGAGGAAACTCAGAATATGTATGTAGACGAACTAAAAAAAGTGCTTACGAGAGTTTCTGATACATCGAAAACTATAGTTATCGGACATAGCGGCCAATGCGACCTGTACCATCATCCAGAGAATAGCGGATTCGTTAAATATATTGAACATTTTAAAGATAAAGATTATGCCCAAGTTTGCGAGCTAAATATCAACCATCGCGGTATTGTTAGTTCGTGGGCAGATGAACTATAAAATACAAAGGAGAAAAGATTATGGCAGCAAAAATTCAGAGCAAGTACACAGTTCAGGCAAATGGAATTCTTCACATTCAAGACAATCAGGTGTTTGTTGAGAACGACGACACTGGCGAATATATTCCGCTAATTAGTCTATTTGCGGATTTTAATGATAAAGACGTTAAGCTCAGTATTGCTTATGGCGAAGAGCTTGCGTAAGTATTGATTAATATTATATAAAAGGAACAAGAAAGGGAGATTGAAATGGTTTATAAACAGAAAGATCTAGTTAAAATGGTAGCAAAGGAATCTGGGTATTATCAGGGTGCAGTGAAGGACATTTATGATGCGACTTTTGCTGTAATTACTCAGCTACTATCGGAGTCTGCACCTGACAATCTGGCAACAATTAAGCTATTTGAAGGGCTTAATATTAATGCTAAGTTTTTTAAGGGAAAGGAAACTTTCAAGCCAAGAACTGGTGAGAGAACGGTTAGTGATGACCATATTTATCCGGTGGCTAAGTTTACACAGGCATATCAGTTAAAAATTAGAGCAGCATGCAATGAGAACATTAAAGGCGAGGAATAATCCTCGTCTTTTTGTTATATGCGAGAAAGGACAAAAGGAATGGAGATAATTAACTTTAATCCCGCGCAAGAGAGCGAAGAACAGTATATTTACCGCATTTGTTCGCTAAAAGAGTCATCTGGTATGACGTGGCAGCAAGTTGCGGACATTATTAATGCTGCTCTCGATCAAAACTACGGGGAGTCCGCTTATCGTAAAAAATATCAAATGTTTCAGCATGGTCTTAAGACCTGCGAGAAGCAAGTTTTTACAGATGACGAGTATCTGAAAAAGATTCAAGCGGAGAGAGAAGAACTTTATAAGGTTAAAAAGCAGTTTCAAGACCAGAGAAGAGAATATAATAAGCTGCTTGCAAGTGATGCGAGAGCTGAACATTTGACAGAAAAGTTGATTGAGGCGGCGGAGAATTTAAGTAAAGATAAGTTTTTGAGTACGAATCAAATTTTGTCTGTTGGCTCTAAGGAAGAAGCAGTTCTCGTCTTGACAGACTGGCATTTCGGTATGGTTACAGATAATATCTGGAATAAATATGACACAAATGAGTGTCTATCACGTGTTAACACTTTGTTCAAGAAAGCAAGTGAATATTTGAAGTTACATGGTATAAGAACGCTTCATATTGTACTACTTGGAGATTTTATACACGGAAGTATACATACTTCTGCGAGAGTTGCCTCTGAAGAAGATACTTGTGACCAGTTGATGGAAGTGTCTGAAATTTTAGCAGAGCTTATTAATGGACTGTCACAAAATGTTAATGATGTATATGTTTATTCTACTTATGGAAATCATGCGAGAACAGTACAAAACAAAAATGATAGCATCCATTCAGACAATATGGAGAAGATTATTCCTTGGTGGATTAAACAAAGACTTGCTAAGAATTACAAGGTTCATGTTCGCGACAATAATATTAATGAGTTTATTTTCTTTAATGTACTCGGTCATGATATCGTTGCAGTTCATGGAGACCTAGAACGCTTCAATAAACTTGGGGTGGATATGCACACCCTGTTTGGCAAGAAATATGGCCTCGATGTTGAATATGTGTTTTCTGGGGATAAGCATCACTCTGAGACAATTGATTCTTATGGAATTGATAATGTAATGGTGAGCTCCTTGTGTGGAACTGATGACTACGCCAATAATAAGAGATTATATGCAAATCCTGCTCAAACTTTGTGCATTTTTAACAAAGAAGATGGGAAAATTTGCACTTATAATATTAAACTTTAAGGAACAAGAAATTATGAAGGAGAAATAAAAAATGGAACAAAAGAGTACAAAATTAATCTTTAATCCGGGCTGTGCTCGTAGACTCCTTAAGATGGGTTGCACTATTTGTGATATCAAGCCGTCCAAGGAGAATCCAAAAGATAAAACAGTATTTGTGTTTGTTAAGGATGCAAAATTTGACGCAGCTATTGCTGAGATTGATCAGCAAATTAAGGAAACCAAGAAAGAAGCAGTAGAATAATAAATTTATTAAAAAGAGCAAAGGGAGTGATAATAGATGCCAACTACTGCAAAAAAACCCGGAAGAAAACCAACCGGTGCAAAAAAAGCTGGTAGGCCAAAACCAAAAGTTGAAGAGCCAAGTTATCTTTGCCCTTATTGCAATACAGTGAAGAAAAGGTCTGAATATTATGTGAGTACAGATCCGTTGGTTAGGACTGGTGTTACGAGCATGTGTAAGGACTGCGCAAAGAAAATAGCAAGAAACTATGACCCAAAAACTGGACAATATGGAGATTGCACAAAGGAATCAATTATTGAGGCGCTCGAAAGATTGGATAAGCCATTCTTTGAGAGTCTGTTTAATTCCAGTTACGTGGAAGGCAATGACCCTAGTAATAAAAGTCTTCACGGAGACACATGGGAGGCTTATATTAAAAACATTTGCTCATTGAAGCAATATAGAACTTTAAGATGGCACGATGGGGATATAGCCAGTACATATATGGCAAAAGCGGAAGCGGCGGTTATTCCTATGGAGCAACAACTCCAGAGTGGAAAAGCGCTAGACGATCAGGAGGTCTATGAAACATACCAAAAGAACAAAGAAAGCGTGATTAGACTTCTAGGATATGATCCATTCGCTAGTGAAGCAGAAAATGATAAGCCGTTGCTTTATTCTCAACTGGTTGGTTATCTTGATATGGGTGGAGACAATGAGGATATGATGAGGAATAGCTCTGCCATTACAATTGTTCGTGGTTTCTTGCAGCAATCTAAAATTGATGATATGCTCGCAAAGTCTATGAAGACCATTGGATCAAAAAATAGAGCCGGAGAAATCAAGTCATTACTTGATTCGAAGCAGAAGATTAGTTCTACTATTTCTCAACTTGCAGAGCAAAGTTGCTTGAGTTTAAAGCACAATAAGAATCAAAGCAAGGGAGAAAATACGTGGACTGGAAAAGTTAAAAAGATTAAGGAACTTAATCTTCGTGAAGGTGAAGTTAATGGGTTCGACATTGCTACATGTAAAGGCATGCAGCAAGTTATGGATTTAAGTAATGCTTCTATTTTAAAGCAACTTGCACTTGACGAGTCGGAATACTCTGATATGATCGCAGAGCAAAGAAAACTTGTTACAAAGTTGACAACAGAGAAAAATAGTTATCAAGAAATAACGAGAATTCTATTAAGAGAAAATCTAGATTTGAGAGACACTTTGTCAGATAATAATTTGTTGGACAAAGAGAATTTAACAAATTTGGAAGACCTATTCTCTTCATTTGGAGATGTTGTTGAAGCCGACGAAGAGGAAGGTGAAAACGATGAGTCAAATGAGGCATAAATATAAAATAAAAATTGTAGAAGAGATGAATGATGAATATCTGGAAAGTATGTTCGTTGATCATGAAACGGTATATGTAAAACCGGGTGTTTATGCAATGTCTACAAGAAAATTAGAATCATTAATTAAAATAGCAGAGATACAAAGGTATTACCAATGCAACCCTGTTAGATTTATTAGTGATTTTTTTGGTATTGAGCTTATTGATGCGCAGGCTTGGATTGTGCAGAGGTCTTGGAATTGTCCTAACGTGCTTGTAGTTGCAACACGTGGACTTGGAAAGTCAACAGTAATTGATCTTATTTTAATGTCAAAAGGGATGTTGTTTAACAATTTTTGGAGTTATATTGCTTCCGGTTCTGGCGGTCAGGCAGAGCAGACATTCACTACCTTAGAACGTTTAGCAAATGATAATATTGACGAAATGATTGGTTCGACAGGGTATATATTTAAGAATGAAGTCGAAGTTAAAAATGCCGCAGGAGATGGGTTTAGTCACTCAAGTAATGGATTTACATATTCGCTATATAACGGATCAAAAACGATGACACTAAATAGCAATATCGACTCTAAGAGAGGTTTTAGAGGGTCTGTAATCTTTGACGAGTCTGGATTTTTGTCTGCAGAAATGATGAAGGTATATGGCGCTTTTGCAATTGTCAACAAGAGTTTTAAAACAGGTAAGGATCGTGATGGTAAGTCAATTGATCCAATTAGATTAAGGACTTTCCCGTCCAATATTCCAAATCAGAAATTCTATATAAGTTCAGCATCAAGTACTGATACAGAATTTTATCGACTATATAGAGAATTTGCAAAACGACAATTGATTGGAGACCCTGATTACTTTGTTGCGCATATTGACTGTGAAGTCGCGTTTCATCCGACTATGCATGGAAAGGTTATTGCTCCTTTGCTGATGCAAAGCACAGTAGAGTCTGAAATGGCAACAAACTCGGAGAAAGCAAGGCGTGAATATTATTGTGAATTTACTACAGACGCAGGGTTGAATGCAATTATCAAGCGTGGCACTATTGCTAGAAATAGTGAGGCTCGTGTCCCACTATTACATAATGATACAAATGATAAGAAGTTTGTATTCGCTTATGATCCAGCAAGAAGCCGTGATAATAGTATTATTCTTATTATGGAGTTATATTTGGATAAAAATGGTGAATACAAAGGAAGAATTGTAAACTGCGTTAATCTACTAGACATTTCAAAGAAAAGAAAGACCCCAATGCAGACGCCGGATCAAATTGCATACTTAAAGGAATTAATATTAGATTATAACGGAGACGCGCCGGATTATGAAAATATTGAAGCAATTTTAATAGACGGTGGATCAGGAGGATCCGGTGTAAATATTGCGGATTATCTTATGGAAGATTGGGTAGATAATAAAGGCAATACACATAGAGGATTAATAGATAAAGAATATAGCTCAGATTATATTAGCAAATTTCCAAACGCAATTGACAAGATTAAAATACTTCAGCCAACTCAGTATAAGTCTATTATTTATGAAGCATTAATTGAAATGATGAACCAAGATTGTATTAGCTTTACAGCAGACTATGATAACAAGGGATATTTAACGTTATTTGAGGTTGATGAAAAGCTATATAATTCTGAAAAGAAAAGAATTACTGCTGAATTAAAAAAACAGAACATAGATGAAGTTGAGTTTGCGACTAAGTTAGAAGAAGAAATGAAAAAATCTTCTTGTATGAAAACTAAAGTTGTTAAATTAGACCCGTATCAAGAAATTGCGTTAAAAAACATAGATGCCCTTAAGGAAGAAATGGTGAACATGGTTCGTAAGAAGAGAGATTCTGGAAAGGATTCTTTTGAACTTACACCAGAAAAGGAAAACAAATTACATGACGACAGATCGTACTGTGCAGCTCTACTTGGCTGGTTTTTATCTGAGAAACGTGCAGAACGTATTCGTCACAAAAAGCGCCCAAGTAGCGCAAATATGTTAGATCAATTCAAAATTAGAGCCCCCCAAAAACCGGGTGGCTTATTTAACTAAGGAAGGCGGTGAAATAATTGCCAACAAAACAAAATGATAATAAAGTTGAGCATGGAACAGCTCATTCTACAAAAGAGATTGCGGATTTCACCGCAAAACAACAGCAGATTGAACAGTTCAAGCAGGCTGCTAAGGCGGCGCTTCAATTGCTAGATCTGCAGAATATTCCAAGCAAAACGTATACGGTGTATTCTAAGGATTCTCTAAGAACTTATCTTAAGAACCCGCTTTCGGACACCAACCAGAAGAACCTAAGGAAGCTGAGTCAGTATTTGTATGTTTTGAGTGCGCAATATAGAAGAATTATTTCATATTTTGCAACACATATAGATTTGACTGCTTATAATGTCATTCCTAATATTTCGATGACTGAAGATAATGATGATGAAAAAGTGCTTCAGAACTATGAGGCAACGTTGAAGTGGATCGAAAAGATGAACCTACAAGGTCAAATTCATGGGATATTAACAACATGTCTTCGTGAAGATTGTTTCTTCGGATATATTTATTACGAAGATGGCGAAGAACAGGATAGAAATTCGTTTATTATTATTCCACTGGATGCAGATTATTGCAAGATTAGCTCAGTGAACTATAATGGAACTCTTAATTGTGCATTTGACTTTTCATTTTTCGACGGCTCTTCAAATAAGGTATATTTGGATTATTGGGACAAGGAATTTACTACGGGCTATAATGCCTATAAAAATGATAGCAAACAGAGATGGGCCGAGCTTGATCCTGAGAGAACTGTTGTGTTTAAAATGGATTATGACCAGCTAGATAGGGTGATTCCTCCGTTTGCAAGTTTATTTGAAGATGTTATTGACCTAATTGACCTTCGTGGAATTACTAGTGTAAAAGACCAGCTTTCAATTTATAAGTTGCTAGTCGCAAAGATTGACACGCTTTCAAATACTAGTAGCCCTGATGATTTTGAAGTAAGTCTTGACCTTGCGGTTGATTTTTATAACAAGATTAATCAGATTCTTCCAGAAGAGATTGGACTTGCTCTGTCTCCTATGGAGATTGAGCCGATCACATTTGATAAGGATGCAACTGATGAGACAAATAGTATTTCTAAAGCCAATAAGAATCTTTGGGAGTCCGCTGGTGTTAGCCAGATTATGGACAATTCAAAGCTAACTGGTTCTACTGCAGTAACTGCCGCAATGAGATTTGATGCGCTCTTTATCCAAAAGCCTTTACTGTGGCAAATTGAAGCGAGAGTTAATATGTTCTTGGATTATGTGCTCCCTGACAATGGAATGCGCGTGAAATATATGCAAGTTACTCCATATTTGAAGGATGAAGTTATTAAAAATGTCAAAGAGGCTTGTACATTGGGGCTTCCAATGAAAACGCAGCTTGCATCTTTAATGGGCATGAGCCCTTTGGATATGAATTCCATGCTATATCTTGAGAATGATATTTTGAAGCTTCAAGATAAGATGATTCCATTGAAGAGCACTTATACTCAAACTGGTAGCTCTGATACCGGAGGTGCTCCTACTAAGGATCTTGGCGATCTTACAGACGACGGAGAAGCCAGTATTGACAAGAGAGATAAAGCTAATTAAAGGAGGTATACGTCAATGAATAATCAAAAATTTATTGTAACAAAAGACAAAGCGACCGCTGAGTTTTTTATTGCTTCTGGGATTAAGCTTGTGTCTCAAATTGGGGATACTTATACATTTTTGAATCAGCCTCCAAAGCATTTTAGTTTTAGAGAGACGGACAAAGGAAAGTATTGCTTTAGTAATATTTTAAGCATGTAAGCTCCTTCCGAGCTTCACATAGATATTTTAATGAAAGGAGGGAGAATATATGCGTACATTTTATACAATAGATGACTTGTATAAGTTCTGTAAAGAGAACAATTTTTCTAAGTTTAGTTCTAAAGAACATGGTAATCAACCACTAGTTTTACAATCTATTGAATCTTTTGAAGCAGATAATAGCCACGATGGGCTGCTTGATGTAAAACTTAAAGCTTGTCATGTCGGGGTTAATAGGAATCAGTCCTCAATTTCTGAAGATACGATGCAAAAACATATGAGCTCGTTTAAGGGACGTCCGATTCTTGGTTCAATCTTTAAGGCAGATACTGGGGAGTATGAATTCCATTCGCATGATATGGAGATTGACGAAGAAGGAAATGTCGAATATATTGAACAGCCGGTTGGTGTTATTAGTCAGGTGAAAGAACCATATCTAGAATATGATAAAGAGAATGATAAGACATATTTGATGGTTGAAGGTCATATCTTCGAAGACTATTCTAAGGCTGCAGAAATTTTGCAAAGGCATAAAACTTGTAAGTGTTCTGTCGAAATTGCAGTTGATGAAATGAGTTGGAATGCTGATGAGAATTATCTCTCTATTGATTCATTTACTTTTCGTGGAGTGACTGTCCTTGGATATGAGCAAGATGGAAAAACTGCTATTGAAGAAGGCATGAAAGGATCAAAGATTACTATTGAAGACTTTAGTGAGAAAAATAGTATGTTTACGCAGGACTATCAAAATAAATTGCTTGATACGTTAGAAAAGCTAAATACTACGCTTTCTGCGTTTCAAAATAAGGACTTTGAACAGAAGGGAGTGAAGGAAGAAATGAACAAGTTAGAAACCCTGATGGAAGAATATAGTGTAACTATGGAAGACATTGATTTCGAGGTTGAAGGTCTAAACGATGACGAACTCACTGCTGCTTTTGAGGAGCATTTTGGCAAAAAGGACTTTGATGACGGTGATGATGCGGGTGATGATGGTAGCGCTGATACTAGTTCTACTGAAACGTCTGAAACTGGTGCAGAAACAGGTACTGATCCAAGTGAGGGCGAAAGCTCCGAAACCACAGACCCAGAGCAACAGGACGATCCAAAAGAGGAAGAAGACCAAGAGCCTGCTACAGACGATGGTGATTCTAAGGGCAAGAAGAAATATTCCATTGATGAAAATGGTGATATGACTCTTACTTGGCAGATTTCTCATGAGGATATTAGAAATAGTCTATATAATCTCATGGCAGCCGAAGGTGAATATCCATGGATCGTAAATACATACGACAATAGCTTTATTTATCAGAGCTGGGAAAACGGCAGATTCTATAAGCGTGGCTATTCTGTCGATGGTGATAATGTCGCTCTTGGCGATGATATTGTTGAAGTGTTTAGTGAATGGCTAACTCAGGAAGAGAAAGATGCTATTGCTGCACTTAAGGCTGATTACGCAAAGCTTAAGGAATTTAAGGAAAGCGCTGAACTCGCTGAGGTGAATGCCAAGAAGGACGCAATCTTTGAGCGTGAGGAATATTCTGTTCTTGCTGATGATACAGCTTTTGCTGAACTGAAGAAGAATGCAGAAAAGTACTCTGTTGAAGAAGTTGAAGAGAAGGCTAAGGTTATCTTTGCTGATTATGTTATGCAGAAGGGCCAGTTTGCTCTAGAGCATAAGGACGAGAAGAAACCTACTAAGAAGGTGGGCGTTAATTTCGATAAGCCAGCGAAGAAAAAGGCGTATGGCAATCTATTCAACGACTAATAAGATAAATATTATGTTAAAACAAGACAATCAGGGATGATGTCTTTTTTATTTTAAAAAATTTAACTATGAAAGGATGAAATTAACTATGGCAAATGTTTTTGACAATGTCAAGGGAGTCGCCCACGTCGTTTGTGAGTCAAGCCTCCTAAAGGCCACAGAAGTTGGTCATATTCTAAGCATGCAGTGCCACAAGGATCTAGATAATGGTTCTATCGTTGCAAGAGGTGCTTTTGTTGAGGAGCAGGTCTTTAAGACTGCTGATTATGCTGCTGGCAAGAAGCCATATCTAGTGCTTACTACCCCAATCGGCTATAATTCCGACAGAAAATATTATCAGGATGAGCAGTATTTCTACAATGCTACTGGTGAGATTGCTCGCTGCTATGAACTACACGTCGACGATATCTTCACTGTTTCTGCTGACGCTATCACTGCTCTAGCAACTGCTCCTGTCGTTGGCAATTATGTCAGCGTTGATGGCGGTCTCTATAAGGAAGTTGCGACTGATGGTCAGACTGGCTTCGTTGCTCAGATCATTGAGAAGGTTAACTACACCAATAGTGTTTCTTACAGACTTCATGTCGTAAGCCTAGGTGTCTAATTGAATATTGAGGAAGGAGGAAAATAATATGTCTAAGTTTATGAATTTTGATGCACGTGTTCAGCACGCATTTAATGATGATGTTAATGACTATGTTGCTTTCAATAAGCTAATGCTCGACGCTGCTCGTGGCACGGTTGAGAATTACTCTGCTAAGGAAGCAAATGATAAGATTGTAGAAGTTTTCCGCAATGTGATTGGTTGCGATGAGCATTCCACCAAGGCAGAAATTAGAAGGGGCATTCGTAAGAATCAGGCCGTTCTCTTTGATATTATCGAGGAGACCATTGATGACGCTCTAGTTAGCGGTTGGGAACAGAATCCTTTCTTCAGAGAGTATGTTGATGTTCGTAACCTCGCACTAGGCGATGCGAATGAGTTCTATGTGCCCGATAATAGCGTTCTAAGCGTTATGAAGGTTTCGGGCAACCACCACGACATCGTGCGTCAGAGATTAGGTGCTGGCAAGGTCTTCTCTGTTGAGACTAGTTGGTATGCGGTTAAAACTTTAGCTGCCTGACAGCGAAAGCTGTTTGAATAAAATAACGCATTGAATTGCTGGAAAATCCTAAAGCTGTATTGACTACAACGTGGACTGCAAAGTCGAGCGTGAATGTTACGAAAGTAGAAAAAACAAATACAGATTACATATGGTTAAACCCTAAGTGTAGTTGTAATGGACAATCAGCAGCCAAGTTTCATTATATATTTTATGAATTTTGCCAATTGACAATACAAAATTATTGTATATAATATATATGATGAAAAAGGTTCAACGACTATCCCGTAAGGGAGTAGGGTCGCAAGCGATTGGCGATCCGAAGTGGTGCGCATCCGTAAGGATGAAGATATAGTCTGGTCTTTAGTAAAAGCTAAAGGGCATTATGCCAACACAGGAGTAGCGTCCTGATATATCATTTTCTAAAATAATTATACAAGGAATAAATAAATGGAAAAGTATTTGTGTGGAATTTATTGTATAGAAAATACAATTGATAATAAAAAATATATTGGGTTGTCTCGAAATATTCAAAGAAGATGGAATGAACACAAGAGTGAGCTTCGTAGAAATGAGCATGCGAACGTATATTTACAAAGAGCATGGAATAATTACGGAGAAAGCGTTTTTGATTTTAGAATTATAGAGCTGTGTGATCCATTCATTATTTGCGACAGAGAGCGTTATTATATAAGGCAATATCATACATTATCTCATGAAAATGGGTATAATTTAACAAAAGGTGGGGAGGGCGTGGTAACATCTGGGAAAAAAGTCATATGTCTGGCGTCTGGCCAAATATACGATACTATAAAAGATGCTGCTGAGTATAATAATGTCGCGCGTGTTACAATGATAGATTGGTGTCGTAAATATCAGAATTTTATGTATTTAGATGAATATCATCTTATGAGTAAGGATGATATTGAATATTATACAAATTTTGATTAGACTTCATTTATTCATAAGAAGCGTAGCCGTGCTCATTCTCGCGAAAATTTAAGCAAAGATACTTTATTAAAATATAAAGAATGTACTTCTGGCAAAAATAATCCTAGATCAATGCCTATTTATTCACCAGAGTTGGGAGAATCATTTTGGGGTGCAAAAGAAGCTTTTGATAAATATGGAATTAACAGAGGAAGTATTGCTTCGTGCATAAAAGGGAAATTGAAACATGCTGGGAAACATCCAATTACCGGAGAGCCATTGACATGGCAAAAATTAGAAAATGATATTAAATGTTAAACACTTAACGAAAGGTTTACGCAGAATTTGAAAGACTCCTTACTGGCGTTGAAGATTTTGCAACTCTAGTCGGTAAGATTACCGAAGCTTTTGATCGTTATGTCAATCAGGCTCTTTATGAGGCTCTAATTGGCATTGGTAGCACTCTAGGTGCTCAGTGGTACAAGTCTTCTGCTATTAGCGAGGCTACTAAAGAGACTCTACGCACTCTATGCATGGATGTCGGCATGGCATCTGATTCTGAGGTTGTAATTATGGGTACTCGTGCAGCTCTTGCAAGCGTGTTTGCTCTTAATGATGTTACTTGGGCATCTGGAGACATGAAGAATGAGATGTACACAACTGGCAAGTTCGGATTAACAGATATGTTATATTAATATATCCCATAGTTCGCGTATATCGAAAGATGTATGAAAAATAAAAACGCATTGAATTGCTGGAAAATCCTAAAGCTGTATTGACTACAACGTGGACTGCAAAGTCAAGCGTGAATGTTACGAAAGTAGAAAAAATAATACAGATTACATATGGTTAAATCCTAAGTGTAGTTATAATGGACAATCAGCAGCCAAGTTTCAGTGTATATTTTTGTAGATTTCGTCAATTGACAATACAAAATTATAGTATATAATATATGCTGAAAAAGGTTCAACGACCATTCCGTTAGGAAGTAGAACGCAAGCGTTTGGCGTTCGAAGTGGTGCGCATCCGAAAGGATGAAGATATGGTCTGCTCTTTATTGAAAGATAGAGGTTGAATTTTCAACAACACGAGAGTAGCGTCTCGATTATTATTTTTCCAAAACACAATGAACTAAGAGAGATGAAGCAATGACTTATAATGAATTTATACAAGATATATTGAATACACGTGGAAGATTCGCATGTGGGGATGATTATCATGAAAGACATCATATTATTCCGAAATGTATGAATGGCAGCAACAGCAAGGATAATTTAATAGATTTATATGCACGAGAACATTTTATTGCACATAAATTACTTGCCGAAGAAAATCCACAAAATTATCAATTAAAATATGCATATTGGAATATGTGCCAGTGCAGTGGTAGAGATTGCCAAGATAAATACATACCAACTCCAGAAGAATATGAAGAATGTAGAATATTTTGTCATGAGGCAATGAGTGGAGAGAATCATCCAATGTATGGGAAACATCACAACCAAGAAACTCGTAATAAAATGAGTGAATCAAAAAAAGGCATGTACACAGGAGAAAACAATCCGTTTTTCGGAAAAAAACATTCCAAAGAAGATATTGAAAAGATGAAAGGAACTCATTCCGGAAAGAACAATCCTAAAAGCAGACCAGTTTATTGTATAGAACTTGGCGTAGGATTTGATAGTGTTCGTATTGCCGATAAAGAAACTGGAGTTAATTATAGATCAATATTATATTGTTTAGATGGTACACAAAAACACGCTGGTAAGCACCCAATTACCGGCGAATTATTGACATGGGTAGATTGGAAAAATAATATTAATGTTTAACATGTAGGATTGGGAAGGCATCCGTCTTGTGGAGCTAAAGCAGGGCTTCAAGCTAAACGATACCACTCAGTATCTAGTTGCCAATGATGTTCTATTCATCATGCCTGTTGGCATTGATCCTATGCTAAAGCTTGTCTATGAAGGTGATACTCGTATGTATCAGGTTCAGGACGCAGGTACTCATATGGATATGACATATGATTCTGAGGTTCAGACGAAGCTCGGCATTGGTGTTGTTACTAACGCTAAGTTTGGTTACTGGAAGATTGTTAAGTAATTATAGCAATACAAAATTATTTAAGGAATAAAAGGAGAAATTTAAATGGCAAATACAACAAGAACTAAAAAGGCAGAGGTTGAAGCCCCTGCAGAAAATGAAGCCCCTGCAGAAAATGAAGCAGTAAAAGCAGCCCCAAAGAAGGCTCCTCGCAAATTTGCAATGGATGATCCAATCCTCTGCAAGTCTGTTACTTATGGTGAGCTTCTGCTTCCGGGCAAGAAGTCTCAGCTTTTGTATACATGGGCAAACTATGGAGATGCAACTGAGGTTGAATACCAAGACCTTCAGGCACTTAGGTCTACGAGATCTGCATATCTAAATGCTCCATATTTTGTTATTGAAGACGAAGAGCTTCTTGATCAGTGGCCTGAGTTTAAGGCGCTGTATGATAAGGTGGCGGCGGTTGATGTAGATCATCTATTCAGTCTACCTATTAATCAGTTTAAGAAGAGACTTCGTGAAATCCCAGTTGGATTTAAGGATTCTGTAAAGAATATTGCAAGCGATATGGTTCGCAATGGTTCTTTGGATAGCCTTGCGAAGATTAATGCGCTGGACGAAATTCTTGGGACAGACATTAAGCTGCTCATTCAATAATACATAAGGAGGTTGGAATATGACTTCCTATGATGTGGTTTTTAAGCGCTTTCTTAATCGTATTACAGATTATGATCTTCCGCTTCTTCCAGAAGAAGATCTGGATGAGATGATGTGTGGTTGGTTAACAAGCGCTATCGCAAATTTTACTAGATGCAAGTCTGATTTATCTAATAGAGATGATGAAAGTAAGACATTTAATGCTGATTTAACTAATTATGAGATTGAAGTTTTATCATTGTATATGGTTTGTGCATGGCTTGATCAAAGGATTAATAGTGTATTGCTTACAAATCAGTTTATCGGTGGTAAAGAAGAGAAGTTTTTTAGTCAAGCGAATCAGCTAGAAACATTAAAAGCTCTCAGGGACGCTACGTTTACCGAAGCTAGAAAACTACCACGTGACTATAGTTATGTGACAAATGATTATTTTGGTTAAGGGTGGTGCTGCGTATGATTTTTAAATACGGGGTACTGCCTCGAAACCAAATACACGAAGAAAAAGTCCGACTTCAAGGGGCAATTTACAAATTGCTTCCATATAAAGAAGACGGATATGAATTGTTGGATGCATATTTCCAAGCTCTTTTACAGCGCATTGGCGGACTGAATAGCCTATTTATGGAACAGCCTAAAATTATAACATTAATGAGTATCTTAGAGTCGGCTCGTTATGAGACCGACTTTCTTAAGTATAGAAAGGATATTTTAGATGCGTGTTCACTCGTAAATGAGATTGAGGAGTGTGATTCCGGTGTATGATTTGTTTAATAATCGGATGAAGCTCCAAGGGCGTAATGTTGGAGAAGCCTTAAAACATCAGTCAGATAAAATTATGGATGCTACGTTTACAAATGATGTGGCGTATCGTAAATGCTATCTGCAAGACAAAGATGTTACTTTCCCAGAGCAAACGCTCGCTGGCTATAAGAAAGCAAAAGCGGTATTTAATGGCAAGGAAGTATATAATCCACAAAAACTTATGGGCTTCGAGCCTATAGATGCCAAGTATCAGATTCATGGATATTATTCGGTATCAGGAGATCAAGTAGATTACTATCTACAATTCAGGCCGTTAGAACATGGTAGAAATCCCAACGTAAGAGTTGGATCGTATATTTTTGTACCAAATGATCTTGGCATTTACGAACTGTGGCTTATTGTCGCTCGTGATGATAGGCCACAGTTTCCACAATTTTATATTTTAAAATGTAATCTTTTGTTAAAATGGGAAATTGGTGAAAAAGATTGGCCTTCGTTTGAAGGAAGACATGTCGATGTTGGTTCATACGTCTCGTGGGCTGTGCAAAGAACGCAGAGCTCGTACAACAGTGGCGTCTGGATGGACTATTATGTTCAAAGTGTAGAGAACCAACTGAAGGCAATTGTGCCAACAAACCAAGATACCAATACAATTAAATATGACGAAAACTTTACAATTAGTGATAATCCTCTGAGGCGTGTTGTGTGGAAAGTTTCCAAGGTCGAAAATACAACCACTTTTGGACTTACAAAACTGACCTTTACTCAAGAGCTTGAGCACGATCCAGTAGATAATGTTTCTTGGATTAATTTCGCAAGCAACAATTTCTCCGATAGTGCAATTGGCGCAGAGTATGATTATTACAAGCCAAGGACTAATGATAGTGATATCCACTCTCCTGTCTCTTTGGAAAACATAGACGAAAGTGTAATCTCTTACACTGGCGTAGCGCCAGTTATGAAAACTGGTGGCAGTTATAAGACATTTACTGCGAACATATATAAGGACGGGCAACTATCTTCTAACAAGCCATATTGGAGCTTGGAGTATGCGAAGAATGATACAACAATTTGCCATGTTGAATTCATGTACGTAAATGATGAACTTGTTTGTGACAATAGTAATAATGATTTTATTGTTGACAAAAACAAAATCATTTATATGAATGAAAAGGAAAAATTGTTTGGTATTCAGTATTCGTATGATTCAAGTAAGCCAATGAACTTAAAGTTGAAGTGTTTGCAAGTGCTTAATATGTTAGGTGGTATTATAACCATTAAAGCCAGTGGTAGTCTCGTAGATAACACTCAGTCTGCTATTTTGACAGTGGAGGTGGAAGGTCTATGATTACTCAAATGGGGCGTGATTTGCAAAATCTCGATGATGATATTTTGTATGCGAAACGCCAAATCAAGGAAAAGCTTTGTAGGGATTTGGATATAATTCAATATTTACATAATCTTGAATTAGAGAGAGCCGACGCAGAGCCAGAAGATTATTTTAATTGTAATATTTATCCTTTTATTAGGATTCCGGGAACGCAAGATAAGGTGAAGAATTTTATCTGTTTTTCTGTGGACGATCAAGAAGACATGCGTTACAACGCCGTCATGAAGATGCAATATATTCAATTCGTTGTTTTTTGTCATGGTGACGATATTGATACTGGAGTAGGAATACCTAGACATGATTTGTTGGGATATTTCGTCAAAGATGTCTTCAACTGGAGCAATTTACTTGGCATGAAGCTTAAACTTGTCTATAACCGAGAAAGTATTATGGATAACGACTATTATTGTCGTACATTAAAGTTTGAAACTATTAAGCCAAATATGAGGCTTGACAGTGGGAAACTAATGCCTCAGCCAAGAATGAATGACGAGGTAGACGAGCATGGATTTATTAGAGCTTGATACATTGGGTCTTTATTTTGGAGATCCGTATATAATCAACGAAAATATTTCTGTGTTGCAACCTACTATTGGGGATATCTCGAAATACGGTGAAAAAAATTACTTCAGCCTTATCCACACGATCACGGCTATAAGTTCTGATCTTAAGTCGCAATTATGGGATATGGGGCTTGATTGGGAGGAAGTTGAAGATTTTCAATTATTCATGATGTTAGCTCCAACGCTTAATGTCGAGTCAACTAGAATTATTTTAGGAGATATAGACTTGTCTAAATTAAGACCATATAAAAATAATCAGAATGGCCAGATTGTCCTTGCTGATAAAGATACTGGATTGATTATTGATATGCTCATTTATGAGCGTATTGTGAATTACTTGCGCAAAGTTCATGGACTGAAAAAGAAAGTGGAACACGCAGGTAATAAATATACGAAAAAAATTCTTATTGACGAAGACAGGATGCGAATTGAAGCGAACAAGAATAAACCTTATAAATCTTTTCTAACTCCCCTAGTTTCGTCTGTAAAGTGTCGTATGGGATATACAAAAGATTATGTTAGAAATATGCAGGTGTTTGAATTCTTTGATGACGTTCAAAGATTGAACGTGATTAACAATGCTGACGCATTATTGCGCGGCATGTATTCAGGCATGATTGATACAAAGAAAATTCAAAAATCAGAATTAAATTGGATGAGAGAGCTAGATAAAGACTAGCTCTTTTATTATATTAAAAATTAAAAATATTATTTTATGGAGGTAATTTATTATGGCATTTGATCTTAATAATTTTGTCATTGATCGCGTCATGAGGGGCGTCGCTCTTTCACAGACTGATGGCTCTGTGCTCTTTTCTCTAAATCAAGTTACTAACCCCACTCTGACTGTTAGCTCTGAATCGACGGACGCGGTGGACGCATTAGGTACGCCCATTGCTACATTTTATCGTGCTAAAAGTGCTGAGTTTAGTGCGGAAAATGCAATTTTCGATATGAATCTTCTTGCCACTCAGTCTGGCACTGCCAAGCAGGTCGCTACGAATCAGAACAAGATTGTTACTCCTGCTTTTGAGACAATTGACATTGATGGTTCTGCTACTTATACTCTAAAGCATGCACCTAAGGACGAGGTTAAGAATATTTATGCTCTAAATGGTGATGGCACTCTTGGTACGGTGTTTACAAAGAGCACGTCTGCTTCTGCTACTAATTTTGCAATTAGTGGTAGTGCTATTACTCCTCCCACTGGGCTAAAGAATGGTGATCAGCTATTCGTTATTTATGAGTATGAAGCATCTCAGGCAGTAGCTGTTGTTAACTCTGCTGTGAACTTCCCAACTGCTTGCGAGCTAGTGCTCGAAGTGCTTGGATGTGACGTGTGTGATCAAACTAAAATGGTCTTTGCTTATGTTTGCTTTAGCAACTTTAAACTGAGCCCGGACTTTGATTGGACGATCTCTACCGACTCTACCCACAGCTTTAGTGGTAAGGCTATGCAGGATTATTGTGACAAAGAGAAGAAATTGTTCCAAATTATTATTCCCGGCGACGAGTAATTTTGTGCAATTTGTCTAATTGACAATACAAAATTATTGCGGTATAATATAATCACAAGATAGGGAAGGAAGTCATGAGCCTTGCTGATAAGGATGGGTGCCTCCACACCTATCCTTCTTGTGGTGTTTTAAATTATGGAGAATGCTATTATGGAGGAAATATTTTATGAACAAAGGGTGCAAAACGAAGGTTGGAGATGTAATCAATGGACTTATGGTAGTTTCTGACCCTTATAAAATAGATGGAGACAAAAATTATAGAGCGATGGTTAAATGCATATTTTGTCCAAAGCCGCCTTATGAGATTGTGATTAGTGAAATTCATCGACATGTTTTTGAGGGATGCGGATGCAAGAAAAACAGGTCAAATTCAATTAACTGGGAGTCATTTGAAGAGTGGTGCGTTAAGAATCAGTCTGATCTATTAGGACTTTGGGATTATGATCTGAACAACAAATCTCCTGACGAAGTGTCGTCATGTACTGCAGACAAGTACTATTTTAAATGTCCATGCGGAAAACATGAAAGCGAACAACATAGTATTTTGCAGATTACAAGACTGAAAAACAGGGTCAAGCCTATATGCAAAGCGTGTAATTCTATAGCCCAAAAACTTATTGATAAGTATGGAGAAAATGCTTTGGAAACATATTGGGATTATGAGAAAAATAATGAAGACCCGTGGAAGTTGGCCTATGGTACTAAAACTGAAGTTTGGATTAAATGCCCTTGTGGGAAACACACAAGTTTTTTTCGTCGGGTTATAGGATTGATTACTAGAGACATTGGGTGCCCATTGTGTGCACAAGAAGCGGATACAAGCTCATATCAAAAGAAAACATATGATTATATTGTAAATACATATGGGTACGATGTAAAAAGAGAACGTGAATGCTCTATTATTGCAACGAATCCGATTACAAATTATCAGATGCCGTATGACAATGATGTGACAATTGGGAATGCACATCTTATTATTGAAGTGAATGGAGAACAACATTACGACAAAGATAATGATTTAATCAAAAGAGCAGCAAAATCTTATAATATTAGTGTCGATGAAGCGTTTCAAAGTCAACAATATAGAGATGAATTAAAGAAGCAATATGCCTTGGATAATGGGTATTTTTATATTGCAATTCCTTATTGGGCGTTTCGAGACGATACTTATAAAACCATTATAGATGAAACAGTTCACAAAATATCGCAAGATAATAGCAGTACAAAATTATTTTTATCCCGAGAAGGAGTGGGTATAAATGCATAAAGCTCGTAAGTGCATCTGTTGCGGCAAGGAATATAGCTACTGTGGCAACTGCGCCAAGGATCGCTATAAGCCAACATATTTTTCACTTTATTGCAGCGAGAATTGCCACGATGCATTTTCCGCAGCAAACGAATTTAATTTTGGGCACATCTCTAAGGAAGAAGCCCAGAAAAAGCTAAAGGCATGCGATCTATCTGAGCTTGACTCTTTCAATGAAATTGTCAAGAAAGATATTAAAAAGATTATGGCCGAGCCAGAAGAGAAGGTTGCTCCACAGCAGCAGTTCAAGAAGGCGCAGGCTTGAAACATAAAGTAGTTAAAACAAAATAAAATTCTATGGGATATTAACTACTTTAAAAAGATGTTAATATCCTATTTTTTTTAGCCGCTAGGTACATGACACGTGGATGTATCTGGTGGCTTTTATATTGGAATAAAAGGAGAAAAGAAACAAATGGTTAAGAGCACAATTACAGGGAAGCAATACAACCCTGATAACAGCTCGGTTGTTTATCTGAGCAATTTTCAGCAGATATATAAATATTTGTGTGCTGGTGCGGAAGAAGATTTAGTAGACATTCTATACACAAACACTAGGAACAATTGTCTAGTTTTTGTATTTAAAAAGTCGAGCAAGGTAAAGCATTTATACGAGCTATGGAATAATCATGAGCTGTAAAAATTATATACTTTATAAGATTTATTATGGGAATGAGCTTGTGTACATAGGCAGAACCTCACAGGACTTGATTGATCGTTTGAGGTTGCATTTCTTTGGGAAGCCAATGGTGAAGAAACTAGATATTATTGCTACGACACGTATAGAATACACTGTGTGTGATTCAGAGGCAGATATGTTCTTATTAGAGATCTATTTGATAAACAAATATAAGCCTCGCATCAACAGAGATGACAAGGCGCATGATGAACTTTCTTCGCATTTATATCTTCCTGAGCCAAAATTTTATTCATATTACAATCCACTGTTAGATAAGTGGAAAGAGAAAGAAATAGAACATATTGTTGACACTGCTCCATTGGATTATATTGATGGAGAATCAATATGGTTTTAAAACTCCATACAAAGAAAGGAGTGTGAGGCATTATATGTCTAATGTTTACGCGAGAATTAAATTAGCTGCAAATCACAATCAATTAATTCTTGTAAAAGATCAGCCACTAGCTGCTGGAAATTGCAATTCTATTTTTATTGAATTTGCGCTAAGAACAGATGACTGGCTGGCTTGTGAAGACCTAAAAGCAGTATTTAATAATTATTATGTTAGAAGTCTTAATGAAAGACTAGTATGTGATATTCCGCCAGAAGTTTTAGCCACTCCCGGAGAATTTGAAGTAGGGCTATATGGTGTTAATGACACTATTCGTATGGCTACGAACAAACTTGAATTTCATGTTGGAGAAGGCACTTATGGAGGAGTGTTTTCAGGATCAAGTGGCGGGTCGGATAATCCGGGTGGATCTGATGATCCTGACCGTTTGATTATATATGATGGTGGCGGTGTTCATGGTTATTAAAAGGGGGTGAACAAATGGAGACAACCACTGTAAAAACTGTTTTTCAGTTCAGAAGGGCAACGACTGATGAATGGGAAATTGTTAACCCTATTTTAAGAGAAGGCGAGCCAGCATATGACATTACAGCAAAAAAGCACAAAATTGGTGATGGGAAAAGCAAGTGGAATGAGCTTCCATATGCAGAAGGCAGTGGTGGCATTTCTGGAGATATTAATTGGGAACAGATTGTTAATGCGCCGACAAAGCTTAGTCAGTTTGAGAATGATTTAGATATTCCAGATTCTAGTTATATAGACACAAAGCTAGAGCAGAAGGCGGATAAAGATCACAATCATGATGGTGTATATCAGCCAGTTGGAGATTATTTAACAGAAGAAACAGATCCGACCGTTCCTGCATGGGCAAAGCAAGCAGAAAAACCGATGTACACATATGAAGAGATTCAAAACACTCCAGACTTGTCTGGTTGTGCTACGACTGACTATGTTGATAGTGAGATAGAAAAAGTAAAGTCTGGAATTGAAAAGTATGATGATACAGATGTCAAAAATCGTATTTCTGCGAATGAAAAATCCATTGAGGCGTTGTCTGGAAACGGAGAAGGCTCTGTTAAAGAAACTGTAGCTAATGCAATTGCTGAGGTTGTTAATGGGGCACCAGAAGATTTTGACACCCTAAAGGAAGTTGCAGATTGGATTAAAAATGATACTACTGGTGCAGCAAAGATGGAGAGTGACATTGCCAACCTTAATGAGAAGGTAAACAATATTTCTTCTGGGAAAGACCCACTATTTATTTCTGCGCAAAAATTTCATAATCGCCCCGGAACTGAGTTGGCATATGATGTAGACGCAAAAGATTTTAGCCGTGTTGCGTCTGTTGGAGAAAAGGCGAATCTTTTAATTACAAATGCAGAAGATGCAGAAGGTGTGTGGTCATATTTTTGTGAAGCAACAGTTGAATCAATTCCTTTGAAAGACGAAGAAGGGAATGCTTCTATTTATGCGGTAAGACTTTCGTCTATTTGTGATTTAACTCCAAGCAACACTGGGTCTTTGTCTGTGACCTCTGTCAATGGTAAGACTGGGGCGGTTGTTCTTGAAGCTTCTGATATTATCAAGAATTCTACAGATAAAAATAAGATTTCTATTTCTTCTGACGGCACGTTGGAAGTTAATTCAATTACTATAGACAAACTTGTACAAGAAGAAACCAATGAACTTGTTATTGATGGCGGAAACGCCTAATTTTTAAAGGAGGTTTTTTGAATATGGCAACTAAAACACTAAGCACAAGAATTGTCATGAGAAACGACACCGCAGAGAATTGGACTACAAAGAATCCAGTTCTGCTCAAGGGCGAGTTTGGTGTCGAAACTGATACGAACAAATTTAAGATTGGTGATGGCAATAAGGCATGGGCTGATCTTGATTATGCTGGCGCTGATGAGGCCGCAATCGAAAATATTATTGCACAGAATAGGGACAGTCTTTATAAGTATACTCGTACTGATGCTTCTCAGTCTGATGATGCAGCAATTGCCGCAGCTCTAGGTTCTAACGCTGCCGTGCAGGGCGATATTGTCGTGATTACAACTACTGTTGAAGGCAACGCTTACGAGCAAAGTGCATTTATGTATGATGGCACTCAGTGGGCAGCAATGACTGGCAATGTTGGCGCTGACAAGGTTATTCTACAGGACGACATTGTTATGGCTGGTAACTACACTCAGGTTGGCAATATGACTAAGTCTCAGAATGGTACTGCTACCTTTGCGACGAAGGGCAAATCTGTCTCCGACGCACTAACTGAGATTTTCTCCAAGCGTCTACAGCCCGGTACTCCTACCGCTCCTGCTGTGACTCTTACTTTCGGTCAGGCTAAGGCATATGAGGTTGGTACTACTGTAACTCCAACTTATTCTGCTTCTCTAAGCGCTGGTTCCTATACCTATGGCCCTGCAACTGGTATCACTGCCACTAGTTGGGAAGTCACTGATACTGCTGGCAACTCTGCAACCACTGCTTCTGGCAGCTTTGCTGAAGTTGTTGTTGCTGACGGCACCAACTATAAGATTACTGCAAAGGCTACTTATGGTGAAGGTGCTGTTGCAAAGGACAACCTTGGCTCTGATTCTAGTCCTGTAATTAAGATTGCTGCAGGCTCTGCAACAAAGACTTCTGGTGCTATTACTGGTTATCGTAATACTTTCTATGGTTCTGTGACAGAGAAGGCCGAACTAACTAGCACAATTATTCGTGGGCTAACTAAGTCCAATAAGGCTCTTGCCAATGGTAATTCTTTCACGGTTAATATTCCTGTTGGTGCGAAGCGTGTGATTTTTGCTTATCCCGCAACTCTACGTGATGTCAGTTCTGTTAAGGACGTTAACGGCCTAAATGCAGAGATTAAGAGTGCTTTCACCAAGACAACTCTAACTGTTGCTGGTGCGGGCGCTGATGCCGGTATCGAGTATAAAGTTTATACTACGGATTTTGCTGATCCTGTAGCAAAGGCAAACTCCTATACTGTGCAAATTTAATTGAAGGAGGAAGACAATTATGGCAATGACTTTTGGTACACTTGATTTCGCTGTTGCTTTTAATCGCCAGACGGCTTTTCCTCTGGACGCTAAAAGCTATTTTGAAAGCCTAGAAGCTGCTCAGACCGCTGCTGCATCTGCACAGGAGGCTGGTAGCTCTGAAACTACATATTATTATGGCCAACAGATTGCTGTTGTTGAGAGTGGCAAGGCTACTCTTTATGTAATTCAACCTGACAAGACTCTAAAAGAGGTTGGCGGTAACATCCTTATTGACGAGAATGCCTTTGTTAAGGGCGAGGATGGTAAGCTAAGTCTGCTTGGTTTTGCTGACGCAGTTGGTGGTGCCCAGCTAGTTAAGACCGAGGATGGTAAGGTTTCATGGGTGAAGCCAGACACCACAACTGTTGAAGGTCTTTCTACTGCTATTGAATCTCTAAAAACCACTGTTGGCGATGACAAGAGTGGTCTGGTTAAGCAGGTTGCCGACAATAAGGCGGCAATTGATACTCTTAATGGCGCAAGCACTGTAGAAGGTTCTGTTGCATATCAGATCGCACAGGTTGTCGCTGGTGCCGATGAGAGTTTCGACACTCTGAAGGAGATTGCTGATTGGATTACGACTCATAAGACTGATGCCGCATCCATGAATTCCCAGATTAATACTAATAAGGATGACATTGCTGCTCTTAAGACAAAGGTTGGCGAGACGTCTGTTGCAGACCAGATTGCTGCTGCTCTTAAGGATGGCGAGTCTGACAAGTATGCTCTGGCAGACGATCTATCTACGGCAAACGGTAAAATTACAGCTCTACAGGGCCTCGTTGGTGAAACCGCTGTCGCTACTCAAATTAGCGACGCTATTGATGGCGCTCTCAAGGTTGATGGTGCAGAAAAGTATGCACTAGCATCTCATATTCATGAAATTGCCAATGTTACTGGTCTTCAGGCTATTCTTGATGGCAAGGCCGCAGCTTCTGATGTTGAGGCACTACAGTCTACTGTTGACGGTCTAGAAGCTAAAGCCCATGAACATGCTAACAAGACTGTTCTTGATGCTATTACCGAAGATAAAGTTAGTGCTTGGGACGCTGCTCAAGCCAACGTTATTGAGTCTATTAAGCTTAATGGCGCGGCCATTGCTCCCGCTGCTGACAAGAGCGTTAACATTGCTATTCCTGCTGCAACTGCAGAGGCACTTGGTCTAGTTAAGGTTGATGGCGAGAGTATTGTTGCTACCGATGGTGTAATTAGTGTTAACGCTATTTCCACTGACAAGCTTGTTCAGGGTTCGGACACGCTTATCATGGATGGCGGCAATGCTTAATTTATGTTTGCAAATTAAAGGAGATTGATGAATATGGCAAATAAGACTTTTAATACACGTATCAAAAACAAGATTGATACTTATGCAAATTGGGTCGAGAAAGATCCTGTGCTACTAAATGGGGAAATCGCTGTTGTCGTCATTCCTGCTGAGACTGGCGCTGTGCAGGGTGAGCCTGTTACTCTGTTTAAAGTTGGCGATGGCACTAAAAAGTTTAGTCAGCTAGACTTTACTGGCGCTAAAGCAGCAGACGTTTATAGTTGGGCAAAGGCGTCAACAAAGCCAACGTACCAAGCTTCTGAAATTACTGGCCTTTCTGATTACATTTCTGGAGAAATTCAGGATAGCGATACGCAATATAAACTAGAGGCAGACGCGGACGATGGTCATAAGTTCTATCTATATTCTAAGCCACTAAACGGCTCTTGGGGCTCTACTCCTGTCAGCACCATTACAATTCCAGAGACTGTCTATACTCTAGTAGAGGGCACTGCTAATGGAACTGTAAAGTTTAATGGTACTGACGTTAAGGTTCATGGTCTTGGCTCCGCAGCTTATACTGCTGCAGATGCCTATGATGAGTCTGGTGCGGCTGACGCAGCACTAGCTTCTGCTAAGTCTTATGCTGATGGCAAGGATTCTGCTATTGCTGCGGCAAAGAAAGCTGGCACTGATGCTCAGAGCTCTGTAAACGCTCTATCTGGCAAGGTCGGAGATGTTACCGATGGCAAGACAGTTGTTGAAATGATTGCTGACGCTCAGGCTGCCGCGACTTATAATGATACTGCTGTTAAAGCTTCCATTAAGTCTAACGCTGACGCTATTGCTACTCTAAATGGTGCTTCTACTGTTGCTGGTTCTGTCGATAAGAAGGTTGCAGATGCTATTAATAAGTTTGCTACAAAGGTTAGCGAAGATGGTACAGTCAATACTTTTAAAGAGCTAATTGACTACGCTTCTACCCACCAAGGTGAATATAGCACCCTATCTGGTGAAGTTCAGAAGAATACTACTGCTATTGCTACACTAAATGGTAAAGATACCGATGCCGGTTCCGTCGCAAAGACTGTTAAGGACGCCGTTGACGCCGCCAAGGCTACTCTTCAGGGCAATATTGATGGCAAGGTTGACAAGGTAACAGGTAAGGGTCTATCTACTAACGACTATACTAATGACGAGAAGACCAAGCTAGAAGGTATTGCCGATGGCGCACAGGTCAACGTTATCGAGTCCGTTAAGGTGAATGGCTCTGCACTTGCAGTTTCTGGTAAGGCAGTTGCTATCACTGTACCTACTGGCGCTCTGGCTGATAAGAACGAAGTTGCTGAAGCAGATCTTGCTGCCGCACTAAAGACGAAGATTAATGGCAAGGTTAATTCTTCTGACTGTGGCGATATTATTTCTCATGACGCAGCAGAGTTTGCAACCGCTGGCCACAACCATGACACTGTTTATTCAAAACTAGGTCACAATCACAAGATTGAGGATCTAGAGCAGGAGACTTATATCATTTTTGATTGTGGGTCGGCCTCAACAAATATTGGCTAATTGCCTCTTAACATTAAGTAGTTTTATTTAATAGGAGAGGCAAAACGCCTCTCCTATTTTTTTAAGACTACACAAAGGGGGAACAAAATTAATGGCTTTTGTAAACAAGGTTACTGTTAGAGGCAAAACATACAACCTAGAGAACTTAACAGATGGCTCGCATGTTGTTAAGCTTCCAACTCTAAATGGCGATGATGTATTCGTGACAGAAAAGACGCTGGGGCAAGGAGTAAAAGTTTCGGCACTTACGAACGGCACTTATACTGTCAGCTTGCCGTCTCTAACTCAGAACGACACATTTGTTGTTCAAAGCAGACAAAATCAAATTAACAACAATAAAGTAGACAAGGTGTCTGGTAAGGGATTGTCTACTAATGATTATACAGACGCAGAAAAGGATAAACTTAAAAATTTAGAAAATTACACTCTGCCTACTGCCTCAGAAAATGTGCTTGGTGGCGTAAAAGCTGTTCCAAAAGCAGACGATATGACGCAAGAGGTTGGTGTTGATGCAGGTGGCAAATTATATACAAAATCAGCAAAATCTGATATTGATGCGGCACTAGCTGATTTTCATTCTTATAGCATTGAAGTCGTCGACGAGCTTCCAGATTCAGGCGAAGACTACACATTCTATCTTGTTCCAAAGGCGTCTGGTAGCGGTTATGAAAAGTATTGGTGGATTACGGATAACGATGGCAATCAAAAGTGGGATGAATTTAAAGGAAGCTCCACTCTTGTAGTTACTGAGCTGCCACAAACTGGTGATGTAGAAACTGATTATATCCTACATTCAGATGTAGGATGTTTTTATTATAAATGGATTGATAACTCTTGGCAAATGATTGCAGGAACTATGGCGAATGTAGTAGAGTCATTACCTGAAACGGGAAATGAGTTTACTGATTATTATGTGAAAAATGTCGATGGGCTGTACGTGCATTATCGTTATATTAATGATAAGTTCTGCATTATCGGGGGAGACAATTATACAAAGTCTCAAATTGACAGCAAGGTTTCTACACTTAAGGCATCTGTAGACGCAAATGCACAAAACATTGAAGCAAATACGACAAACATTGCTTCTCTAAGTAGAAATATTGATACGCTAAGACAAACAGTTGACGGTATCGACACAGAAGGTTATACATACTATGCTACATATGGAAATGCTACTCTAGCAACTGGCGAAGAGAAAGAGAATGTTTTTACACTTTACGAAGTTAAAGATGAAAAAGAAGAAGTAAAGAGCCAATTCGTAATCACTGGTGGTGGCGGTGGTTCTGCTGTTACTACCACTCTTAAAGTCGAGCGTATTACCGAGTCTCCTGTTATTGTTACTACAACAGACAAGGTAGAGATTAGCTTTAATTATTTTTCAGTGGATAGTGATGGAGAAGCTGTGGATGGCACTTACACTTGGAAGTCTGGTAGCACTGTTCTATCAACTGGCGCATTAGTGCAGGGCGTGAATACGTTTGATATGTCTGATTACACCAACATTGGCACTCAGAAGTTTACGTTGACTGTTGTGGATGCTGCTGGCACTACTGCTGTTAAGTCTTGGACTGTGCAAAAGGTAGACGTAAGACTCGAATCTTCGTTTAATGATAAGATTACATATCAGGCAAATAGTGCTGTCAATTTCACATACACTCCATATGGCGCAGTAAATAAAACTGTGCATTTTGTGCTTGATGGCGTTGAAATTGGAACTGTTTCGACTGGTTCCTCTGGTACATTGCAGTCTTATACAATTCCAGCTCAGGCCCATGGTGCGCATTTATTTGAGTGCTATATTACGGCAACTATTAATAGTAAGAGCATTGAAACTGAGCATATTTTCAAGGACATTATGTGGTATGACGAGAATAGTGATGTCCCTGTTATCGGATGTGTTTATAGATATGACCATTATGGCAAGGTAACTGCCAAGCAATATAATTCGACGAATATTCAGTTCTATGTTTATGATCCGAAGACGGCAACTCCGACTGTTACAAGAAGTGTTGACGGTAAAGTTGTTGCGGCTCAGGTCATGAGTGGCAATTCTGATGTCTGGGCATATAAATCTTCTGATGTTGGCGAACATACTTTACTTATTACTTGTAGAGGTACAACTGTTAAAATCATTATGAATATTGAGGAGCTTGGTATTACTATCGAGCCAATTACTGCGAATTTGGCGTTTGACTTCAACCCGACTGGTCTTTCCAACAGTGATGAGGATAGATTGTGGAAGGATGCAAATACTGACGTTGCAATGACAGTTTCAGATAATTTCGACTGGAGTAATGGAGGTTATCAGATTGATGAGGATGGCAACCAGTATTTCTGTGTTAAGGCTGGAACAACTGCCACTATCAATTACAAGCTTTTCGAGAGAGACGCGAGCGTTTATGGTTCTGAATTTAAATGCGTTTTTAAAACTACGAATGTTAGTAATGCAAACGCTACATTCCTGACTTGCCAAGCAGATTCTACTGTTGTGGGCCTGCAAATGAATGTTCATGAGGCGTATTTGAAGTCTAGTATTAAGAGTCTATATATTCCTTATAGCGAGGAAGACATTATTGAATTTGAGTTCAATATTAATACAATTGATAAGGACAATTCAGATGCGACTGCAGTTATTATGAGTTATGAAGATGGCGTTGGGCTAAGACCTATGATTTACGACTCAACGCACAGACTATATCAGTACGAGCCGGTGCCTATTACTATTGGTTCTACAGACTGTGATGTCCATATCTATAGAATGAAAGCTTATAGTGCTTCATTGACTGACTCTAACATTTTATCCAACTTCATTGCTGATGCAAGAGACTCTGATGAGATGATCGCAAGATATAACCGCAATCAGATTTATGATGAGAATAATGCGCTAACTCCTGAATCTGTGGCAAACGCCTGTCCACAACTAAGAGTTATTAAGATTGAGTGTCCTCGTTTTACTAAGGACAAAAAGGACTTTGTAAAAGGCGTAAATGTCGAGTGCATCTATAAGGGTGGAGACCCGGTGCTAGATAACTGGAAGTTCATGAACACCTATCTTTCTGGACAGGGCACGACTTCTAACGAATATGGTTACGCTGGTAGAAATATTGATATTATTGCTTGTGCTGACGGCAAGAAGCAGATTATTAGCAAGATTCCTCTGGACACGAGCTATGTAACGGAGCTTATTCTTGGTGATGGAACGAAGTATTCTGATGGCTCTGGTAAAATTACTCTGACGAGGACGTCTGTCCCAGCCAATTGGCTTAATATCAAAGTAAATATCGCAAGTTCTGAGAATGCAAATAATGCATTGTTGCAGAAGCGTTATAACGATTACCTCCCATACAAAACTGTTGCTATGGAGAATGACCCCAAATGCAAGAATAGTATGGAGTTTCAGAATTGTATAGTGTTTATCAAGGAAACCGATCCTGATGTTTCCAAGCATATGGAATTTAAGGACAATGATTGGCACTTCTACGGGCTGGGAAATATTGGTGATTCAAAAAAGACCGACGCTACGAGAGTTAATGATGTCTCTGACCTAAAAGAGTTTGTAATTGAAGTCAGTGATAATACTCTACCTAATAGCACTTTCCAAACTGGTGTAACCGACAGTGAAGGTAATATGGTTTATCCTATCACTAAAGACCAGTGGAAGGCTGGCAATACCGCATACGATGCTCTTTATAATGATTGGGACGGTTCCTTCGAATTCCGCTACGAAATGGGCGGAGAGACAAAAGACGGTATGACAACCGCTACTACTGAAGAGCAAGAAGCACAAAGAGCATTAAACAAGCAAGTATGGCGTGATTTCTATGAATGGGTAATTACCTCTACTGATGAAGAATTTGTTTCTCAGCTTGGAGATTGGGTAATTAAGGACTCTGCTCTTTATTGGTATGTGTTTACAGAACGTTATACCATGATCGATAATCGCGCAAAAAATTCATTTTATCATTATGCTAAATGTGCTGATGGTAAATATCGTTTTGAACTATGGGACTATGATAATGACACGAGTTTAGGAATAAATAACAGTGGCGAGCTTACCATGACATATGGTAAAGAAGACACTGACTATAGAACTGAAGGCGACAAGTCTTCAGGATACGTATTCAACGCAGCAGACAACGTGTTCTGGTGCAGAATTCGTGATTTATTCCGCAACGACCTCGCAATAATGTATCAAACTCTTGAAGGAGAAGGTTGCTTCAGCGACACTTCTTTAATCAATGAATTTGACAATTGGCAAGCACAATTCCCAGAAGAACTTTGGAGACTTGATATTGAACGCAAATACTACCGTACATATCAAGGCGGGGGCCTCAATGCCGGTGCAACTCCAGAGCCAACCAGACGTTTCTTAGAGTCTATGATGAATGGCCGTAAGAAATACCAGCGTAGACAATTTGAGCGTGATCAAGCGGCATATATGGGAACGAAATATCTGTCTACAACTGTCAAGGCAGATCAAATTATGTTTAGATGCAATACTCCTTCTGGTGTAGTAGTTGCACCTAATTACACTCTAAATATTGTGCCTTATTCAGATATGTATCTATCTGTGCTATTTGGCAACTCTCCAAGTGCACAGCAGATCCGTGCAAAGGCAGGACAGTCTTATGAGATTCAATGTCCATTTACCAAGATGGATGATACGGCAGTACTAATTTATTGTGCTTCTCGTATTCAGGCATTGAATGACCTTTCTGCTTGCTATATTCATGATAATGATTTTAGTAAGGCTTCAAAGCTGAAGACGCTTGTAATTGGTAATAAAACTTCTGGCTATTCTAACGCATTCTTGACAAATCTAAACCTTGGCAACAATGCGTTACTTGAAGAGTTGGATATTCGTAATTGTCCTAATTTGACTGGATCTATCAACCTATCAAGCTGTGGCAACTTAGAGAAGCTTTACGCAGAAGGGACATCTGTAACTGGTGTGCTATTCGCGGCGAATGGCAAGATTGCACTTGCTCACTTACCAAGTACAATCAATAGTTTAAGTTTTAAGAATCTAAGTTACTTAACTGATTTACAGGCGACATATGACAATCTTGAATCCTTAACTATTGAGAACTCTATAATTGATGCTTATCCAATTGTTGAGGATGCAATTGACACGTTGCAGACACTTCGTTTAACTGGCATTGACTGGACTGTGACAAGCACTGAATTGTTAAATGCAATTCTTAAGATGAATAACAATTTGCTTGCTGGTAAGGTTCATATTGCTGGACAGGCAAGACAGAGAGAACTCGATGCTTATGCGGCGGCATGGCCAGATTTAGCTGTTACTTATAATGGTATTATTACTCAGTATAAAGTGACGTTTATGAATTCCGATGGTACTGCTATTAAAGACAAGAGTGACAATGATTATGTTCAATATGTTGACCAAGGTGGCAAGATTACTGATCCTGTCGCAAGTGGTGAAATTGACACTCCGACAATCCCAAGTACCGCGCAGTATAATTATACCTTCTCAGGTTGGGATGGCATTGATGTAAATGTTACTGCTCCTGTAACTGTGACAGCAAAATATAGCGAGTCAGTAAGAACATATACTGTGCGTTGGTTCCAGCAAGCAGGCGTTGTTCTTGCGACCAAGACTGGCGTAGAGTATGGTGCTGTGGCAGAATATGAAGGCGATTATCCAACCATGAGCGACAATGAGGATTCTTATATTTATAATCTATTCACTGGCTGGGATAAGAGTACAGGCTATATTACTGGAGATACTGACGTTTATGCAAAGTGGGAGACGCAAAATGGTCTTCCATCGGCAGGAACTGACTTGAAAGATATGACTCCAGTGCAGATTTATGCTGTTGCAACGGCTGGTAGAGCTAATGATTATTTTGAACAAAAGGACTACTTCGATGTCCGCGTTGGGCAGGATTTCTCATTCTCGAATGTAACTGAGCATATGCTTGGGGATGAGCTTACATTTGATGGCACTTCCTCAAAAGTAGTAGATTCTGGCGTTAAGCTATTTGGCGCAGATTCTGGTTCATTTACAATGGCTATAGATTTTGAGTTTGGAGAGAATGTAGCCGATGCGACACTACTGTCTTGCTTTGAATATGATGGCTCTGAAGGATTTAGACTAAAGTATAATGGCACAAATCCAGAAATCCAGTGGGGGAATACTAGCAAAGTAGTAGGCAAAGGAGGCCAAAGAGATATCGTTGTGCTTCGTCACCGCAAGGGAGAAAGTAAACTTTATATCTACTCGTTTAACTCTGGAGCTTCTACAACTGGTGTTTATGCTGACGAAATGGCTTATACAGAGCTTGTGCGCAATCGTACAACTAATACTGAGGCGACAATTATGCTTGGTGGATTTAAGTTCCTGTCAAATGGAACAATTGATAGCGTAACGCTAGGTAATGGAATAATTCACTGGGCAAAAGTATGGCTTGATGATATTGGAGACACTGCGGCTAGACAACTTGCTGCATGGCCGCATGAAACTTGGCGTTATGAATATTATGGTGATAAGAGATATAGATGTGCTCAGGACTCTAGTAAAATTACTGGAGCTTCATTCATTCCAGTGAATTTGCTATCTCTCACTCACAATATGAATTCTACGAATACCAACCTTGGTGGCTGGAATGACTCTAAGATGAGAGCGTTCTGTAATAGTAGAGTTTATGCGGCGTTCCCGACAGAGTGGAAGTCAATTATTAAGCAAGTTCAGATTCCTGCAACTGCTGGTAATATGGCATCTGATATTGTTTATTCAAAAGACTATGTATATCTACCATCGTATGTGGAAATGTTTAACACATCCGAAGCGCCATATAGTTCTGAGGGCAAGGCAATTGAATTCTTTAGCTCGTCTGCGGACAGAGTTAAGTCGATTGGTGATACTGCGAGTGTCTATTATCTACGTTCGCCAGAAGTGTCGTACAATTCTTACTTTAGAGCGGTTGGCATTCAGGGTGATATGAGTAGTTATATGCCATCTAACAGATCTCATGGTATTTGCCCATGTATTTCTATTTAATGGAGGCGACGACATATGAGATATTATAAACTAATTAATAACAATGAATTTGTTGGTATCGGAACGTCGCTAGACATGCGTAGATTTCAAAGGAAGCATGGTATTTTTCTTGTATGCGACGAGTCTGAAGCTCAATACATGCAATGCAATGGTGCGATCTATCGTGCTACTTGGATGCTGCCAGCAGATTCCAATGCAAAAGAAGTCCCTGTGATTCAGATTACAGAGATTCCGCAGGAAGAATATGAAGCTTTATACAATGCTATCAAGGCCAATCAACAGATTGATATTGAACAAGACGAGCCTGAGCAAGACGAGACAAAAGATAATGAAGACAATGATATCACAATTGATTATGTAAAAGAAGCAAAAGTTAAAGAAATGAAAACAGAATGTAACAAAATGATTACAAATGGCTTTGATGTTGAACTGAGCGACAATCAGTCGCATCATTTTTCTTTAACGGTACAAGACCAATTGAATTTAATTACTTCGTCTCAAATGATTACAGACGGGTCAGAAACTATTCCCTATCATGCGGATGGGGAATTGTGCAAATATTATACTTCAGGAGATATGGAAAAGATTATTGCTAAGGCAAACACTTTCAAAACATACCATGTCGCGTATTTTAATTCGTTAAAGACGTATATTAGTTCATTGCGTAGTATGGCGAAAGTTGCAGCAATTACTTATGGTAGTAGTATTCCAAGTAAATATCAGTCGGAAGTTTATATTGCTTTAAAGTCTGAATTAAGACTGTAATTAATAATAAGGGGTGCTTATCATATAGAGTGCCTCTTATTACAACAATGGAAAATAATGGAGGTGAAACGATGCCTTACATAAATACTGTGGACATTAACGGAACAACATACAATTTAGAAAATTTGACAGACGGGAATTATGTTGTTGATTTACCAGAGCTAAAACAGAATGGCGTATTTTTGCTTCAAGGAGATGTCGAGGATAAGCTGAATAGTTATCAGTCGAACAAACCACTTTCGGCGAATCAGGGCCGTATATTAAATGAGCAGGACAATCAGCTCGACACGAAGATTTCTAATTTAACAAGCTCTGTAAACGAAAAAGATACAGAATTGGAAAATGAAATTAAACAGTTATCGGCAGATATGAAAGAAAAAGACACAGAGCTTGACGGAAAGATTACAACGCTAACTAATAGTTCTGAACAGAAAGATACCGAATTAGACGGAAAAATCACAACGCTAAGAAGCGACATGGAGTCTGGTGATACATCTACACTATCCAGCGCAAAGACGTATGCAGATGGCCAGTCTAGTACAGCTCTTTCTTCTGCAAAAGAATATGCTGATACTGCGGTTGCAAATAGCAAGACGGAGACTTCTGCTGAGTTTAACAAGAAGTTAGATAAAGCAGGTGGCAAAGTTTCTGGAGATTTAGAGGTTGCTGGTGCATTGACTGCGGATCAAAAGTTTTACGCAAAATATGGAGTCACAATTTGTCAGCGAGGAGATATATCAAAAGAGATTACAGCTTTATGTACTGGTGAAAATGCAGGAAAGTTTGTTGGTAAAACTGAAACAGATTTGGCAAGAATGGCCGTTGCTACACCTGTTAATGATGATGATGCGGCAAATAAAAAGTACGTTGTAGATGCCATAAAAACTGGTGGCTTTGGGGCACTTGATGGTGCAACGTTCACTCCATCTGTTTCTTCAGATGGCGTTTTAAGTTGGACAAATGACAAGGGCAAAACCAATCCTGCAAGTGTTAATATAAAAGGCCCAAAGGGAGACGCATTTACTTATGCTGATTTTACATCAGCACAGCTTGAGGCATTAAGAGGCCCAAAGGGAGATAAGGGAGACCCATTGTCTGTTTTGGAAGCATATCCAATTGGTTCTATTTACATCAGCACGAATGCAACAAGTCCGGCAACTTTGTTTGGCGGAAACTGGGATGAAATACATGGCGCATTCCTTTTCGCCAACAGTGCGTTGCATAAAGCTGGAGAAATTGGTGGCGAAGAAGAACATGTGTTAAAGGAGAAAGAAATTCCTATTCATTATCATGATGAGTATGTTGGCAATGATGGTGGAGATGGTAGTGTGCCAGAAGGATATTATGGATTTACTAGTATTGCTTGTACAAGTAAAAACACATATTGGGCGAAAGGTTCAAAAACAAGTGAAGCAGGTGGTGGTCAAGCCCACAATAATATGCCTCCATACTTATCTGTATACATGTGGCAACGTGTAAGCTGATATTCTTTGTATAGTGAATAATAATATGGAGGGAATATTATGCCGAATAAAATATTTAATATACGCTTGAGAAACAAACGAGATACTGAAGCGAATTGGGAGAAAAAGGATCCACTAATTTTAGATGGCGAAACAATAGTTGTTACTACAGCAAGTGGGGAGACTAGAGTAAAAATTGGCGATGGTGCAAAAAACTATACTCAATTGCCATTTTTAGATGAAGTTTTAAAGAATGAAATCAATAATAAGGCAGCAATTGATGCAGGAGTATATACTGCTGTTGCATCCAGTTCTGATGGTGTGGCATATATTGCGACAGTTCCGGGAATTGAGTCTTTGAGCTCAGGAGCAAGTTTTATTATGATTCCAGATAAAACTAGTGCAAGCAAAGAGCCAACAATAGATGTTAATGGACTTGGAGCCAAAACAATTCGGCGTAGACTAAGTGCGATTACTACAAGTCTGCAGTCTGGCTATAGCAACACTTGGATTTCTGTCAACAAACCGTTTCAGGTTGTGTATGATGGTAATGCTTGGGTTGTAGAAGGTATGGCCAAGCCAGTTGGTGCAGATGTGTATGGTGCAGTACCTCAAGCCACGGCAGATGCTTCTGGCAACGTCATTACAGATACATATGCGACAATTGCTATGCTGCAAAGCATGCTCCCAAAAGTTACGACAATTACATTAGCATCAGGTTGGGGTGGAACTGCCAGTCCATATTATCAGGACGTTGCGCTTAGTTGCGCTACTGAGACTAGTGTTGTCGATCTTCAGCCAACTCCAACACAGCTTGCTTCTTGGCAAGACGAAGGATGGGCGTTTACTACTCAAAGTGGCAATGGTGTAATGTCCGCTTCCGTTTCTGAGACCGAGCCTTGGGATGGGCAAAATGTTAACTTTTCTGCCAATCTTGTTCAAGGAGCTACTTGGGTTGGTTGGTATTCTGATGCCGCTTGCACGAATCTTGTAAGCACGGATCAAAATTATTCAGTTAGTCCAACGTCGGATTTAACATTATATGCCAAGGCTACGCATGATGCAGAACTATTTACATGTGCGGCAGTTGCTGGTGCAAATATATCATCTGTTAACATAAGCGACTCAACAGTCCCAGCGAATGGCAGTTGCACATTCTCTGCGATGGCTAATGCTGGATGTGCTTTTGAAGGATGGTATTCAGATGAAAGCTGCACAAACTTAGTGAGCACAGAGAATCCATATACAGCTACTATTATTGCGAATACAACATTGTATGCTAAAGCTCATATCATCAATTTTAATATTAGCGTTGAACAGTCAGAGTATGGATCAGCAGATGTAAATACATCAATAGCTCAATATGGAGATAATGTTACATTTATAGCTACTCCATCATCTCAAAGATATGATTTTTTTGGGTGGTATGCTGATGCCACATATACAAATTTGGTTTCTCTAGATAATCCTTATAATTGCACTGTGACAACGGATATAAAGTTATATCCTAAATTCGGATTAAAGAATTACAACTTAATTGTACATCCAACAGGGTATGATAAAATCAATTTTAATGGTGTTACAAATATAGAGAACGTTGAAATCCTCTACAAAAATTCTAGCAAAGAAACTTCAACGGACACGGTTGCTATATGGGCTATTGGCGAACTTAATAAAAGCGACAATCCTGCTTCCGTTGGATTTTTTGTTGACGGGGCTAAGTTTTCTAGCATTCCAACTAACGCCACGATTACAAATATTAATGTTTCCATGAAAGTAAAGGCAGATGGTAATACGGGCGCATCTATTACAAGTAACACTTCACGGGGGTTTTATACCGCAAAAAAAGAAATAAACGGCGATAGCTTTTCCTACGTTCAAATTGGTATTACAAAATATAAAGACGTTGTTATAAAGTTGAATGAAGATTCAGAATATTCATACTATTTAACTTATACGATATCTAATGAAGAGGCTGGGAAATGGACTGCTGCTGATTTGAAATCAGGTAGTTTTGGTATTGTATGGTTAGCTTCTTCACCTAGTATTACTAGTAACGACGGCGTTTGCAAGCACTTAATCCATAATATAGATATTTCAGTTTCTTATACTCTACCTGAAGAGCATATTACATCTACTATATTGTATTTCAAGGTCAATGGGTCATATAAATCCGCAACAAAGGTTTATAAGAAAGTATCTGGCGCGTGGGTCGAGCAAACAGATGTTGCAAGCCTGTTCGATGGCACGGCGAGTGGAAGCTCCACCAACTATGTGTATGGCGGGAGTGTTTAATTAAAATGAACAAAACAAAGTATCAAGAAGGCGTTGGTTTATTCCAGCGCCTTTATTATATATTAAAGGAGGTTGAACGAATGGCAAATAAAATTTTTAATACTCGTATAAAAAATAAAAGAGATACCGAAGCCAACTGGACGAGCAAGAATCCCGTTTTGCTGAATGGTGAAATTATTGTTGTTGATACGGCAAGCGGTGAAACAAGGTTTAAGGTCGGAGATGGTGCGAAGAAGTATTCTCAACTTCCATTTCAAGATGCAGCTACGCTTGGAAACTATGTCCCAACTACGAGAAAGGTCAATAGCAAAGCTCTAAGCTCAGATATCAGCCTGACCGCTTCAGATGTAGGAGCCTTGCCTAGCACGACTACGGCGCTTAAGAATCCTCATGCTTTGACTTTTACTGGTGCTGTTACTGGTAGCTATGATGGTAGCGCAGCTAAGTCAGTGGCGATCCCGTCGGTGGATTCGTCTTTGTCTAGTACATCAACAAATGCGATTCAGAACAAGGCAGTTAATACAGCTCTTAGTGGCAAAGCAAGTACTGCTGTTGCTACGACAAGTGCTAATGGTTTAATGTCTTCTAGCGACAAATCAAAATTAGATGGCATTGCCGATGGAGCCAACAAAACGATTATTGATTCTTCTCTAAGCACCACTTCTACCAATCCAGTTCAAAACAAGGTTATCAATACTGCTTTATCTGGGAAGGCTTCCACTTCTGTTGCGACTACGAGTGCTAATGGATTGATGAGTGCGTCTGATAAGACAAAACTCAACGGGATCGCTACTGGCGCAAATAAAACGACTGTTGATTCTGCGTTAAGTACGACCTCGACTAATCCGGTGCAGAATAAGGCGGTTAAGGCTGCTTTGGACAGCAAATTAAATACAAGTGGCGGCACGCTGACCGGTAATTTGACAGGTCAGTATCTGACTGGAACACGGCTGCAAACGACGGACGCGACCGATCTTGGCAGCACACCGAGCAAGGTTGCAGTGCTGGATGGTTCCGGGTGGGTGTATTCTCGCACACTTGCTGAGCTAAAAAGCGATATCGGGGTGGATACGGCAACTCTTGTTGATTTGTTTTATCCGATTGGATCTATTTATATGAGCACGGATACTACAAATCCGCAGTCTCGATTCACTGGGACATATTGGCTACCGATTTACAATAGATTCCTGCTTGGTGCAGGTGATACCTATAAAGCTGGCACAATGGGTGGCGAGGCTACGCACACGTTAACGAGGTCTGAAATCCCTAGCCACTACCACGACGAATACTTGGGCAACGATGGCGGGCCGGACAGCGCACCAAGCGGTTATAGTGGCTGGCCGAACGCCGTCTACACCAGCGAAAAAACGTGGTGGGCACCGGGTTCAAAAACATCCGCTGCTGGCGGTAACGGAGCGCATAATAACATGCCGCCGTACTTGGCTGTTTATATGTGGAGAAGAGTAACTCATCAAGAGTATGAAGCTGGAGCTGACGGTGGCTAATATCTTTATCATTGGAATACTATTTGGCAATTAAAAATTTTAAATTTATAGGAGGAATAAATTATGGAAATGTTAACTCTAATTATCTCTTTATCAATTATTATGTGGTATATTATTGATCGCTTTAAGGAAATGTGGGAAGGCACAAAGTATGGCAAGTATATCACTATGGCTGTTTCTGCAGTGTTCGCATTCGCCATTGCATTTGGTTTTGGCGTTGATATTATTTTGGCACTTGGTCTTGTGCAAGAAAGCTCTACGATTGGCACTGTGATTACTGCTCTTGCATTGATGTCTGGCAGCTCTGCTGTCTCCGAAATTATTGAAAGAGTTAAAGGCGGAAAGTAATATATTGAGGTGATTTAAATGGAAATTATTGAAGCGTTTGCGACACAAAATAAATGTTATAAGATTGGTTCAACATTTACTCCAAGTGGTTTGATGTTGCATAGCGTTGGATGTCCACAGCCTAGTGCTGCGGTGTTTGCTCGTAACTTTAACCAGTATCAGCCGGGTGGTCAATCAGTTTGCGTACATGCATTTATACAGGCAGATGGCTCTGTATATCAGACATTGCCTTGGTTGATGAGAGCATGGCACTGCGGTGGCGCTGCAAATAATACCCATATCGGCATCGAAATGACGGAACCTAGCTCTGGAATGAGTTATGCGGAAGCTGCTGAACAGATTGCGGGGACATATCACACAGCCGTGGAATTATTCGCACAGCTTTGCAACACTTATGTGCTTAATCCACTGGAAGACGGTGTGATTATTGGTCATGCAGAAGGTCATCGTAGAGGTGTGGCCAGCAACCATGCGGATCCAGAACTTCTGTGGAATACATATGGAATGGGTTACACTATGAACGGGTTCCGTCAGGATGTATATGAGGCCATGAACAAAAATAATGGAAATGATGAAGAGGAGGAAGACGTAATGAGATACAATACTATTGATGATATTCCTAGCTGGGCAAGAGGAACTATTAGCGAAATGATTGATGAAGGTTTAATTTCTGGCACTGGTGGAGGCAATCTTGATTTGTCTGCTGATATGATACGTATGCTGTATGTCATGAAGCATATGTTTGATGCATGCAATAAGCATTATGAGACAATTGAAGATATCCCATCTTGGGCGCGTGGCACTGTGCAGCATTTAATTGACACTGGGGCAATTGCTGGCACTGGAAATGGCAAATTAGATATATCATATGATATGCTGCGCATGTTGGTTGTCTGTCAGAGAATGTTTGATTCTAATCGTGGCACTGACAACAAGTAAAATTAATTTTATGAGCAAATAGCCTATGTGAAGTAGTTATATAGGCGAGGGAGTGTAGCAATACACTCCCTCATTTTTTATGGACAAAAAGGAGGGATAATATGAAAAAATTAAAAGGTGTTGATGTGAGCGAATGGCAAGGACAAATTGATTGGGATGCAGTAAAAAAGGATGAAATTGATTTTGCAATTCTTCGCTGTGGCTATGGAATGAACTTAGAAGAACAAGATGATATTTGGTTTAAAAGGAATGCTTTAGAATGCGAAAGAGTTGGTATACCTTATGGTGTGTATCTGTACAGTTATGCAGATACAGTAGAAAAAGCTGCTTCGGAAGCAACACATGTACTTAGATTGATAAAAGGTCGTAAACTTGAATATCCCGTTTATTATGATTTAGAAGACGTTAATACTACTGGGAAATGTAGTCAAGATTTAATTCTTCAAATGTCTAAAAAATTTGTTGGCATTTTAGAAGACGCTGGTTATTGGGTTGGTATTTATGCCAATTTATATTGGAATGAGGCATATCTGACTGATTCTTGGTATGACACTAAGGCAAGATGGATTGCTCAATATAATTCTGAATGTCAGTATAACAAGGACTATGGAATTTGGCAGTATTCTAGTTCTGGAATTGTCAATGGTATTTCTGGATGCGTTGATATGAACATTTCTTATTTTGATTATCCTGCATTGATTAGAGAAGCTGGTAAAAATGGATTGACTTTTTCGCAAAGTCAAACAGAAACAGTTTATACTGTAAAATCTGGTGACACTCTTTCTGACATTGCCACAAAATATGGCATTACATATCAACAACTTGCTTCCTACAATGGAATTTCTGATCCTAATGTTATTTATATAGGACAAAAGATTCTTGTTCCAAATACTGAATCAGTTGTTGCTTCAGGTAAAACATTAGATGAAATTGTATTGGAGGTATATCGAGGCGAATGGGGAAATGGTTTAGAACGTCAAGCACGCCTTGAAGCAGCGGGATATGACTATCAAATAGTACAAAACAGAGTAGATGCTCTATACAGTTAATAACAAAAAATTGTATATCGTAGTTTAAAGGAGAAGCCACATGGTTTCTTCTTTTTATATTTAAAATTGGTGTAAATATGAATCTCTCGGAAAGGAGGAATTGTTATGCGTGTCATAAGTTTTGATCAAAGCACACGTCGTTCTGGTTATGCCATATTTGAAAACGGTCAATATATAGAATCTGGCGTTGTTGATATGAACAAGAGCAAATTAGAAACAGATAAAAGATCTTTTGAAATGGCGAAAGAACTTTGGAAGGTTATTAAAAAGTATAAACCAGAGAAACTTGTTCTAGAAAATGTGCAACAACAATCGAACCCAGCGACTATGATAATTTTGGCAAGATTGGCTGGTATGATAATTGGTTATGCGGAAGCTCATAATGTCAATGTGCATATTTTGTTGCCAAGCCAATGGCGCAAAGCATTAGGATATTCTCAGGGGGCGAAAGTAAAACGCCAAGAGCTTAAGCAACAGAGTATTGATTATGTAAAAGAAAATTTTGGTCTTGATCTATCAGAAGATGAATGTGAAGCAATTTGCATAGGAGTTGCGGCGCATAAAATTTATAATTTCGCCAACGAAGAAGTTTGGGGCGAAGATTAAATACGAAAATTAATAACAAAACGTTATTTAATATATAAAATTTTGAATAAAAATGGAGGAACAATTATGAAAGTTAATACATTTGTTAAGAAAGTTAAAGAAGGACAGTTCAACAATGCAGCAGATATGATTAAGGTTTGGTATATTCCAATTCAGACTAAACATGATATTGCATTACGCACTTTAGAAAAATGTTCTGCGGACAATAATGGCTATTTCTATGTGGACGATTTTGAAAAAAATATTTATTTTTCTATGTTTGCGTTCAATGCCTATACAGGCGTAGATATTGGCGAAGATTTCGAAGCGCTGCTAAAGGAGTATGACATGCTACGCAGCAATGATATTTTAGACACGGTTGAGCAACTGTGCAGGAAGGATTACAACCATGTTGAGGAAGTGTTGCATTATGAAGAGAAAAAATTAATGCGTCAGAATTCAATTGAGGCTTCGTTTGCGCAGATGGCTAATGGAATTAGTTCAAGCCTGACAACTTTAGCAGATGCTCTTGCTAAGAAGGTTGATGGTTTCGATATCAATAGCATCCTTCCAGAAGGTGCAGATATTGATGAGCTTTTAAGCACACTTGATAAATTAAAATAATTATTTTATAGGAGTTGATGGCATATGGCCGCAGAAAAAACATTAGGCGATGCTATACAAAAACTAATAGATAATGTCGAAACTGTTAGTGAAATTGCAGGAAACATATGTAGAATGCAAGCAGAAAAAGATTTTAATGACGCAGCAAAAACGGCAGTAGACAAATATTATGAATACAAAAATGGAGCTTATACAAAGTATGGGAGACAACATAATTTGTATGATATTTATAAAGTAAATTCTGATTTAAAGAAAAGAGGAAGAACATTTACTCTAACAACAAATATTGATATGAATTCTGCTCCGTTGGAAGGTGCATACCATAGTAACTCAAGTAAACACCAAGGCGGTGGTTCTTGGGAAAGTGGTGGCCAAGTTGAAGGCGATTATGTCTTCGAGAATTTCTTACAAGGCGAACACCCATGGACATATTTTAAAGACGGAGAATATATGTATGGTGAAACTGTTGGCAAAAAAATTCCAGACGAATTTTTAAAAGATTTTATTAACAATTACGGCAGTAGATATTTTGAAGATAATTTTCAAAAAACAATAGCTCAATTGCTAAAAGTATATTTATAAAGTAGGAGGTGATTCTTTTGGCAGAAGCGAGTTATACTTCGAAAATTAAATATAGTATTGATGATCTTATGAGTAGCCTTGTTGCATGTAAGACTCAAGCTGAACAGGTGGATGGAGTTTTAGCAAACATTGGCAAGCGTGGAAATCTTAATAATTTTATTAAGCAGTTTGTCGCTATGGACGATGCTGTTAAGGCACTTAGGAAAGATTTGGATTCCGTCAAAGCAGGTCTTGGAGATAAGCTTAATAGCGGATATATGAAGTCTTTTGATAAAATGGTTGAACAGATGTCTCAGATTTCAGAGTTGTCTAAAAACGTTTTTACTGGGCTTAGTGGTGTTAATTTAAAAGACAAAGGTGCGACGAAAGAATTACTGAGCTACGCAGAGCAATTAAATACAATCCTCAAGAACGTTGGCATTGATAAACAAATTGACTTAGACCTTTTTAACACTAAAAGTGTTGAAGAACAGTTTAATGCATTAATCCAATATGCCAGCGAGTTAAATGGTAAATTAAATATCGCATTTGGCGAGATTGATTTATCTAAAGTTGGAGATAATATCAAGTCTGCTGGGGATGAAGCTGTTAATAACATAAAAGAAACTGGCAACAAAATTTCTGAAGAAGCGCAGCATCAAATTGATGAGCTTGAAAAACAAAAGGCAAGATATCAAGAAGCATTAGACATTTTTAATGGCAAAGACAAAAGAGTAAAAACAACAAAGAAAAATGACACCACTATTCTGGCTGGACTCGTCGAAGATTTTAAAAAAGCAGAGCAAGAGCTTGCAGAGTTAGAGCGAACTGGAAAATCAGGACAAGAAGAAGCCCTTGCAAAAAAGATGATGGCGGCAAGTCAGTTGAAGAGCACAATGGACTATGTGTTCGAACATGGTAGCGATGATGCTACAGCATATGCCGCAAAATCTAAAGAGTATGATCGGGCAGAAGAATTTCTAGAAGAGTTTAGGACAAAACAAAATGCTACGCTTGAAAAGATGAAGAGCGAGTATAAGCAAAAGATTGCAGATATTAATTCGGAAATAGATAACATTAAAAACATTGGCAATTCAAATGACTTTGTAGAAAAAGAAAACGTCACTTCGGAAGAAAAAAAAATTTCTTTATATGATGAATTAAATAAAAAAGTTAAAGAATATGTCTCGTTATTGTCAGGGACAGACGAAGGGGCCCAAAACGAAGAGAAGTTAATGGCACTTGTCGATGAAATTAAAGAAGTTTCTCAAGCGTCTAAAGAGGCAGGGACGGCAATTGAACAGATCTTTTCAGATTTAGACTTTGGAGATATTACCGGAGACGAGGCACTTTCTAAAATCTGTGAATTGCTTAATGTTGAAATCCCTACGGCTGCACAAAAAAGCGCAAAAGAAGTTAGCGGTGTAACTAGCGAGCTACAAGAATTATTAAATGTTGCGTCTGGGCAAGAGGTTGGTTATTCAAAAGGTAGCGGCGACGCAAAAGAGTCTATGACGCTTTTTGGCGCGGACAAAGTGGTAAGTTCTTTTTCTGGGAAGGATTTTCAGGTAGATACAGATGCAATAGTATCACAACTTGTCAACAATCTAAAAGAAAATATCGTGATGTCTTTGCATAATCACCCAGATGGAATGAGTGCATTTACGCCGTCGGATATTAATTCATTTACCAAGTTGTTTTATGACCAAGGTACAAAAATCAATGGTATCATTGCAGATGGCGTTGTTAAAACAATTGATTTTACTGGCATTTCTAAAGAAATGGCCATCAAAATTGGAGAATCTTACTCTCAAAATTTAAAAGCAGCTACAAAAGAATTTCCTCTCATGGAATATAATGACGGGGAAGTTGGATTAATAAAAGGAGCAGAAGAAAAAGCGGCACAAGCTGGTATTTCGTATGAACAATTAATTGCTGCGTTTAACGAAAAAGTTAATCAAGCATTAGATAAGGCGTTTACAGACAATGGGTTGGCTTCGACTGTTAAGACATATACAATGGAACAGCTACCAGAGCTGTCATCTTATTTGGCCGAAATACAAAAGAATGGAGAAAATTCTGTTGCACCAATTGAAAAATTAAAAAGTTTATTGGCAACATTGAATCCATCGCACACCGCCGATTGGGACAAGTTTAAAGATATTTTTAGCTCGTTCGAGAGTGGAGAAATTGATTCTACTAATGCTTGGAATCAAAGCGTAGCTAGAATTAAGGAAATCGAGGCGCAAGCAGCAGAGTCTCATCAAAAAACTACTGAGGCTATCAACGAAGAGACTACCGCGCAAGAAAAGCTTAATCAGATTCAGTCTGGGCAACCTTCAACTCAGTCTAATCAAACAGACAATCAAACCGCGCAGCTTGAAAAAGAAAAAGAGCTTATGCAAGAAATTGCCGCTCTTAAAGAAAAACTAAATGCTATTCCGACAAATCCTGTTGACGCTTCCGAGCTTGACGCGGCACAAAAACAAGTACAAGAATTGGAAGAAGAAATCCTTCGTATGGAAGGTGCTTTAGATTCGTGGAAGAATGGTTATTACGACATCCAAAATGCTCTAGATAATTCTGTCCCGATGAGCGAAGTCGATAATATGACTTCAAATGATGTCGTAGATGAATATAGAGCAAAAATTGAAAATTTGTCTTCTGTAATTGATGAATTAAAAACCAAGCTTGCTGAAGCAAAAGCACAATTAGGTAGTACGACAGAAACGAAGCAAAAAGGAACAGAGGCTGCAGAGCAAGAGCTAACAGTAGAGAAGCAGCAAAATGAAGAAGCAAAACAGCAATTGGCAATACAACAGCAAATTACAAAAGAAAAAGAAAAACAAAATCAGAGCGATGTGTCGAAGATTTCGAAGACAGCAACTGGTGAGATTGCTAATGGTCAAAATACAGGAGAGCCTGCAACGACTGCTCCCGAAGTAGCCAGCGTTAGTGGTGTACAGGAATCATTTGCGGCGGCGACGGAACAAAAAAATCAGTTTGTTGAAGCTAATGCACGAGTTAAGGAAAGTGCGGAAGCTTCTGCGGTTGCTATAGAAAAAGAAATAGAAAAGGCGAGAGAAGCGAGCGAGGCTTTCGCGTCAGCCACTCAAGCGAAAAAAGATTTTGCTAATGCGAATCAGAATGTAAAAGATAGCGCGGATAAAACTGCTGAATCACTTGGAAATGAAGCTGATTCCAGCAAGGGTACAAGAAAAGAGAGAGCTTCTCGTTCTAGTAGTTCTGAAAGTTCTAACGACAGCTATAAAGAACTAGACAATTATAAAACATTAATAGATGCAAATCAAAAGCTATCTTCTGCTTTTAGGAAAATTGATACGGAAGTCTTCGTAGATAAAGATAGTGATCTTGGCCAGTTAAAGAGTAGATATGAAACTCTATCAAGGGAGATACAAGATCTAACAAAGTCCGAAGAAGCCTTTGGTAAAGTGTCAGAAGATGACATGCAAAGGTTGAGTGCTGCGACAAAGCAGCTCATGAGCGATTTTGAACAGTACGCAAAGGTAAAGAAGGACTCAGTAAAGCAAAGCAATACTTTGTATGGTGCTGACGTTGTCGGACAAGTCGAAACAAAGCATACTGGGTTAATTAATAGCGTTAATAGCAAAGGTTATGCCAATGCCTCCGGGCTTACTACTCAATTACAGCAATACGAGCAAGCATATCAAAGAATAATTACACTGCAAAAAGAGCTTGCAAACATAGACATCACTTCGGATTTGGGTAAGCAAAAGGCCGCAGAGTTTGATAGTGCAGTTGAGTCATTTAATAAATATGGCAAAGCAATTGAAAATATCATTAAGAAGTCCGAAGAGATGAAAAACAAAGTTGGTAATATCACTCGTGCAGTCTCTGATGGCTTTGATATTGGCGACGAAGCAAGCAGAAGAAGTGAATTAGAAGCATTTGCTAATTCTTTTGATGGGTTAGATAAAAAATCTATTCAGTTCGCTGACAACTATTCCAAGGTTACTTTTACAATAAAGAATGGCAATGGCGAAGTAGAAAAACTAACTGCATCGTTTAATCAAGCGGGAAATGCTATTAATGCTTCCGCTAAGAATATGGGCAAAGCAAGTAGTACGCTTGGCTCTTTCTTTAGCAATGTTAAGAAAAAGTCTGGTGAAATTCTTACATACTTTACTGGCGCAAATATGGTGTATAAAACTGTTGCTCAAATTAAGCAAGGTATTACATATGTAAAAGAGATTGATGCGGCATTAACTGAACTGAAAAAAGTTACTGATGAAACTGACGAGACGTATTCAGATTTCTTAAAAACTATGTCTCAAACTGGTGCCGAGATTGGAGCAACTACAAAAGATTTAACGAACATGGCTGCGAACTGGGCAAGGCTCGGTTATTCTATTAAAGAAGCAGGAGAACTGGCGAAGAGTACAGCGGTTCTGTTAAACGTATCTGAATTTACTGATGCTGATAGTGCAACTGAGGCGCTAATTAGCACCATGCAAGCATTTGGCTATGTTGCAGATGACAGTATGCACGTTGTCGATGTGCTTAACGAGGTTGGTAACAATTACGCCGTATCAAGTGACGGCTTGGCAACTGCACTACAAGATTCCGCAAGCTCATTAATGGCCGCTGGCAACACCTTGGAACAAAGTGTTGCCATGGTAGCTGCAGCAAATAAAGTACTTCAGGATCCTTCAAGTGTAGGCAGTGCTCTTCGTACAATTTCGTTGAGAATTCGAGGAACTAGTACAAAAGTGTAAAATTTTTGCACCCCTATATGGTGACATATAGGTAAACAATCTGCTCAAAACGGGGAAACTCCAGAAGTGGACAATCCCGTGGGGAATTTTTTCTAAATTATTTAAATTCAATATAAGGAGGTGAAAAATATGTCTCGTAAACGAACCAATGAAGAATTTTTATCTGAAATTAAAAAATTAAATCCCACATACAATATTCTAACCGAATATATTAATTGTGACACAAATGTGGTGTGCCATTGTAACATTCATAACGTTGATTTTAATTCTACTCCATATAACTTATTAAAAGGTAAAATTGGATGTGAGTCATGTAGACGTGAAAAAATTAGTAAAAAGAATAGGCGAACGAAAGATGATTTTAAAAATCGTTTATTTAATATAAATTCAAATATAGAAGTTGTTGGAGAATATACGCAATGTAAAAATAACATAGAATGTAAATGTAAAATACATGATGAAATATTTTTTGCAACTCCGGATCATTTGATTCAAGGCAAAATTGGATGTCAACAATGTATTCAAGACAAATATCATGCTGGTGGTTTAAAGTCTCATGAACAATTTGTTAATGAAATCAAGTCCGTTCATCCTGATATTCAAATTATTGGAAAGTATGATGGGGCTAAGACAAGGATTGATGTACAATGTATGGAATGTGGGCATAAATGGAACCCAGTAGCTTCTTCTTTAATATCTGGGTTTGGATGTCCAAATTGTGTATCTTCTCATGGCGAGAAACGTATTAAAGATTTTTTAGATAATCAAAACATTGATTATGAGTATCAGAAAAAATTTAATCAATTGAAAGGCGTTGGCGGAGGGCTATTATCTTATGATTTCTATTTAACTAAATACAATTTGCTTATAGAATATCAAGGCGAATTTCATGATGGAACCGCATGGCAACAAACAGAAATTGATTTTTTACGTCAACAAGAACATGACAAAAGAAAAAAGAATTATGCCAACATGAATAATATTTTGTTGTTGGAAATATGGTATTGGGACTATAATAATATAGAGCAAATTTTGGACAAAACAATAAATAATTTAGAAAACTCCGTAGAGATCACAGCATTATAAGTAATTATAGTGCGTATGCAGATTATCTCATTTTTTGAGATAAAGGTATGATCCGCTCTGCACATATAACTTAATAATGAAAGTGCAGAATCAGGCAGAAATGACCTGATCCTTTTTATTTTTTTGATAAAAAGAGTAACAAAAGGTAGAAGAAATTGGCGAGGAAACTGATGGCGTTATCGAGAGCGTTAGTAAACTCCAAGCCAAAGTTAAAGGATTAAGTGGCGTCGATATTCTAACTGACACAGGCGCTTATAAAGATACCTATACTATTATCAAAGAGATTGCAGAAGTATGGGATCAAATGAGCGATATTGATCAAGCAGCATTGCTTGAATTGCTTGCAGGCAAGAATAGGTCAAATGCTATGGCCGCGCTCATCGGCAACCTAGATGATCTTGAGGGCGCGTATGAAACCGCAATGGACGCGCAAGGTTCAGCAGAAGCAGAAAACGAAAAGTATCTCAACAGCATTCAAGGAAAAGTTGACTTATTTACGAATGCGCTACAGACGATGTGGACTCATTTTATAGACTCCAGTGTCATAAAATTCATCGTAGATGTTGGCACAGGTCTTGTACAATTAGCTGACGACCTAGGTATCGTTGGCACCGCTATAACAGCTGTTGTTGCAAAACTAGCGCTTACAAAAGGCTTTTCTGAATTAAAAAATACAATTAATGATGTTAAAACTGCATTTAGCACTGCTATGAATGTAGCCAAAGGTGCGGTGTCTACAATTTCCTCTTTTAATGGGGAAGGCTTGATGAGTTTTCTCGGTGGAAAAATAGAAACATCAAGTATTACAGGAATAATACAGGCAATTAATGCGGAAATTGCAGCACAAGGGTCGTTAAACAAAGAGTTGGCCAGTCAGATATTGCTAAAAAATGGAGTTAAAGCCGAGGATATTGAAGGCGCTTTAGCCGCCATGGGTTATACCAGTGCAAATGGTGGGCTGGCTTTATCTTTTGAAGCTGTTGGTGCAGGGATAAAAAAGGCAGCAGCGGCGTTTTTGGCAAGCCCATTTGGAAAATTTGCTCTTATTGCAGTAGGTATTGCGGGTATTGTGTGGGCGCTAGATCAACTTATTACGACTCATGACGAGTATGTAGACAAATTAAAAGAAACAAGCGATGAGATATCTGATGTTAGAAGTGATATTAAATCATTAAACAGTGAGCTTGAGACCACACAAGAGCGCATAAATGAACTTAACAGTAAAGATAATCTTTCTTTTACAGAAAAAGAAGAATTAAAGAATCTAAAGGCACAAAATGCAGAGCTAGAACGTTCAATTGAGCTTGATAAGAAAAAAGAAAAATCTTTACAGAAAAAAGCTGCCAAACAATTGGATAATGGTGTAAAGACAGATTCAACTCTTCAGAGTGGCGCGTCAAATAGTATCAATGGCCCCGGAGCGGCTGCATCTGCTGCAGAAGCAGGGGCATATTATCAGAGCAATGCTTTTGCATTTAATGGAATAGATAATCAAATTGTTCGATATCAAAAAGCCAAAGAAGCGCTGGACAATGCAGAGAAAGAATTTGCCGACCTTGGTGATGATGCAACTGAGAGCCAAATCAGTAAAGCACAGAAGAAAGTTGAACAGCAAAAAGCGGCATTGGAATCTGCAGAGACTGCTATAACAAACACGATGAAAAAACTCGATGACGACTATCTGAGTCAAGAAGGCGTCGAATGGCAGTATGGCGATCCTGACGAGCTAGAAGATTGGCAAAAGCAAATGAACGCCAATTTGAAGATCATTTATGATGCACAAGACAAATTGGCAATCGCTAGTGACACGACAGGAAAGGCAATCGAATCAGCCTTTAGTCGAGTGTCTTTGCAGACAGAATTCGAAGATGAATTAAAAACAATTCAGGAGACGGCAGGAGTTACCGGAGAGTCCTTAAAGAATATGCTCTCGTTTAACGAAGATGGCACTTTAGACACTTCCGCTAATGGCATGAGTGCTTTTGCTCAGGCTTTAATGGATTGTGGTGTAATTGCTGATACTTCTGCAGAAGAGCTACAAAAGGTTGTAGACTTAGCGGTCGAGCTTGGAGACAACACATCTGAGGCGGCAGTAGCAAATCAAAAACTTGCACGTTCACAAAAAAGGTTACAATATTACAAACAATATAAAGAGCTGAACGGGTACGTTAATTCTCTAAAAAAAGC